CATGCCAAATTATTTTTCCAGTAGTAAGCCAGGTTCTAATCAGTCTAATATAGTAGATAGTACAAAACCTGGTTTTGTGTCATCTTATCAAAAAAAGGCAAAAGAAACACAAGCTATAAGTGAAGAATCAAAAAATATAAACACTGGCAAAAAAGTAATAAAAGATACAGTTGATGACGCTTTAAAAGAAAAAACTACAAAAGAGCAGGAAAAAGCTGCCCTTGATATAGTTAAACAATTAATGAAAAAAGGCACTCGTAATTTTAAAGCAGAAGACTTTAGATTTAGTAATATGATCTTTATGCAATATGATGCAAAGTTTAAAGATGAAGTATATGATAAAACACCTTTAATTTTAGTATTAAGTACATCAAGAAGTTATGTTTTAGGTTTAAACTTACATTGGACTCCAGTACCACTTCGTATGGCTTTGATAAAAATATTGTTTAAAATGAATAAAGCTGCAATTCAAAAAAATAAACAATTAAAAATAACATATAAAATGGTTAAACCCCTTTTATCTGCACTGCATTTAGGACCAGTTATAAGATTATATATTAAAAAAAGAATATCAAGAAAAGGTATTATAATTCCACAAGACTTATGGTTGGTAGCTTCTAGATTAAGAGCTGAATCATTTAGTGGTGGATATTCTGCTGATAAGTTATATGCAAAAGCAATTCAAAACTATAAAAAATCAAAATCTAAAAATATTCGTAAAAATAGAAAAATGTTTTAAGTTGATTTTAAGAATAGCTATTATATAATATTAATAAATTATTAGTGCTAAGAGAATATTATGACAGTTAATGATAAAATAGAATTTTTAAATGATCTTGGGTATGAAACTATATCGGATAGTTTAGGTCATGACTTAGAAGTGAAATGCAAAAATGGGCATGTTTTTAAAAGATCCTTTAGCAGGTTTAAAAGTGGTTCAACAGCTTGCCCTGAGTGTGAACGACAGGAAAATGTTAAACATTTAAACAAATTAGGTTATGAGGTTATTTCAGAAAATTTATCAAATAACTTGACTGTAAAATGTAAAAATGGACATGTTTTTAAACGAACTTTAAACAATTTTAAAAAAGGTCAATTAACTTGTAATGAATGTGAAAGACAAAGAAAACTACTCTTTATAAACAGTCTTGGCTATAAAGTTGTTTCTAAAGAGCTAAATAATGATTTAACAGTAGAATGCCAAAATGGTCATATTTTTAAAAGACCATATAAAGTATTCGAAAGTGGTGTTACTATTTGTACTATATGTGAGAAGCAAGATAAACTAGAGTACTTAAACAATTTAGGATATGAAGTCATCTCAGACAATTTAGGAAATAATTTAGAAGTAAAATGTAAAAATGGACATGTTTTTAAACGAGCATTTGGCGACTTCAAAAAAGGTTATACAAATTGCCCAGGATGTATAATAAGTGAAAAAACTAAGTTTCTAGAGGATTTAGGTTATAAAATTATATCATATACTTTGGGTGACAATTTAGAAGTAGAATGTAAAAATGGACATGTTTTTAAAAGAACATATAGTAACTTTAAAAAAGGCATGACAGATTGTCCAGAATGCACAAAAGAACACAAAATTAAGTTTATGGCAAACCTTGAGTATGAGATTGTATCGGATAACTTAGGTCATGATTTAGAAGTAAAATGCAAAAATGGGCATATTTTTAAACGACCATTTGGTAACTTTAAAATGGGTAATATAGACTGTCCTGAGTGTATAGCACATACTAAAACTAAGTTTTTAAAAAATTTAGGTTATGAAGTTGTATCAGAAAATTTGTCAGATTATCTAGAAGTTAAATGCTCCAAAGGACATATTTTTAAAAGAACATTTAAAACATTTGAAAAAGGTGCTACAGATTGTCCGGTGTGTATGGAACATGAAAAAACTAAAGTTTTAAACAGCCTAGGATATAAAACTATATCATGTAGTAATGTACAATGTAAAAATGGGCATATTTTTAAAAGGGCATTTAGTTTGTTTAGACAAGGTGTTATAACCTGTCCAGAATGTACAAAAGAATATAAAACTAAGTTTTTAAGTAGTCTAGAATATAAAATTATTTCTGAAAACCTAGCAGACAACCTAGAAGTAGAATGTAAAAATGGGCATATTTTTAAGCGAGCATTTGATAATTTTAAAAGGGGTGTAACTTTATGCCCAATATGTTATCCAAGTACAAGCTCATTTGAAAAGGAAATATCAAAACTATTAGATAATCATGTAAGCAATGATTATTCAGTTTTGGGTGATAAAGAGCTAGACTTCTACTTACCAGATCATAACTTAGCTATTGAATGTAATGGAGATTACTGGCATTCTGAGCAAATGGGTAAAGATAATAATTATCATTTGGATAAAACAGAGAGATGCAAGGAAAAAGGAATACAATTATTACACATTTTTGAACATTCATGGTACAATAAGAAAGAAATATGGACTAGTATTATTAACAATAAATTAGGAAAGTCTGAGAAAATAATGGCTAGAAAATGTGTTATTAAAGAAGTACTTAAAATAGAGGAAAAAGAATTTTTGGATGAAAATCATTTCCAAGGATTTACTGGATCAACTGTGTGTTATGGACTCTACTACAAAGATAAATTAGTCTGCTTAATGTCTTTTGGAAAACCTAGATTTACAGATAAGTATGACTGGGAATTGATTAGATTATGCACAAAAATAGGATTAAACATTATAGGTGGTGCTTCTAAATTATTGAAACATTTCCATAAACATAATCATGGGTCATTAATAAGTTATTCAGATAGGCTATATTCTGATGGTTCTGTTTATAAACAATTAGGATTTACATTTAGTCATTTTTCTAAACCAGGTTATTTTTATTTTAAGAATGGAATAAAATACTCAAGACAACAATTTATGAAGCATATGCTTAAGGATAAATTGGAAGAGTTTTACCCAAATCTAACCGAATCAGAGAATATGAGATTAAATGGGTATCATAAAATATGGGATTGTGGTCAGGGCGTTTGGGTTAAATTAAGTTGATTTTAAGGATAAATATTATATAATTTCGTATATCTAAAAGATATGGGATTTTTGGCTATTGTTGATTAATTTATTAATCTTATTTTCAGCTATTTTAGCTATTTTTAAAGGAAATTATTATGAATGAATTTGACATTTTAACAGGATTTTCAGGTGCAGATTTAATGCAAAAAATGCCACAAAATATTGGCCAAAAAAGTTATGTTGATAACAGATTTTGGAAGCTGTCAAAAAACAAAGAGGGCAGTGGAGCAGCTGTTATTAGATTAATAACAGATAAACATAAAACACCATTCGTTCACATATATCACTATAACTCTAAAAAGAATGTAGGTGGCAAAGATCGCTGGTTAATAGCAAATAGTCCAAGTACAATTGGATTACCTTGTCCTATTCAAGAAGAGTATTTTGAAGTATTAAATAGTGGTGATGAAAAACTGGCAAGATCACTATATGGTAGAAAGGTAAAATACTACACTAACATTTTAGTTGTAAAAGATCCAGCTAATCCTGAAAATGAAGGGAAAGTGTTTCTATTTGAATTTGGAAGTAAGTTAAAAGAAAAGTTCCTAGCTTGGATGAATCCAGATGAAACACAAAGGTCTCTAGGACATACAGAAAAAGAACTATATAATCCTATAAATGGTTATAATATAGAGCTAACTATTAAAAAAGATCCACAATCAGGTTTCTTTAACTATGATAACACAAGTTTAGCACCATCACCTTCAAAGTTAGGCGGGTTAGAAAAAAATGAAGATATTGTAGACATAATTCTTAACAAAACTTACGATTTAAGTGAGTTTACAAAACCTGAGTATTTTCCTTCTTATGAAGAATTAAAAGAAAAACTAGAAAGGTTTAAAAATCCTTTTGGCACTAAAACTTCAAGTGTTCCATCAGTGGTTGAAAAAACAAATGACAATCCACCATTTGAAACACAAGAATCAAAACCACAACCTCAGCAACAAGTGGTTCAACAACAAAAACCTAAACAAGAAAACAGTCAGGATGATGACTGGTTAAATAATCTTTAAGGTATAAAATGCTACAATTGTAAAAATAATTGTAGCATTTAAGGAAAATAAATGAATATAACACATTCACAATATGAGGTTATGGTTTCTGCGTATAAAAAAGACTTTATACCTAACAAAAATGAAATGAATTTATTAAATTCGTTTATGTTATGTAGATGGATGAGTAATGATATTCATTCTGTTGAGTTTGCTAATTTTATTAACAATCATACCGATATACCTATAAATGTTCAGTATTGGTTTGCACGCTCAATAATGAATAAGGTAACTTATATGGGTAGACCTCCAAAAGAGGATAAACTAAATGAATACGAAGAAGCTGTTAGCAAATACTATAATATATCTTTTAATGTAGCCAAACAGTATTGTAGCATTCTACCTAAAGAAAAACAAGAAGAAATTTTAAATATGTTTAAAGGAGGGAGGATAAAATGAAACGAGATGAATCCATTATAAAGTCATTTAAAAGGGAAATAAATCTACAGACAAGATTTATTAAAAATAAAACAAAATATACACGAAAAGAAAAACATAAGAAAGGGGCTATAAATGGTTTTAATTGATTTTATGCATTTAGCTTTTAAAAGTTTATATGTAGCTGTTGGAAAAGATATGTATAGCAAACAGAAACTTAGTTTTGAAAAATATCATGGTATGTTTGTGCATTTAGTATTTAATTATTTAAAATTAGTCCAAACAGAGTATGCAAGAGATTATGGAAATGAAATTGTCCTTGCTTTGGAAGGATCTAATTCATGGAGAAAGTCATATTATCCTGAATATAAAACAAACAGAAAATTATCGGATGTTTTTGATTGGGAAAACGAAGTATTTCCAGCTGTTAATGAGATTATTGATGTTATTAAAAAGTCACTACCATATAAAGTTTTAAGAGTAAAAGGTGCTGAAGGTGATGACATTATTGCTGTATTAGCAAATCATACTGCTAAACCTGTATTAGTTGTTTCTGAAGATAAAGATTTTATGCAGTTGCTAATAAACAAACATATAACTTTGTTTAAACCTATTAAGAAAGAGTTCTTCAGAAATATAGAAGAATCAGAAATAACAAAAACATTAACTATGCATATTTTACTTGGTGATAAAGCAGATAATATTCCATCAATAATGGAAGGCACAACTTTCACACCTGACTTTATAAAGTTTCTTGAAACTAATGGTATTTTTGAAACAGATGTAAATAATTTCAATAAATTAGAAATATCAAAAACATTATATGATTTATATTCTAAGCAGTCTGAAAAATCACCTTTTAAACCAGCTTATTTTGGTGAAGTAGGGGCTAAGAAGTTCTTAGAAAACTTAAATGAAAATCTTGAAAAAAATAAGCTTGTTTATGATAATTTTATCAGAAATAAAACATTAATTGATTTTAGAGAAATACCTGATAATATTAAAGAAAGCATTATAGAACAGTATAATTTAGAAAAGCCAACAATAGATCTTAATAATCTTCTTAAGTTTTTCTTAAAATATAATTGTAAAAAACACAGTGATAGTATAGCTTCATTTAACAGTAACATGGGTACTTCTTTATTTGATGATTGGATGTAATATTAGCAATCTTATAAATATCTATAAATTAGATATTATAGGACTGTGTTATGATAGAACCAAAAAGAGAGCCTACACAAGACTTTTTTGTATGTTTATTAAAAGAACCTAGATGGATTAGTACTGATGACTTATATCCCATTTTATTAATACCAGGAGTCAATTATCCTGCTGAAATAGCTATGATGCATCCTGATTTTTTGGTGGGGATGATATTGTATTTAAGCCTGAACCTCCAATTGATCCAGATGGTCCTGATTTATCTAACTATTATACAAAACCAGAAACAAATAGTTTATTAGATAAGAAAGCAGATAAAATTCATACACATGTTGTAGCTGATATAACAGATTTGAATTTAAATAAATTTGCTACAAAAGAAGAAACATATACTAAACAAGAGATAGATGATAAAATAGATGAAATAGTACCACCTGAAATTGATTTAACTAATTATGCAAAGAAAGATGCAGCTAATATTTTTACAAAAGCTAATATTTTTACAGAAGCACCTTCGGTAGAAGTAGATGCAACACTAGATAATCATGTTATTAGAAAGAAACAGTTTGACAATAGCATAAAAGAAGTTAAAGATTTACTATCTAATGTATTTTCATATAAAGGATCAAAACCTACATATACAGAAATAGAAGCCATTGTTGATAAAAAGATAGGTGATGTATGGTATGCTGAAGATACTGGATATATGTATATATGGAATAGTAAAACTTGGTATGATTTAGGTAAATCTTTTGATGCTAGTAAATTTGTTGATATAACTTCAGACCAAGTAGCAATAAATGGTATTAAAAAATTCACAGGAAAATTAAAAGCATTAACACCTGTTGATTCTGATGATGTAGCTATTTTGAGCTGGACAACAAAACAAATAAATGACAAAGTTGAATCTGTTATTGGTGATTTAAATTCATTAAATAATGAAGTTTCTAAAGATAATTTAGTTAATGCTATAAATAGTGTAGATGATAAGTTTAAAACAACAGCTAAAACCAATAAATCAAATACATTTACAGGTGATCAAACTTATGTAGATCATATTTTACTAGAATCTGTTCCTTCTGAAAGAAATCATGCAGTTAATTTGGGATACATTTTAGATAATCCTGGAGGTATAAAACTTCCTGATCATACAGCACTTACACAAAATTCTGTTACAGAAATAACTTTTGGATATGCAAATCCAGTATCATATTCTGCACAACAATTAAAAAATGTATTCCTAAAAGATATAGTAGGTAATGAATATAAAGCTATAATGGCAGATAAAACATCATTTACAGAAAATCCTTCAAAGGAAATGGTTGTTATACTTTCTAGAACTGATTATACAAAAAATATAGATGTTAAGTTTAATATAACTAAAACAGTTGATGAGCTTAAACAATATGAGCTTAAAGAAGGAGAAGTTAGAGTTATACTATCTTATGATACTGTATCTGTTTATTCTAGTGGGTATGGTTATGGAGCTATGTTTGCTAGAAACGCTAATAAAAAAGACGGAGATTTAATATATGATTATTATTCTGGAAGTCAAAATGATATAACAAATAATAGAAAAGTATCTATAAAAATAGATAAACTTGGTATTAATACTCCAGATATTGTAAGTATATCTATGACTACAAATGGTTCTGAAAAATTAACAGTAAAAACAGATACACTAGATCCTGTGGAAAATACATACGAATCTGCAGATATGACTTATATCCATACTCCTGTCAGCAAAATTGTAGGAGATGTTCTTTATAGTAATATATCTCAAGCAATTAAATCAATACATGTATTAGAAAATAATATATGTTCTTTAAAGCCTGCAAGTATGGAATTACAACTTGTAAGGCTCAAAGAACTTAATCAAACAATAAATAACATGTTGCAATCTATGTTTGATGAGAGTCCTGTAGCACTAAAAAATGGAGATTACATAGATGTTTCATTTAGTGGTAGTGCAAGCTATGGAACAGGATATTGTGGGTATGTTAATATAAAAGATACTATAAGAGATATTACATATAAAGCTTATAAAGTATCTTCAAATGCTTTTGATACAACTAGTGGAACTAAAGTTATTGCAGTTCTCACTTCTGATAACAGTAAAACAAATGTAACTTATTCTGATAGTGTATCAACATTAGAATCTTATGAAGTAGCAGAAAATGAAATATTATTAGAGATATCATTTTCAACTGCTAAGCAATACTCTGCTAAATACGGGTATGGAGCTATGTTAGAATATTGGGGTTCTGTATCTGATTTATGTTATGATTACTATATGGGTTCAAATCTAGATATGGATTGTCCATTTAAAATAACATTGCTCAAAATAGGAAGTTCTGTTAAAGCTGATACTATACAAATAGGTGCTCCTACTTTTGCAGGATCATTAGTTATGCACCTAAGAAAAAATACAAACGATGTTATCAATTTCCTTGTATCTACAGGTGTGAATGTAACAGGAAGAGATGGGACTGAAAGTGGATCAGTATATAATTTAGTAGAAAAATCATTGAAACCATTAAAAGTTCTAACATCTGAAGCACATCAATCTATAAATGGTATAACTACTTTTAATAATAAAGTGTATATGAATATAAACAATGAAAAAATTACAGACAGTAAACAACTAATACATAAAGAATACCTAGATAAAAATATTGCAGACAATGTAGCATATAATATTAGTAATACTCCATTAGTACCTTACAATGATGTTAGTTCTTTAAACAATAAAAAAATATCTATAAGAATATCTGCGACAACTAATAACTCTAGTTATTCATCTGGTGATACAGTAGTAGTTAGTAATTTCAAGATAAAACTTAAAGGAGATGATGAGTACCTTAAACCTTATGGGGTTGAAGTTATTGATAGAGAAAATAATAAAATAGGTTTAAATTTAATAGGAGACGATACAGTATATAATGATAATGATGCTTTATTATCTACAAGGCCTTCTGATTTCAACTCATCTAATGTAGATCTTTCTAGTGGAAGTAACGCCTTAGCAACTGTTAAAACTAATGGAGCTTATAATTATAGTGGAGTTTATGATATACCAAATCCTTTTAGAGAATATAATAAAAAATACTCTTTATTCTTAAGTAATGATGGGTTAAAAAATCCTTATTACCAAGTTGATATAAATAGCTCCAAACAAGTTGATAATATATCTTTTCAATTATTTGGAACTAGTGCTACAAATCCTTTTTTATATTCTAAAGACTGTAAAATTGAATTATCTGTAGAAAATACTGTTGTAAAAACCTTCAATGTTAAAGGAAGCTCCGAAAATAATAGTCCTGTAAATATTAATATAGATTATAAAGATGGTATGTTCTTGATATCTGTTCTTGATTCTATAAATTACATAAATAATAGAATTAATAAAAATGCAGAATTACTTACAGGGTCAGGCAAACCTAATTTTTCATTAAACCCTAACAAAATAGGTTCTCTATACTCTGATACAACTAATAAAGCTGTATATATGTGTATAGACAATACTTTTGGTGCTAATAAATGGGTGAATATAGTAACAGGGGATGAAATTAAACCAAGCCTTAGAAAAATAGAAATCACTTGTAATGTAAACTTAAGAAGTGGCCAATACGGTGGTTGTATGAGCGGTGTTAAAATAGGATTTGATAACGGGTATGCTTCTACAAAACAAATAGTTAAAGGGTTAAATAGCGGTCAAATATTGCTATCTCTAGATGGGTTGGGTAACCTTTCTGGATATTCTGAAGTTAGTTCTTTAACTCCTAGCGGTCAAGATATAAAAGTTGATGTGGATACTACTGGGATATATAATGACCCTTCATATCATTGCGTTACTAATATATTTAAAGAATACCTTGGCAATGCTGATCAATGTTCGCTATGGTCTGATGCTAGTGTTAAACAACTTAAAATAACTTTATTATCTGAAAAGATTCCTACCAAAATATTATATGTAGGAAACGGATATTATGGTCAAACATCTGTTTCTGATGTAAAAGCTATATGGTATTATGTAAATGATAGCGGAGACAAAATAGAAGGTAATGTAGATAATGATCTAAAGGTAAGTGATAATGTTTCTGAAACAAACGATAGTTCTTATATATATGCGTTCAATATAAATTAGATATGTAAGACTGTATTAATGATAGAGCCAACTAAAGACTTTTTAAAAGCTATTATTTGGAAACATCATTAATACTTTCATTTATATAAGTAAACCTTAAGAATTTCTATGATATACTATCATAAATTATAAAGGAAGTATTATGATAGTATGTAATTATAATGTAGTACCAATTATAATAAGTTTATATAGAAATAATTTCAACACGCAAGAGGTTAAAATATGTGGTTATAATCAACTTAATGAATATATTAAAGATAATTCAAATAAGTTTGAAATAATAGGATTTAATACTGATTCTATTAATTTACCAAAGAATGTAGTAAATCTTGAAATAAATTTTAAAAACATACCAAAATACTTACAAAACCCATTAAAATCATATTATGAATGGGATAAAAATAATCAAAGGTATTTTTTATTTGGATATTATTTAGATTTATATTTTAAGAAAAATAAACTGCCAGCATTAGTTGATTTGCTTAAAAATAATACAGAAGAAAATAACATTTATAATATTGTTAAGAATAATTTTATATCATTGGAATACTCTTTACAGCAAAATATTATTAAAGAAAAAATAATAAATGACACTTACATAATGAAAGGTAATTATAATTCCTTTGTGTATAAAATGGTGACATCACAATATAAAACATATATATTAGATGATGATTTAGGTAAGTTAATAATATTTTCAGGTGATCTTAAGATGATTTATGATAGGATATCTCACTTAAAAATTAATATTATTAAAACCGAAAATTGTATTGTTTTAAATAATGTTGATAATAAACAACAAACAGTAAAATTGATGTTAGGATTATAATGATTAGTGGATTAATTTTAAAAAGTCTTATTAATGATGAAATATATTTTGATAAAGTATATTCAATTTTAAAACCTGAACATTTTATTGGCGTAGATTCTGATATTTACAAAACAATACAAAAACTTGTAAAAGAGTATAATAAAAAACCTACACCTAAAGAAGTAGCTTTAAAGTTAAAAGATAACTTTAAAGATGAGCAACAAGAAAACTGTATAAACAGATTTAAAGAAATTATGTTAGATAAACAAAATGTATCTCCAGAGTTTCTTAATAATGAAACAGCAGAATTTATAAAACAAGCTGAAATGAGATCTTGTATTATACAAGGTGCAAAACTTATACAAGAAAAAAAGGACATTGGCAAGATATATGAAAGGTTAGGGCAAGCTATATCATTTACAATGGATACTGACATAGGTATGAAAGATATTGATGCACAAGAAAGGGATATATTAAGAAGAGAAACTAAAATTGGTATTTCAACAGGTGTTGAAATATTAGATGAAGTTTTAGCAGGTGGTTATATGCCTAGCACACTTAATTTCATATGTTCTGTTACACATGGTGGTAAATCAATGTTTTTATCTCATTTTTGTGCAAATGCTATGCTAAAAGGATATAACTGCCTTTATATAACATTAGAAATGCCTTCAATAAAAATTTGGGATAGAATAGAAAGTAATATTTTTAATATTGATATTAGTGAACTAAGGAACTATAATGTTTCAGAAGGTTATGAAAAATTACCAAACTTAGGAAGATGTGTTGTAAAAGAATATGGTGCTGGTAGTTTTGATGTTTTACAATTAAAATCATTAGTTCAAAAAGTAGAGTCATCTTTAGAAATAAATTTAAATTGTATAATAATAGATTATTTAGCACTTATGGCTTCGTATGCTTTACAACCTAGTGTAGGTTTATATTCTTATTATAAAAAAATTGCAGAAGAACTACATGCTTATGCTAAAGAAAGTAAAAAATGTGTTTTAAGTGCAGCACAACTTAATAGAAATGCTTATAATAATTCAAATGCTGATACTAGCACCATAGCAGAATCATTAGGTATAGCTCAAACAGCTGATACTATTGCAATGCTGCATAGATCACCAGAATTAGATGAATTAGGTCAGGCTATTGTATCATTCACTAAAAACAGAAATAGTGGTAATTTGTCTCAAAAATATATAGGTATAAACTTTAAACAATCAAGATTTTTTGATATAGATCAACCAGATTAAGGAGGAACTAAGCGTAGTATAGTATACTTACATTATATTAATTTTTGTAAATATAAAATAAAATTATTAAAGGAGTAAAAATGTTACAAAACTTTGTAGGAAATAGTGTCATACCATCAGTGTTAATGGCTTCACCATATGGTATAATTGATTCAACACCAAACAATAAGTGGATGGAAGATTTAAAAAAAGATGGTAAATTTATACCAAATATTAAAAAAATTGAAAAGCAGTTTTTTGAGTTGCAAAAAACAATCAGCTCAGTAGCATCAATTTATACAATACCAGCTGAAAAAGGTTTACAGGATTTGGCTTATGTTGCTAATTTAGGTATGATTTTCCCACATTTAAATCCAAATGAAGATCGTAGAGTATTAGTTAGTAATTTTAAGTCAGAACCACGCAAAGGTGAAACAAAAGTAGGTTATGAGTACTTTAAAAAACTTGGATTTGACCCTATTATTATGCCTGACATTAATGAAAAAGGTGAACCTATGTATTTTGAAGGTGAAGCAGACTTAAAATGGCTATATGGTAATGTGTATGTAGGTGCTGATGGTAATAGAACTAACGGTGCAGCTTTAGATTGGATTGCAAAAACATTCAACTGTGAAATTATAAAATTCCCTAGTATTGATGAGTATTTATATCATCTAGATTGTAATGTATTCCCATTAGGACCAGATACAGAGGCATGCTTGGTTAATACATATAATCTTGATAAAGATATTATTAAAAAACTTGAAAAACATGTTGAGGTAATTCCATTAGGTGTTGATAGTCATGATGACCCAGATCAATATGATTTTGCATTAGCAGGAACTACAAATAGTGTATTATTACCTGGTGGTATAGTTATTACGCCATCTGATATTTCAGAGTTGAATAAAAAATCTGATAAAGATCTATATGAAATGGAAAAAGATAAAATTGAGTTTATGGATGAAATCTGTTCTGAGTTAGGATTACAGTTAGTAGTTCAAAATATATCAGGATATTATATTAGTGGTGCTTCATTAAGCTGCAATGTAATGCATCTTAATCAAAGAAGTTATTTAAATTAATTTTAAAGTGGTATTATACCACTTTATTTTATAAGAAAGGAATATATAATGTTACTTAATAGTAAAACTATTGCGCTAGTAAATTCATTACAGCTAATTAATGAATCAATTATATTTTCATCAAAATTAACAGGTATAAAAGATAGTGCTGGTAGTATCATTGCTTTTATTGACTTGGAAAAGCTTGAAAATAAACCATTTCCTAAAGATTTTGGTATTCTAAAAATTAAAGAATTTATGGATTTATTAAAGATAATTGGTGAAGATGCAAACATAACAATGGATGATAAAAATATTATTCATATTTCAAAAGATGGGATGAGTTGTAAATATCTTACTACAAATGTTGAAGCATTATCTAATGCTTGTGGTGTAAAGCCAACAATACTTGAAAATGTTAATAATGCTGAGCTAGTAGCTTCTTTTGAGTTAGATATGACAGTTTCGGATAAGATTAAGAAAGCTGCTACATTATTAGGATTTGATGATATGGTATTAAATATTGACGATATTATTACTGTTTCTACTTCTGAACAAGGTATAAATGGTAATGAGTTTTCATTAAATGTAACACCAAATGTAATAAATTCAAAGGCAAATATTTTTATAAGTATTAAAAATTTAAAAAGAATACCAACAACAGATTATATTGTATCGGTACATAAACATTCATCAAGGCAAGATACATATTTGCTTAAATTAATCCCAAAAAATAATGATGCACTTATAATCCTGATCCCATCCAAAGTTGTAAAATAATACTATAAATAACCTTAAAAGGTTATTTATAGTGATACAATACAAAGATATAAATCCAAAAAACATTGAAAAAGATATAATAAATGTTGATACTTTTTATGTGTCATTAAAAAATATTGTAAGCACTACTATTGGGGACATAGCTGGATTTCCAGAATTTTCAAATAATGCTCAGCTATTATTTGATCAATATAGCTCAGTTGCATTAGATGCTTATAAGACATCTTTAAAAACATCAATTCAAAAATTTGATTATCGTATTATAGTTGATAATATAAATATTTCAAAAGGAGACGCTGATAATAGTGTATATATTGAAATAAAATATAGAGTTAGAGATACAACTATATCAGATACAGCTAGTATAAAGGTTGGATAATGGCGGATAATATTTTAATTCCATATAATTATGATGATATAAAAGATGAAGTAATAAAATTACTTAAAAATAAAGGGTATAATGCTGATGTAAAAAGTTCAAATGCAAACCTATTAGCAGATATATTATCTTATTTAGCTTATAGTATAAATGTAAATACCTCTTTTCAAGCAGGTGAAATGCTATTATCAACTGCTCAATATAGGAAAAATATACTTATGGGTGCTAGACAATTAGGATATGAAGCATCAAGAAAAGTATCTTATGTTTATTCTTTGGAAATAAAACCTTTGAAAGATGATACAAAAGATGATGATAACGAAGATAAAAGAATTTATTCAATACCCAAATATACAATGTTTAATAGTGGTTCAAATACCTACTATTATATGGGTAGTGATATTGAAGTTGAGTTATCTAATAAAGATATAACCACTGGAAAAGCATCTACTATAAAAATAGATGTAAAGGAAGGAGTTTTACATAAGTGGGACAAAAATAAAGACACACAAGTTTTTACTATTAAAGCTATTGAACAAAATAGAAGTATAAAATCTTCAAATAAAATATCATTATATCAAGACAACATAGAAGAAAATGGGCTTGAGGTTTTTGTAACTTATATTGATATCGAAACTGGAGATAGTAAAGTTGATGAGTATTGGGAAAAGTCAGATCAATTTATAATAGATGCAGATAGTAATACAAATAAAAAATATTTTGTTTTAAATAACATAGATTATAGTGGTGTTGATATCTATTTTTCAATATCAGGTATAGGTACAAATTTATTACCAGGAAGTACCGTAAAAGTTACATATTTAGAATCTAAAGGAAGTAGTGGTAAGTGTGGTGATAATTTTTCATTTTCACAAAATACATATCCTTTTAATCTCATGGAAATTGATAAATTTGAAACAAAAATAGTTGGCACTGATGAAGAAACCAATAGTTCAATAAAAGAAAATGCTCCTATATTTCATAATTCAGCAAACAGGGCAGTTACAGTAAGAGATTATATTGCAATCTGTAATAGATATACAAATATATATCAAACCCAAGTGTGGGGTGGGGATGAAGAGCAAGTTGTACAACTAGGACACATTTGGTTTTCATTTATCCCTGAATACCGTAATCAAGATTTTTCATTAGATGAAACAACACAAACATATTCATTAGTAAACAAAAATGATTCATATTATTTAAAACAAAGTGAGCTAAGATCCAATACATTAGATAAAAATGGGTATTTAGTAAATAAAGGTATATTTGATGAGTTAGACTCTTATAAAATAATGACTATGGAATTACACAATAGATATCCTATATATATGGATTTTGATTATGAAATAAGGATAATCAAACAAAATATTGTAGTTTCGAAAAATGAAACACAGGATAAACTATTTAATATTTTAAAAGATTATTTTAAATCAGATATAGAAAGTTTTGAATCTTCTTATTTTCATTCAAGTGTTATAAAAAGGTTAGGAACAGAATTATATGATTTATCAGGTATACAAGTAGATGTTAGTATGAATATACCTTTATATTTAAGAAATAAAGAACCAAACAAAGATATTTTATATATTTATCTGGCTATACCTTTTGAGCAAATAATAACTAAAACACAGGATGATCAAAATGAATTACATGTTAACTTACTGCCACAAATAAGTTCGGATGACTTTGGTGGAAAATTAGAAGTGGATTTTAAAAATCCTATAAAAGGATTTACAGTCATAGGAAGTTCTAATGCTATAATAGGTACTTTTGATGTAGGAAATGGTCAATCAGCAGTTTTCAATGGTAAAAATGTTGTCACTTCAGATGGATTAATTATAAAGAATACTAATATAAGTTTTAATATATTTGCAAATGGAACAATAATAGGAACTTATAAAATAATATATGATAATAGAAGAAGGTTTATAGTTATAGAAATAACAGATAGTATAGTTTTAAGCAGTCTTGATAATGTAACTCCAAAATATATAAGGGTAAAATATTCTGATGATAACCTATCATTTTATAAAAATACAATAGCTAGATTATCTTCAGTAAAATTTGTAAGTGAAAGTGATGTTATATGATAGATCGTGTTGATTTACCCAACATTTACAATGAAAATAAACTGCATAAAGATAGTGTGGAAGCTCTATATGAAGTTTTAGATGAGTTAAATCCATATTCATTAGATATGTATAACATATTTAAAAGACCTAATGATAGTATAACAGAAAACATTGTTAAAATATATGCAGAATCATTATATTATGGTATGCAAAAAGCATTGACAAATCCAGTTGTAATTCAGAGAATGAAAGAAAAAATAGGTACAACTGATAATTACCAACCATTTGATATAAAAGAATTTTATAAAAAATTATTAAAAGATTATTTTGTTAATTTTACAAGTTTTAAAGAAAAAAAAGGTCTTGATGTAGCAATAGAATATGCTTATAATATTATATTTACATCAGGACTTCAACCTGGTTTAGATGTAAATGGTTCAAGTGGTTTTAATTTAAAATGGGGTACAGAAGATAACCCTAATGAGCCGTTTTTCATAAGAATAGAAGGCCTACTAGATCCTATATTATATGAAGGTAGTGTTAAGTCAATAGCACATCCAGTTGGTTTTGGTTATAACTATGTTATAAGTCTTGTTTTAGAATTTATAGAGTATATAGATGATTTAATTAACTTCAATGTAAAAACATTAGAAATTGTTTCAACAAACTATAGAAAAGAGTTTGATAAAGATAAAGTAGAAGATATCTATACCTCTAAAAATATACAAAACCAAGAAAGAATAGTTATAACATTTAATGATGGGAAACAATTAATAAAAGATTTTAATGGTTCTATAACATATAATGAAAAAGATGGTAGCGTAATAGAAAACTGGAATAATACATACATATTAAAATTAGATTATGATATTTCTCTAAAATTTAGATTAAAAGATGAATTTGATAATTCCGAAAACAACCTTATAGTATATGATTGTGTATGGAATAGATTAAACAGTTTTGATACGCCTATTATAGGTGAAGCCATTGTAAATAAATTTAGAGTAGCTGATAAATATTATTCATCTCTTGTAATTGGTAAAATTGATGATAACACTATTTACACATTACCTGATGATCCTATCAAATATACTCCAGATAAAATGCCATTATTTCTTACAAATGCTATAAATAGAGGTTTATTTGAACATATACATGATGATATAGATTTATACTCAACTAATAATTTTACAGATAATGTTATAAATGAAAAAGGTATTAGTAATACCGTTGGAAATAAAATAATAGTGGGATCTTTTAAAGTTGGATCACAATCTGAAAACCCAGAAGGTGGTGTTATCCTTGATGATTCATTTAGTATTGAAAGAGAGATAATCCCAACAGAATATTCTGAAACTGTTACAAAAAATCTTAAAACTAATTTTTATACAACTATATTGGATAACTTTGATGAAAAAGTTGTTAATGATGATATAAAAATAACAGTTGGTTCGTTTAAAGTAGGTAATATAAATATAGGAGCAGAATATATTGATAATGGTGTTATATTAGATGACGCTTTTGATATAAATATTTTAAAAATAAGGAAAAATAATGGTAGAATCAATTAATCCACCAAAAGGATATTTTAAAATTGAATTATTAGATAAAGATAGAAATGTTATAGATACCTTTGAAAAACATAACTTAGTTGTAAATGGATCAAGACCTGTTCTAGCTTCACACATGGCTGGTAGAAGTACAACTCCAGTAAATAAACTTGTTTTAGGAACTAGAGGACATATTGGTAATAATCTGATGATGCCAAAAACAGCTAATGAAGGCTTTACAGCTGCTAGAACTCAATTATTTGCTGAAGAAGAAGGTGAGTTTTGTTATCATGTTAATTTTACACCACCACAATCTGATGGACAAGCTGTTGTTACAGAAGATGATGTAGGTGCTGGATCAACAGTTGAAGTTACTAATAGTAATAATACAATTACATATAGAATAGAGCTTTCAACAACAGCTGGTAATGGAACATTAGGTGCTGTTGGTTATACAGAAGCAGGTTTATATGCAGGTAATGATTTATTTTGTATGCGAACCTTTGCTGTTAGAAGTAAAGATGTTTCATCTATATTAAGAATTACTTGGACATTAATATTCTAATATGTCTTTATATAATGTTGATAGACTAAGAAGCTCCCTTAAACAAGGGGGTGCCATCAATTCAAAATATAAAATTGACATAAAAATACCTACCCTATTGAGGTCTCTACCGTTTTTTAAAACAGTAAATATATCAGGTGAATATTTAAGTATAATGGCTAATAGAACATCTATTCCAGGTAAGTCTATGAGTACTGTAAAAGTGTATCATCGTGGGCAACCATTTGTTATAAGAGGTGCAGCACAATTTAATAATACACATAAAATAACATTTTATAATACACCTGATATGGATATTCATCAATTATTTAGTGATTGGATTTATAGAATTGATAGTTTTGATAGTACAATTACACAATCAATATTCTTAGGTAACTATGTTGGTTTTAATAGTGTAGGTGCTGGTTATATGAGTGATATAATAGTTTCACAATTATCATCTGATGGTAAAACTGAAACTAAATTTAAACTATGTTATACTTTCCCTATTGATATAGCTGAAGTTGAATTAAGTGCTTCTGGAAAAGAAATATCATCAACAGAAGTCACATTTGCCTATACATATTGGGAAAGAGTATAAATACTACTAAAAATGGAGATAATTAAAATGCCTTTATATACAGTTGATAAATTAGCAAATGCTCTTAAAGGTGGAGCAAAAAGTGATAAATATTTTATAGAAATAGGTACTCCGTTAGGTGCTCCAGAAGTAGCATTTACAGAAGAGGATATTATATTATGTAAAACTGCTAGTTTCCCAGAAAGAACTCTTGGAGAAGTTGAAGCATTTGTCCAAGGTAGGAAATTAAAATTACCAGGTGATTCAACATTTGATGCAGCTTGGAGCCCAGTATTTTATCAAACACCTGATCATAATATTAGAGCGAAATTTTTAACATGGATTGATAAAATTGATGTGTACAAAAACAATTATCATACTTGTGATCCATATAGTTTAATGGTTACAGCTAAGGTTCATCAAGTTAATTGTAATGGTGAGCCTGTTGCAACTTATGAGTTTTTTAATGTATGGCCATCAAAAGTCGGTGAAATAGAAGTGGCAGCAGATAAAACAAATTCTATACAAGAATTTACAGTTGATTTTACATACTCACATTGGGAAAAGATAGCTTAATTATATAAGGTATTTAATGGGGCTTGAAAGTGGTGAGTTAAGAAATGAAGCACAAGGTGGATACAATCCACCTTTTGAACTATCTACTTATAAACACCAAGTAAAATTTACACCACCTAATAATTTTGAAAATTATATAAAATGGGAATTATTAGGTGATATTCCTTTACATTTAACCATAAATGAGCAAACAGGTTTAATAACTGGTAATATAGAACTTCTTAGTAAACAACCTTCAGCAAAAAATGCTATATATGAATATCAATTAATGAAAATAGATGGTAGTAATTGGAGACATTTGGGTATATTAAAAAATGGGCAAACTTTTACATTCAATTTTCAAGTTAAACTTACTTATACAGTACAAGCAAATTCAGGAGGTTCTAGATTAAATAATACAGTAACAGAAGTAAGCGATGTTACTATTACCATATTACAAGATAATGATATAATAAGCACTTTATTTTGCAAAAATTATATTGATGAAGCAAAATTTCCTTTAAAAATCGGAGATAAAGTATATACTGATGCTGTTGAGTTTATGAAAAATCATCCTAATAAAAATAATTTTAAAATAAATTTGGTTTAAGTTTATTTTAAGTAAATTATGATATAATGCTGATAAATTAATATTGAAAGGATAAAATTATGGAAAAAAATTACAACACTTTTTTAAGAAAAAAAAGTATTACAATTAAACTTAATGATGATCTGAAAGATAAACTTAAAGATACAATAGAAAACATAAATGATTATGATGTTATTAAAATTAAATTAGGTAGAACATTTTTTAATCAGAAAAGATACTATAAAATATATGCTAGAAAAAAATTTGGTTTTTATAAAACATTACTTTCAGAAAATGATGATTCATACTTCTTTATGGAAAACACATCAAAAATTATACGCAGAGTATTTAATGAGTATGATGTAAATTGTTATAATCTATATCCTAGTAAAAAATACAGGTATGGTCTTAGTATATTTATGCTTATTTGCTGTAGTATAATTTTAATAGTTTTATTATTAGGTATAAGTGCTTTATCATATATTTTTAAAGGCTATTTTTTAGCATTTGGTTTTAGTTTATTTTAAATAGGTAACAAATGGATAAAGTAAAGTTTTTAAATAATTTAGGTTATGAAGTTGTATCTGAAGACTTAGTTAGAAACTTGTATGTAAAATGTAAAAATAATCATATTTTTAAAAGAGAATTTGGTGATTTCAAAAAAGGATATATAAAATGTTCTAAATGTGAAGAAGAGCAAAAACTAGAATTTATAAAAGGATTAGGTTATGAAGTTGTTACTATGGATAAAAAAGGAAAGTTATTACTTAAATGTAGAAATGGACACACTATAAAAAAGTATTATGGTAACTTTAAAAAGGGAACTACTACATGTAATGAATGTATAAAAGAAGAAAAAATTAAATTTATTAAAAGTTGTGGTTATGAGCCAGCGTCAGAAAACTTAGCACATGACTTATTCATAAAATGCAAAAACGGGCATATTTTTAAAAGAGAATATAATGATTTAAAAAAAGGATACATCAACTGCCCAAAATGTAATGAAGAAGATAAGGTAAAACTTATAACTAGTTTTGGTTATACCATAATAAATCAATATAACTCAGAAGAATTAGAACTCATGTGTAAAAATGGTCACATATCCAAGAGAATATTCAACAATTTTAAAAACTTCCCATTATGTAGTGAATGTGTTGAAGATAAAAGAACATCATTTATAAAAGAATTAGGCTATAAAATAGTTGAAAAAAACTTGTTTGAATGTAAAAATGGACATACTTTTAGCAGAGAAGTAAAGAGCTTTAGAAAAGGATGTGTATATTGTCCTATATGTAACCCTTCTACTAGCTCATTTGAAAAAGAAATGTCTGAATTATTAGGTGATTATATAAGTAATGATTATTCAGTTTTGGGTGATAAAGAATTAGATTTTTATGTCCCAAACCATAACTTAGCTATTGAATGTAATGGAGATTACTGGCATTCTGAGAGTAATGGAAAAGATAAGAACTATCATTTAGATAAGACTAATAAATGTTTAGAAAAAGGTATTCAGCTTTTACATATATTCGAATCATCTTGGATAGAGAAAAAAGATATTTGGAAATCAATTATAAACAATAAACTAGGTAAATCAGACAAGATAATGGCTAGAAAATGTATTTTAAAAGAAGTGCCTAAGACAGAAGGGAAAGAGTTTTTAGAAAGCAATCATCTCCAAGGATTTACTGGATCAACTGTGTGTTATGGATTATACTACCAAGATGAGTTAGTGTGTTTAATGTCATTTGGAAAATCTAGATTTACAGATAAGTATGATTGGGAATTGATTAGATTATGTACTAAGAAGAACACAAATGTAGTAGGTGGTGCTTCTAAATTATTGAAACATTTCGAAAAAGAAAATGAAGGTTCATTAATAAGTTACTCTGACAGATTATATTCTGATGGATCAATTTATAAACAATTAGGGTTCGAATTTAGCCATTATTCTAAGCCAGGTTATTTCTACTATAAGAATGGGACTAAATACTCTAGACAACAATTTATGAAACATAAGCTTAAAGACAAACTAGAAAAATTTGATCCAAACTTAACTGAGTCAGAAAATATGAATATAAACGGGTATTATAAAGTATGGGATTGTGGGCAAGGTGTTTGGGTAAAGAATAGGAAAGGGATATTATGCCACCAGTAACTAGATTAGGAGATATAGCATTAGGACATAGTTGTTATCCACCTTCTCCTACAATAGAAGCAAGTTCTAATGTTTTTGCAAATTCAATAGCTGTTCATAGATTAGGTGATAAAATACAACCACATGCATGTCCTGGTACACCACCTCATGGCAGAAATAGTTCAAGTGGTAGTGCAAGTGTTTTTACAAATTCAAAAGCTACTTGTGGTATAGGGGATGCTGTTAATTGTGGAGGTATAATCGCTCAGGGGAGTAATAATGTTTTTAGAGGATAACAATAAACAACTATCAAAAGTTTTTAACGATAATATTATTATAAAAGAAGATGAAAAAAATATTTACATTAAGTTTAAAAAGAATATAATAATAGAATCTGATAACAATGTTATTTTTTTAGCAAAAGACTACATTGTTAATTCAGCTAAAGAAATTCATTTAAATCCAGATGTAAAAATATCTGTTGATGATAATGTTGATGATATTATTAAAAAAATAGATGACAAGAAAAATGAAATTAATATTAGTGTTGAGAAACTAACACATAATCACAAACATTGTAAAATTAAATGTTTTTTTAAAAAATTATTTAATTTAAATTAATATTTGATGCTTTAATATTAGCATTTCCAGTAACTGTAATATTACATTCGCCTTTAATTGTAATATTACAGTCTTTATCAATATTTATGGTGTTGTTTCCTTTAATATTTGTTGTATTATCTTTATCAACAGTTAAGTTTTTATTTTCTTTTATATGTGTTGTATCATTCTTATCTATAACAGAAGTTTGGTTCTCTTTAACATTTAAGTTTCTATCTTTTACAACATTTATTGTTACTGTACCTTCTTTATCAACTAGAATTTCTGTACCAGTTCTATGAAATATATGTATTCTTTCATCTCCATTTGAATCATCAAATTCCATATAATGCCCTGATTCTGTTTCAAATACCTGATTCTTTAAGTATTTTTCACCTTTTGATTTATTGTTTGTATCAGGTTGATTTTTATAACCATTTAAAGGATATTGACCTGTAGGGTCTTTAAATGATTGTAATTCTTCATTTTGATTATTAACACCTTTTAAAACACCTATTATAATAGGTTGATTTCTATCATTTTGAAATAAATGAACTAATACATAAGCACCTTTTTTTATAAAACTTGTAAAACCCATACCAGAAAATAAAGAAAAATCTAATGAAGTAGCCCAAGGTAAAGTTTCAGTAGGTATAGTTTCATCATCTATACCAATAATTCTTACTCTATATCTTTGTGATTCTAAAGGATCTTTATCATCTTCAATTACACCTTTATAAAAAGGTAGGGTTTGTGTTAATATTTTAAAATTCTTTTCATTTACTCTCATACAGAACCTATTCTTCCTAATGTTATTGTTTGTGTAAAAACATTACCAGATGATATATGATCAATTATTTTAGTTATAAAATATTCACCAGTAACATAAGGCATTTTTGATTTTAATGTTTCAATAGATGAATTTGTATCAAAACTCACTTTACACATTAAATTATGGTTAAACATGCCAGCCACATTAATATTTATAGCAGAACTTTCTAATATTTCAGTATTATATATTGAATCAACTATATTATGTAAGTATGGGAATATTTTTATACCTTGAATACCATCTTTGTCATTTATTGTTAAACTTGTTTTTAAACCACTTTTACCATGTGATATTTTTGTATTATGTTCTTCTTTAGTAATTTTCTTTGAATCAACTTGATAAGTTATAGACGGTGGTAAAATTGCATTTTGAGTTAACATATCACCTTGTATTAATGTAAAGTCTTTAACAGAATAAGGTGAATATTCTTGTGTTTGAGTTGGTGAAAACTTTACCACTTTTGATAGATCAGGTGATAACTTACCTATATTATCAGTAGGTATAACAACAATACCTTTTCTAGTATTAATAATAAGTAAGTCATCAAATTTTTGCATATTATTTAGAAGATATAATAGATTTTTATTACCTTGTATCACATAATTCTCATAGGTATTTTTAGGTGTATCTTTTATAATAACATTTAATGGTGTTGAAATTAAATCAGACTTTGTACTAAAAATATCTTTAATAACATCTGTTGACTTTACATTGTTGTATCCTTTTGAAATAAAAGTATTAGCAAACATATTATAATATTCATCAACTAACTCAAACTTTATAGTGGCAACAGATTGACCTTCAAAATCTCTGTCTATTTTTGTTACCTTAAATACTCTTTCAAACTTAATATTAAAGTGATCTTTTAATGAAACTTTAAAACATATTCCGTTATGTGGTGGTAAAAGTTCTGTTATTTTTTGGGTATCATTAAAAATAACATAACCTTCAACGCATAAATCATTATAATCCCAGATTATTGTAAAATCTGATATATTAGCTGGGTCTAGTGGTAATTCAGATTTTTTATTATTTGAATATAAAAGTATTGCATAATATGCTTCAGGCATAATTTTAAAATCAGAAAACATTTAACATATCCTTTATGGATTCTTTAAACTGAGGTATAAATTGCCTTTTTATAAAAATAACTTTCCTTCTTGATTCATTCTTTTTTTGTATTTTTGATAGTATTTGATTATATAAATCTTCAGGTTTAAAATTAGGTGAAAAATATTCTTGTTGTTCTTTATATTGATTTTCAGCATTATCACTTACCCAAGTATCGCCTTTAGCAAAATTAAGAATACCATTTTCACCAAAGTTTAAAATCATTAAAATATCCCATAAAGATGAATCATTATATTCTCTTAATGCTAATACTTCAAATCTAACATTATCATTCATTTCTTTAACATAAAACATTGATAAGTTATTTTTCATAAATTCTCTTAATTTTGGTATATTTACTGAATATGTAGGAGATAATGAAAATCCATTGAAATCAACCACTATTTTATTATTTAAAACAGAATTTTTCATAACTTGCCCTTGTATTATAAATTAACTATTTTCATCTTGTGAATATTTATAATTTAGTTCCTCTTCTGTTAGTCCTATATTAGGTTCTGATATTTTTTCATTCCCATTTGGATTTGATGTATCAGTTGTTTCAACAATATCTGATGTCATTCTTAAAGGTCGTTTTTCTTCAAATTGTAACGCAATAGATAAATCTCTTGGTAATCCGTTTCCATATAAAGCAGATGCCTGACCCATGTAATTAATATTACACATTTTAAGATTTAATTCAGTTTCTCCGTTTTCTTCATGATTTAGCTGTAAAAGTTCATTTAATACTTTTTTAAGCTGTTCACCTTTAGCTGGATCTTTAGATCCAAATTCTATTGTAAAAACATAATCTTGTGATATTAATAATCCAGTTTTATCTGTACCCAATTGAGTCCCAGTCATTATTGATTTTAACTGTAATAACGCCTTAACAATATCCTCTGCATGTTTTGCATTATTAGGTAAAAGAATAGTTTCAAAATTAAATACCCTATTTGGTGTTCCATTATATGTATTAATAATATGAGGGTCAGTCCTGATATTATTCCGTTTTAGTAGATTATACCCAAAAGGTAATGCTGCACCAGTTGCCATTCCAACTATAGCACCACCTTTTTTAATTTTACCTTTAACTGTAGACATTTTATTAGGTTTTGGTTTGTTAGATTTTATTGTATGTGGTGGTACTTCTGTATTATGTACTTTTTTAGGGCCCTTTTTTAAAAAATTCGCAAATGATCTTATAGATGCCATAATTTTATTATCCTATCATATCACCTATTGGATCTATTTCATCTTGATTAAATTCATGGCTAAATGCTTCTGCTAAAGATGATGGTATAGGTAATATCCAAATGTATTCACATGGCACACCAGGTTTTAATTTAGGTCCTGCCTCCCAATTAGATGGGTTTATAATATTTGAAATATTATTCTCTGCCATGTTTAAAATATTATCAAATGCTTTTGATGGATCATCATCTAAAATATTATTAATGCTATCTTTTATACCCGATACATCACTTCCTATTTTATAAGCTTTTATAGCAATATAATCTCTAGCTTGTGAGTCACCTATTAAATCAAATATTTGGATAGTTTGTGTATCATTCATAAAATTGCATCCTTTCTATTCTTTATAAATATCATCTTCTTTCAAAGAAGTTTCTGATTTACCTTGATCGTTATATAGGCTATTTATTTTCTTTTCCCAATCATCTCTCCATAAAGGTTTCCTTTCAATAAATTGAATACTAAGAGAAAATTCAGTCGGATTACCATCATGTCTCAACATTAGTTGCCTTGACCCTATATTAGTATTTATCAAAGATATAAAGAAACCTTCTGTAACATCTCTTGAAGCACTTAATAGGTTTGAAACTAAAGGTGTTTTATCATTTTGTAATGAGATAATTTCTATACAAAAAATGTATTTCATAATCAAAAAGTTCATAGGTATTATGTTTCCTACACTACCTAAAGTAATAGGGTTCCTTTTAGCTTTTGTCCAGTTTTTTAACTTACTTATTTGAGCAACATAAGCGTCATATTGTTTTCTTGATTTTGGTATTATATTCCAAGACATATCTATATTTCTAGGATTTGATGACCTATATATTGATAAAATGTTAGGATCTAGTTGAATACCACTTCTTTTTAATGCTTGTTCAGACATATTTTTTATAGAAGTTTGACCTGCATAACTACTTGCTTTTGAAATAGCACTACCTAATAAATTCATAGACTGTACTTCATATGATTGTACATATTGATCTGATAATGAATTTGGCAGAGGGAAATAAAATGTCCCAGCAGCATCTGTTGATATAATAGCAGAATCCCTGTCAATCATTAGCTCAACTGTGCGTTTTAATATATTACTTGAAGTTTCGGATAGCTGATCTATAGATGAGTACTCTCCTTCTGAGTTAATATCAGTTGATCCGCTTTCATCAACTTTTTTTATCAAATCATCCCAGGAATCCATAACTTCCTTCCCTATACCTAAATTATCAATATCGTAAGCTGTTATTTTAACTAAATATTTTTCATTATCTAATCCAGGTATATTAATTACTTCAGCCATGTTATAATCCTAATTTCTTTGTAATTTCAACTGATTTGACAGCATCAACAGAAGGTTTATCACTGTCTCCATTAGTAGAAGATTGTTTATTATTTATTAAATTAATACCTTTTTGAAACTGATCCTTTGACAATCCTGACATTTCAGTAAATTGTTCGTCTGTATCATTTTGTAACATATTTTCTGTTAATTCAAGACCAGTATTTGTTAAATAGTAATCTTCTTTAGTTCCATCATCATATGTTTTTGTTTTCTTGGTAATAAAATTACCATCTGATGTATAATAGGTATTATCATCTTTTCCTTTTTTATAAGTTATATTTTTTGCCTTTTGGGTTTTAACATCATAAGAAGTTGCTATTTTTTTCTCCTCGTATCCTATATCTCCAGGAATAGATACACCATTGCTATTATCTTTGTATCCTATATCTCCAGGAATAGATGCACCTTTATTATTTTTTGGTGTAAACTCATCACCCAATCTCTTTACTTCTTTATTAATTTCAATTGTATCCTCTGGAGCATACTTTCTTGATATATTAGAATGATTAATAGGTTTTGTTTTTATATCTGTTATAACTTCTTTATTAATTTCAATTGTATCCTCTGGAGCATACTTTCTTGATATATTAGAATGATTAATAGGTTTTGTTTTTATATCTGTTATAACTTCTTTATTTGCAGTTGGTTCAATAGTTTTTGTATCTGTTATAGCTTTATTTGTGGTTGGTTTAACATCTCTTGTATTTGCTTTTATAGGTTTTTCTTGTTTTATATTAGAAACATACATAGATCTACCTATATTTATAGAATAATATTTACCAGAAGTAGAAACTATTGTACTTGTAGATAATTGTTTTTTTACATTTGTATTAATTGGAGTAATAGTAGTACTTATAGGTTTTGTCTTTTGCAATGTATTTGCTTGTTTCTTTTTAGTTTCAATGATATCAGCTTCAAGCATACCATCACCGTTTTTATCAGTAATGTTTTTTGGTTGAACATGCCAAGGTTCCTTATTTGGTATAGGTCTCCAAAAATCATATTTTGAAAGCATTCCACTAGAATCTAATTTTATTGCATCTGCACTATTAATATCTACTGCCATACCATATTCATGTAATGAATATCCAGGTCTGTTTGCAGGACTACCCTTACCATTTATAAAATTATTATATAATTTTTGCTGTGATTCCATACTTCTATAACCAGAAGCTACAATAAATTGTTTTTTATATGTATTAAAATAGTCATAAGCCATTAGATTTAAATTGTATAAAAGGTTTGAATCTAATTTTCCTATACCAGTATTAAATGGTTCAGTACCACTATATGAAAAATAATATTTAGATGGATCAAAACCTTCTAAAGTAAGACTTGACTTTGTTGTAGTAATACCATATTTTTTAACATGAGCAACTCCTTCTGATGTTAATTTTGCCCTACCTACATGTTTTTGTAGTACAGAATTTACTCTTCCTACTATAGTAGATGGTGTTGAAACATTTGCAGTATTTTTTTCTGTTTTCTGTGGTTCTATATCAAATTGACTCAAAACTGTCTGATTTTGAAGTTTTTTATTCACATTAAAAAATTGTGCTTTTGTCAACCTATTAAGATCTTGTACATCTCCAATATTATAACTTTGTGAAGCACTTTTATCATATACTACTTTATATAATTTATCACCAAATAGTGATGTTTTTTGTTTCCCTTTTTTGTCTTTTAATGGTTCTAAAGAATTGTCCAAAATCATTTTTTTAAAATCATTTAATATATTAGATGGTAGGACATCATCTATGTTATCATTAAAATCATCATATGTTACTTCATAAGAATTTGAAAAATAATACATTGCATTGTGTACAAGCCTTATAAATCCTTGTCTTACATGTTGTTTTCCAAATATTGAATTCTTTACCATTGAATATAGTTTTGGATCTTTTTCCTTCATTAAACTTAAAGATTCAAAATAATAATTATCAACAAATTTATTAGTTTTAGCTTGAGTTGTGATGTATTCAAAAATAATTAATAAATCAGGTCTTAATTTATCGTAAGTTTCTGAGTTTTTTGATAATAAAGTTGGATCCATGTTATCAAGATCTGTATATAAGTATATAGGTAATCCGTTAACCAAAACACTTCCATCTTTTTTTATTTTTTCAGCTATGCTTAAACTTAATTTCATTATACCATCTTTAGCCATTTTAAAAGTGCTAACTATAACATCTTCAAATACAAACACAATTGCATTTTTAAGCATAGTTTCAAGTGTATATAGCTCATTATTTTCTTCTGTTTTTAAAGCTGCACCAGCAGATATTAATGTAACATTTACTAATCCACCTTTACTAAATACTAATTTTGGTACAACAGTAATAACTCTAGAACCTGATCCTACTAACCTTACAGGTGGGAATAACATTGCAACAGCACCTAATGTCTTTAGAATGTTTATTCCCATTTGCTTATATAAAGACTCATTATTAAATCTTCCATATAAAATCATATAATAAGGGATTCCATTATTAGACATATAATCTAGCAAAGGTTTAAATGTATCTTCAGTATAATTTAATATTTTAGCAATAGTTTCAATAGAAGCATCTTTTAAAGAATTTGCGTCTAATGAAACCATTTGGCCATCTATTTTAATAATATCACTCATCTTTATCCTCGTTTGTTAACAATTCAATTTCAAAAGGATATAAACTATCAAAATCTGTTTTACTAAAACCTAATTGTGATATAAAATATTTAAGTGTAGAATAATACCATTCCAAATCAAGCATTATAATATAGTTTTCAAATAAATCTTTTAATTCTCTTATAGCTAAAACATCATTATTACACATAATACATTTTACTTTAGCACATAATTTTAAATCACCATCATCATTTAATTGATTTAAAATAGAGTTATAATCTTTTAATGGTAACTCATTACATAACTCAATATTTTGTTTTGAAATAGTATGTTTTTTATTGTTAATTTCAACTTCAACAGTTTTTGGAGGTATAAATTCTAAATTCTCTCTTATGTTTATTCTTGTATCAATAGGATTACCACAATGTGGACAAGTTAGTAGTATATCACTATAATCACCATTAGCATAAGACGATAATATTATCATAATATATAATCTTGAAATATAATCCAAATCTTTTGTTTGTGGTATCAATATATCAGCTATTTTATTTACTTGATCTTCTAATGGTAGTTCAATCCAATCAATAAATTGATGTAATATACCTATTTCATCTTTTATCTTCCATACATTTAAACAGTAATGCCTATTATTAATGATAATATCTTTTGTCAAAATAAATTCCTTCTAACAGATTCAGGTAATTCTTTTAATTCAACATTTATTTCACTATTACAATTTTTACAAGAGCAACTTTTAATAATACTATGTTTTGGTATAGAATCTCTAAAATAATCAAATATTTTATTAAAACATGATAATGGGAGTTCATTAATATATTTTTCAAATATAATATAATTACCTCTTAATTCTTCACCATTTATAGAAATATAATCAATCATATAGTATAATTCTAATAATCTCTTCTCGTGGTCTATCATGTTTTTTGTTTCTGTAATAAGGCATAAAGAGTCATCTTGTGATAATTCTTTTTTAAAATAAATTGTAACAATAATATTATCTACATTTATTTCAATAGGTTCTAACGAGTATTCGGTTATAGAGATATCATCATTAGTAAATTTTATGTTATTCATTTCATTACAGTATGGGCATTTAAAACTAGAATCTATTTCACTACATACTTCAGAGAAATATTTCTTAAAAAATAGAAATCTAGCCTCATCATTTGTAATATATTTAGGTTGGTTTAGGCATTTATATACTAAAACATCAATAATATCGCTGTCATAAACATAATTATTATCATTATATAATTTATTTAATAAAATGGAATGTTTTCCTTTCCAAACTTCTAATTCCATAGTTTCCTCTCTATAAATATTACCAATATTTATAGAGAGGGTTTTATGGGTATATTAAATACAGCTGTTGGTGCAATATCAGATTTTTTTGGTGGTGATAAAACACAATCAGCTATAACTGAATTAGCACAAAAAATACAAAAAACATATGGTATTAATTTTGATTTAGAAAGTTTATATAGCATTGATACTTTTGCTTTAAAAAATGAAGTTCCTGGTGCTGGTAGAATCAATATTCTTGACTTACCAAATATGGATATATTGATACAAAGAGTTTCAATAGATCCTATTTCATTTGCTGAAATAAATGAATGGATAGGTTCTAGTTGGGTTTATACCCAAGGACGACACGAATTACAACAATTAACTATAACTTTTAGAGATAGTGATGGTGGTTTTTTATATTCAGCTTTTAAAAAACTTACTGGTCATTTAAAAGATCAATATCCAGATGATCAGATGTGGATCATTAAGATAAGGAAAAGAACATTAAGAGAATCTAGGAATTACATAAATCAATCTGTACAAAACAATGAATTTAAAAATGGTGGACATGTTATTATAGATACACAATGTGCTATGATAAGAAGTCATGGTGGATTATCACTTGATCAAAATAGTAATGGTTTGGCAACATTTGATGTAACATTTTTGTTTGACCCTTTTCCACCACAAATAAGCTATTAAATATAAATAAAAATAAAATGGAGATTTTATAAATGGCTATTACAAACTATACAGAATTTGAAAAGTTATGCCCTAAAAATGGTGAAATTGCAGATCAAGATGTCCTAGGGAAACCTAGTTTACAATTAAAAAGGGAACTTGATACTGTTATATCTCAAGTGAATTCAATTATTGGTATTGCTGATCCATTAAATTGGGATGCAGGTACAACATATACACAGAATCAAATAGTAAAATATAACAATTCTATATATGTTTCTTTATCTGATGGAAATAGAGGAAACCAACCAGATACAAGTGCATCAAAATGGAAAAAAATAAGTGGAGGTTCTATATCATCTTCTGTTAATATAACAGTTAGTTCAAGTGATTATAATACTCCAGTTACAGAAGTTTCCGATAATTCTCTTTCATTAAAACCTTCAAAAGTATATGTTAATGGAAACCTTATTCCAACAACAAATTATACACATGATGGTACTTTAACAAAAATAACATTTATAAATGGAATGTCAGTGTATAAAAATGATGTTGTTACAGTAGAATATTAATAAAAGTAGGATATATCCTACTTTATATTTTTTAATGCAGTGTTCAAATTCTTCTTTAAAATCATCCAGTTAGTTTCATTTGCTAAGACTCTAATATATTCATTAGCAGTGCATAAATTAAAATCATATGTTTTTTTATTTAATGAAAATGTTAGTGTTTTTGTTGTATTATCATATTTATACTGAAATGGAATATTTTTTTCATTTTCAACATATCCTAAAACCCCTCTTTTTACTTCAACAGGTGTTTTATCAAAAGCATATAATATAATTTTTATAATAGTTATAAGTTTATTACCTTTTAAGAGTTTTTGTATCTCTTTTTGTAGTAATTTTGACATAAAACATAAAACTAATGGTTTTTTTGATGATATAGTTTTTTTAAGCTCTTTAACCATATTTTTTTCAACAAAAGTCATTATAAACCTTTCTAATAAATATTTTAAAATATTTATTAGAAAGAAGGATATACAATGGATAAACAGTTAATAAAAGATATAACTATAAACGGCTTATCACAATTTGCAAAAGGACATGAAATAGAAGCTATAACTGAAACATTGCAAATAGTACAAGAATATAATATTGAACATCATAGTCATAACTTTGAGTTTGATGTTGAACCAATTACAAGTTTGGAAGACTTTATAAAAGAAATTAATATATTAATTACATATGAAGATTTAAATGTGTTTCATGAAGTATTAGTTGAAAGCTTAAAATATTATAATAATTAAGGTGCTTTTAAGTTATTAAATAGTATAATTATAAATAGTATAATTATAAAAAGGAGATTTTACATGAACATTTATACAAAATATCTTAATGAGCCTACTAAAAGTAGTGTTAAATTGAATGAAGCTGACATGGACTTTGATGATTTTATTTCTGAAGTAAAAGAAATTGCAGGTACAAGCGGAGACAAATTGCATAATCCTAGAACCTCGCCTGTTTTTGGAAATTATATGTATTCTTTATGGATAAATGATGATGGTATAGACGCAGAAAAAGCTTGGAGGATGTTTGAAGAGTTGTATATAATGGACTCTAGAAAAATTATACAGTATATTGAAGAAGATGATTATGACTGGTATGTAAATAGGCTTAAAGATGAATACAATATGTCATTAGATGATTTTAAACAAATGAATGAGTATGATCAAATAAGAATATTTTGTGAGATACATAATTGTCAATTCATAGAAGGAACAGATAATAAAATGTATGTAATGTTACCAAAATATATTTAGTATTTTATGTATTGTGGTATTAAACCACAATACAACTCTCTCCCATAAAATTATCTTACAATAACTCCGTGAACTTTATATTTCTTGTGAAAATAAATCAAACCAATTAAGATATTTTTAAGAAATTAAGTGATACAATTCTCTAAAAAAGGAGAATTGTATGAGTATTAAACATGTAATTTCAGATAGTTCATTTGGAATACCAAAACCTGGATTTGCTTTAAAAAATAAGTTTATATGTGATAATTATAGTGAACAGTTAGAAGATATAAAAATCCCAATTGATAAATTAGATGAATTACTAGATGAAATAAAAACAGTTTTGAAAACTTCTTATTATGAATGGAATGGTATTGAAGGTGATAAAAGTGTATTTGTTTTTAGGTTATCTAACATATATATTGAAATAACTTATAAAATAGGCAAATATGTCAAGTTAGATATGTATTCAAATAGTATAAATTTCTTAAAAGGAGTTTATAACAATATTTTAGAGAAATATATTACTGGTACTGATGAGTTATTAATCAAAATAAAGAGTTTTTATGAAGAAAAAGGGGAATTAGTATATGTAGATTCATCTAAAACTAAAGATAATTATAAAAATATTGATTATGATTATTACCCTTTTCTAGATTTGAATGAAATGTTTATACAGTTTTTATTTGCAAATAGTAATATTTTAATATTATATGGCCAACCTGGAACAGGGAAAACAAAACTTGCAGAATGTTATTTAAACTTTTTGTTAAATTTGGATTATAAGAAATACAAACATCTTGAATTAGAAGAGAAAGTATTTGATAAGTCAGATGATGACGGTAATTGCATAAATGTTGCAGTTGTAAAGAATGAGAGTTTATTAGCTGGTGATGCGTTCTGGAATGAGTTATTAGCAAATAGGTACAATTTAGTATTATTTGATGATTTAGATTATCTATTGCCTAGATCTGATATTCAAAATGGTATAGATGCACAACGAAATCAATTTATGTCACACTTTTTATCATTTACTGAAGGTATAAATAATGATATTACATGTAAAACAAAGTTTATAATTACAACAAATAGAAATATTAATGAGATTGATCCGGCATTATTAAGAGCAGGTAGAACATTTGATATATTAAACCTAAGAACATTGACTAAAAAAGAAGCCTTAAAAATATGGGAAAATAATGGTTTACCTAAAAAATCATTCAACAAATTAATAAATGATAATATTCTTCAGTGTAATTTAAGTAATATTATAGAAGGAGAAAAATATAACATTGCTTGTAAAAATAATTTTAAAAATTATCTAAAAGAAAATGACATATCACATATGAAAAATATAAACAATAAAAAGATAGGGTTGATTTAGTGAATATAAGAGGACTATCTAAATCCTCTTATGTGTAGATTAAGCAAAATTTAAGTTAATGTTTGATATGATATTATTAATAAAGTTAAAAGGAAAATAATGATAGAAAATAAGATTGTACATGCTGAAAATGAAGTTGAGTACTATCTAAACTTACCTCATCTTATAACTGGTGCATTAACATCATTTAATAATACAGTTAAAGTCTTAGAAAATAACAAAATTGTTAACAAAGAAATAGTGTATAATCAAACATTAACAAAACAAATAGATGAAGCTATTCAAAATTCAATCGATGAATTTACCAGAACTGGTGGAAAATACGCTAATAAAATATCATTGAAGATTGATAAAGATAGTGGTATAATAACAATATCAGATAATGGTAGAGGATTACCAATAGATACTTATGTTATGGCAACTACCAAGTTTAGAACATCAAGTAACTATACCTTTTTAGAAAAAGAAAAAAAAGACAGAATCACAATAGGTGCGCATGGTATAGGTTCTAAATTAATACCATTATTTAGTTCTGAGTATCAATTAACAACAATTACTCTTGAAGGGGATAGAGGTATTGTAAAATGTTTAAACAATATGTCTATAATAGAGCATAAAGAAGACAAAGCGCCTGCTTCATCAACACATGGTGTTATAATTAAGTTTAAACCAGATTTTGAAAGGCTAGAATTAAAAGAAATCAATGATGACTTAATAAATCATATACATGCGTTACTTATAAACATAGCTTATTCAAATCCTGGTATAGAATTTACATTTCAGGGAAAACTAATTAAAGTAAAAGAGTTTAAAGAATTTATAAAATATTACTCTGATAGTTTCTCAATATTGCAAAGTGATGAAAACTTAGAACTTGCTATATTTCCTACTGATGAGTATAAGTTTGTGCATATTGTAAATTCACTTGATTTAAATAAAGGTGGGGTAGCATTAGATTATATTTCAAACAATATTGTAAATGCTTTTGGTAATCGTTTAAGAAAGGGATACTCCAAAATTACAAACACAGCTGTAAAAAGCAGGATAGGTGTCATTCTAATTCTTAAAAATAAAAAGAATTTAAGATTTGGTGGAGGCCAAACAAAAGAGGAAATTAAGAATACTATAACCGAATTAGGAATACCTACATTAAAATACATTGACTTTGCTGAACTATTATTCAAAAATACACACATTAAAGACCCAATAATTGAGTTATATAAAGTTCAACAAGAATTAGAAAATAGAAAACAAAATATTTTTGAAAGAAAAGAAGCTAAAGAAAGATTTAATCCTAAATTTACTAAACATACTAAAGATCCTAAATTTATGTATATAGCGGAAGGAGATAGCGCACTTTCTTCTTTAATACAAGCAGTAGGTAGAGATTGTAGTAGTTTCTTACCTTTAACAGGTAAATTACAAAATGCTTTAAAATGTTCTACAGCACAATTATTAAAAAATCAAAGAGTTATGGATATTGTAGAAGCTATGGGTTTGGGGTTACCTGAAACAAAATATGAAAACATGGTAATAGCTACCGATGCTGATTTGGATGGAAACCATATTGCATGTTTAATTACAGCACTAGTTTACAAATTACAGCCAAACTTACTAACAGAAGGTAGAGTGTATAGATTAAAAACACCTATTATCTCAGTGTTACAAAATGATAAGTTAATTAAATGGTATTATACATTAGGTGAATATCAAGCAGATGCAGAAAACTTACCTAAAAATGCTGAAGTTATATACATGAAAGGATTAGGAAGTTGGTCTGCAGCTAATTATAATATTGTTTTTGCAAAAGATGGTATAGACAATTGCTTAGAAAAAATTGAGTGGAAAGCTAATGATGAAAAAGTTTTAGAGCAGTGGATGTCAGATAATGGCATTGATTTTAGAAAACAAACATTAAGTACAAAATCATTTAATATTGAAAACTTATAGGCCTTCAGTATGACAAACCAAGAGAAAATAGAGTATTTACATACTCTAGGCTTTCAAGTAATATCTGAAAATCTAACTACTAATTTAATAGTAAAATGTTCCAAAGAGCATGTATTTAAGCGAGAATTTTATGATTTTCAAAAAGGATATACAGTATGCCCTACATGTGAAATAGAACAAAAAATAACTTTTTTAAATAGTTTAGGTTTTGAACCTATATCTGAAAACTTAGGAAAAAAGTTAGAAGTAAAATGTCAAAAAGGGCATATTTTCAAAAGAACATTTGGGAGTTTTAAAGATGGTATTTTAAGTTGCCCTGAATGTAAGAAAAAAGAAAAATATGATTTCTTAAAAGAGTTAGGCTTCGAGATTGTGTCTAACAATTTAGGCACTAACTTAGAAGTAAAATGTGAGAAAGGTCATATTTTTAAGCGTCCATATAAGAGTTTTAAAAATGGCCATATTAATTGCCCTATATGTGAAACAAATAATAAACATAGTTTTATTAACAATTTGGGTTTTGAAATATTATCTAGTAATCTAACTAATGATTTAGAAATAAAATGCCAAAAAGGACATATATTTAAAAGAACATTTAACAGCTTTAAAAATGGACAGCAATTCTGCCCTATATGTGAAGCAGAAAATAAAAATACTTATTTAAACAGTCTAGGGTTTATAATTATGTCTGATAACTTAGCGGATAATTTAGAAGTAAAATGCCAGCAAGGTCATGTATTTAAAAGGACATTTGGTAATTTTTCAAAAGGTCACCATTTGTGCCCGTTTTGTTATCCAAATTATAGTACATTCGAGCAAGAAGTTAGGGAATTAACAGGTGGAACTAATAATTGGGAGATATTGAATGGAAAAGAATTAGATATTTATTTGCCAGAATATAACTTAGCAATAGAATGTAATGGTGATTTTTGGCATAGTGAATCAATGAATAAAGATAAGAAATATCATCTAACTAAAACAGAAAAATGTGCTGAGAAAAATATTCAGCTTATTCACATTTTTGAGTCATCTTGGATAGAGAAAAAAGAAATATGGAAGTCAATTATAAACAACAAACTAGGAAAATCAGAAAGAATATTTGCAAGGAAATGTGTTTTAAGAGAGGTACCCAAAATAGAAGAAAAAGAGTTCTTAGAAAACAATCACCTCCAAGGCTTCACTGGTAGTTCTATCTGTTATGGACTCTATTATCAAGATAAGCTAGTTTGTCTTATGAGTTTTGGTAAACCAAGGTTCACAGATAAGTATGACTGGGAGTTAATTAGATTGTGTACTAAGAAGAACACAAATGTTGTAGGTGGTGCTTCTAAAATAATTAAACACTTCCATAAATATAATCCTGGATCACTAATAAGCTACTCAGATAGATTATATTCTGATGGATCAATCTATAAACAATTAGGGTTTGAATTTAGTCACTACTCAGAGCCAGGATATTTTTACATTAAAGGTAATAACAAATATTCAAGACAACAATTTATGAAACATAAACTTAAAGATAAGTTAGAAAAGTTTGATCCAAATAAGACAGAATATGAGAATATGGTGGAAAATGGATATTATAGAATATGGGACTGCGGTCAAGGGGTATGGGTTAAGGAAATTTTAAGTTAAAATGTTATATAATATATAAAATGAAAGGATAGAAATGAATATTAATACATTATTTAATGATAATTTATGTCAATATGCTTCATATGATAACATTAGAAGTATAGCAAGTTTAATTGATGGATTTAAAAATTCAGGTCGTAAAATAGTTTATTTTAGTAAAGACTTGACTAATTATAAAAAAGTTTCAACATTAAAGTCAGAAATAGCATATAAATCACAATATTTGCATAATGAAGATATTTTACCTGATATAATTACAAATTTTGCAAGAGATTTTGATTGTGGTCCTGTTACATTACCATTATTTAAACCATTATCAGCTATAGGATGTAGGACTTCACCAACATCAGCTCAACCAAGATATTCTTCTATAAAAAAATCAGATTATTATGATCTTTTATTTAATAAAGACGATGAAGAGATTTTAGATCATCAGTATTTTGAAGGACAAAAAATAGAACCAAAGTTTCTATTACCTACTTTACCATTAATATTATTAATTAACAATAACGGTATGGGTGTGGGTTTTGCACAAAATATAATGCAAAGAAGTGCTGAAGATGTTAAACAAGCTATTAAAGACATTTTAGATAATAAACAACCGAAACCACTAGTCCCATATTTTAAAGGTTATAAGGGTACTGTTGAATTACTTAATACAGAACATGGTAAAAAACAATGGAAATTTAAAGGTGTTTATGAAAAAATAGATACTTATAATTTAAAAATAACAGAAACAACACCTTATGCTACTAATGAGAGTATGTTAATACATTTTAACTCACTAAAAGAGAAAAAAATAATAAAAGATTATAAAGACTACTCACTAGGTGACAATTTTGAATATGTAATAAATGTAAGTGGAGATTTTTGGAATAATCAAAATATTCATAAATTATTAGGAATAGAAACAACTGATACCGAAAATTTTACTTGTGCTGATAGAAACAATTTTATTAAAACCTATAAAGATGAGATTGAGATTTTAAAAGAATATATAGATGTTAAATTAGAGTATATACAAAAGAGAAAACAACATAAATTATCTAAATATTCAGACCAAATTGAACTGATTAATAATAAAATAAAATTCATCCAAGCAGTTTTGGATAAAAAGGTTATATTTGAAAGAAAGAAAAAAGAAGATATTATCAAACAAATAAATAATATAGGTATAATTCATAATATTGATACACTTATAAATATGCCTTTATATTCATTAAGTGAAGAAAGTATAAACAATTTAAATGAACAGTTGAATGGTTTGCAACAAAGTTTTAATGAGTTGTCACAAAAACACGTTAAAGATATTTGGTTGGATGATATAAATAAATTATTTGAAAGATTATGATGCAATCATAATCTTGATATATTCATTAATAAAATGAGTATATCAAGGTTATGGTAAGCTTATTATGTTAATTTTCTCTTTACTTCTAAAGAGACCATAGCCTGAGTAATAAAATAGAACACATAAGGTTAATACGCAGACCTAAAATAAGGTCCCTCCTTTCAATCTTCAGATACTCTTAACCTGGTGTTCTCTAAATATAAAAGGAATGATATGAAATTTAATTGTAAAAATTTTGCAAAAGCATTATTTTACTCAAAAGATATTAACTATCTTATAAAATTGTTTAAATATGCCAAACAGGAAGATAAAAAACAAGCGATGCAGATTTTATTATGGGCCAGAGATGTAAATGGAGGAAATATAAAGAATTCAATTTTACTTTTAAAATATATCGCTGAAAAAACAAACAATATTAATGACATGTTTTTAGCATCTGTTGTAAAATATGGCTGTTTTAAAGATTTAAATGAAATGTATAAAGTTGCAAGTAATTCTAACAAAGAAAAAATATTGGCATTTTATTCAAAAGAGTTGAGATTAAAAAACCAGTTAGCTGCAAAATGGACTCCAAGAAAAGGACCATTATTTTACGCATTAGCAAATAGTTTGTGTTTAAAAATTGGTGACTTTAGAAGATACATTACAAGTTTATATATTTCAGTAGAAGCAAAAATGTGTGATAATATGTGGGATAGCATATCATTAGATGAGATACCAGAAAGAGCTATAAAAAAATATAAAAAAGCATTGGAAAAAAGATTGAAAATTACTATTTATTGTAGGAGTCCAAAACAAAGAAGACTAAAATTTAAGGGGTGTGAAAAATTACTAAAACAATATTACTAGAATATTGGAAAAACTATAATGAAAAAGCTAACATATATTGTTATGTTTTTATGTATTGTATTTACAACAACATCGCAATCAGTTATTTTTCATGCTAAATATAATTTTGAAGACATTATTCAAGAAAGGTTATCATATTTAAAACAAAATATGATAAACCACATTTCAAAATATAATAATAAAAACGCTACTGAAATAACAAACTACATATTTGAAGCATCTTTAAAATATAATATAAATCCAGTTTTTATAATGTCGTTAATACAATCAGAATCATACTTCAAACATAAAGTAAAACATAAACATAATAATGTTAAGGGAATAAGTGGAATAAATTACAAAATGTGGAAGATGGTATTAGCCAAACATAATATAAAACATATAAACTCGTTAAAAAATCAAATAGAAGCTACTGCTATTATAATAAATGATATTAAGCAAAGATATAAAACTAATGATGACTTAGAAATATTACATTATTACAAGGGAAGGGGGTATGACAAATACTTGAATAAAAGTGGGTTAGATTTAGCCCAGTATAGTTATAACATGTATATAAAAAATATTAAAATAATATACAACTAAGATAACCTTAAGGTTAAATGTTGTATAATTTCAAATATAATAAAGGAGTAGTAATGACTATAAAAAATAAAATTAATGATATTAATAAAATATTACAGTCTTATGTTGGAGAGTTGGTGTTATCTGATATTGATACTCAGAAAATAGTAGAAAATCTAACAGAATTGGAAACTATTATAAAAGATGCTATTAATAAGCAATCAAATAATAGTAAATTAATATTAGGATAAAAAATGAGTTATAGTTTTGAACAGTATTGTAATAGTAATAATTTTAATGAGTTTCAGATATACTTAATAACACAACTTGGCTATATAAACAATAAAAATGTTGTTGCTATACAAGATCCCGAGTATATGGATGTATTTAAAGCTATTAAACAAGAGTATTATAAAGCATCATCATATAAACACAGCGATAAAGAAGAGGTGATACCTGAGCATTATACTAAACTGGTAATAGAACCCATTGATTTTATATATAAAAATAATTTGAATTTTTGTGAAGGTAACATAGTAAAATATGTTTCAAGACTTGGCAGTAAAGATGATAATAAATCAGAGTTAAAGAAAATATTTTTCTATTTTGATTATTTGTTGCATGGTAATTATGATTTGACTAAGAAAACCTTTAGTTAAAGGTTTTCTTAATATAAATTATTATATAATAACTAAAATTAAGGAAGGTTATATGAAATATGTATTTATAGGTGGTGGTGTAGCAAATATATACACTATCTGCTATGGTATTATGAATAATATTATTAATATGAAACATGATGAAGTAATTGTTATTGAGAAAGGGAAACACATTAATGATAGGATACCTACAATAGATATTGTAAATGGTCTCCTAGGTGGTGGTGCATTTAGTGATAATAAGAATGTATTTTCACTACATGATGATCAACCTATATTTGAGTATATTAATAAGCAACAAGTTTTAGAATACTATGATTTTTTTAAAAATAAATTATTTAAAATGTTTTTACCAGAAAATGCTTCTATACACATAACACAACCAGTTGAAACAGGATCAAAGTTTGTAAGTGGTTATGGTGATATAGCTTTAAAACAATCTGAGTGTTATCATGTAGGTTCAACTTTGGGGCTTGAAATGTGTAAAAACATGATAAAATGGCTTGAAGATAAAGGTGTTACAATTTATTGTAACTCTACATATATTCCTTCAAAACTAGATAAATGCATAACAGTAAGAGATACAAATGGTGTTGAATCATATATAACTTATGATAAACTTTTTATAGGTCTTGGTAGAAGTGGTATGAAAGATATTAAAGAAACCTTTGAATTAAACAATATTAAATCTGTTGCTGACCAAATTCATATAGGATTTAGATTTGAGTGTGAATATAATAATACAATTCAAGAGCTAGCAAACAATATTCAATACGATTTTAAGTTCTCTAAAAATATTAACAAAAATTATCTTAAAGAGTTAAGAACATTTTGTGTTAATCATGGAACAGCAGAAGTTGTAACAGAAAAAGTAAAAGGGTATTCTATTCCTATTAGAGAACAAGCAAATGGACACGCTTATGGATTACATGTAAAAAACAAATGGACTGGAAAATCCAACTGGGCTATTTTAGGTTCTTTTAAAAATGTAAATGTAGAAGATTATTTATCACAAATAGAAACTATTACTAATGGTAAAATTTATGAATTAAATCAGAACTCATCTTTAGAGTTTTTAAATTATTTTGATAACTTAGGTGACTCACTTTCAGAATTTATTAAGGAACTTTGTGATATACTACATATAAAGGAATGGAAAGGATATTTTCCAGAAATAAAAATAATAGGTCCTAGAGTTAATTATAATAATAATTTTACAGTACAGGATTTTGGCAAAAATATCTTTTTTATAGGTGATTCAGCTATTACAAGAGGTATTATTCCAGCTGCTGTAACAGGCATTCATGCATTATTAAATTGAAAGAGGTAAAAATGAAAAATATAGAAATTTTAAATATGGTTGAAGAGTTGGTGAAATTAAACCCAATATTGTTGATTAGTGAAAATTTTTCTCATACTTATGAATTATTAAAAGAAAATGTTAGAGAAAGTAAAAGTATGGAAAATAAAAAAATCAAATTGAACTGTATATCTGTTAAATTAGATGATGATACAAAACTACCATGTTATGGGACTGTTTTGTCAGTACTTATGAAGGATAATTTAGAAAATATAATAAATAAAAACCCACAATCATTACTTGAAATATCTTTTAAAATAAGTATTAATGTATTACTTGACCTAATTGATAATTTTGTAGAAATATATGATTTTAATAATGAATCACTACTTTTAATTAATAGGATAAAAATATGTGTGTATTAAAAATATGGCTAGAAGACAGTAATGCAAAATTACCAGAAATATCAGTAATGGGCTCTGCTTGTTACGATATATTTTCAATAGAAGACAAAACAATTCAACCTGGTGGGTTTGAGTATGTTGAAAATGGTGTTAGATTAATAATTCCAGATGGATATTATATAAGATTTAACACTAGAAGTAGTCTAGGGTTTATAAAAGATTTATTTGTTTATCCTGGTATATTAGATGCTTCTTGGAGTGGAAATTTAAAAGTAAAAGTGTATAATTTTGGTAAGGAACCATACACTATAAAAAAAGGTGATAAGTATTGTCAGTTTGAGTTATTAAAATGTAATGAAAGTAAAATAGAAAACATATCAAAAGATGATTTTGATAACATTACAAAAAATTTAGTTAGAGGTAATAACGGTGGATGGGGAAGTAGTGGAAAGTAAAACAGAGCTTTTTAATAAGCTCTTTGAATTTAGAAAACAAAAAGATATGATGGATGATTGTATTTTAGATGTTATAATTGAATTTGGAAATCATATTAATATGGAGCCTGAATTAATAGCATCAGAATTGTCTGACTATGCAATATTCAGGGATATTGTTGAGAAAGACTTGAAAAAATTCAAGTTTACAAGATATGATCTAAACCAAAGCGACATAGATATATGGGAGTAAGGAATACTGCATGAAATTGCACTATTATGATATTTATAATATTTCTAATGGAGTGTTTCTTACATTTCAAAAAAACTTAAAAGAAAAATTATTATGTGTATCTCATAGCAAAGATATAATGGATAAAAAAATAGGTTTTTATCCGTTAAACTTTTCTGATAGAGGTGACTTCATTTTATTGTGTGTATATATAATGTTTAAATACAGTCCATCTAGTATTTATGGTTTATGTGATTATTTAAGAAATTACAATAAAACAGAATATGAGAAGTTTAAAAACACAATAAAATTCTATAAAAATATAATAAAAAAAGACATAACATCATTAGAAGAGAAATATAAAAAACCAATGTTTAAAGAAGTAATGCGTGAATATAATAAAAAACAAATATCTTTCGTTACTGTGTATTGGTATCTAATGTTATATAATATTAAAGATTTTAATGGTATAAACAATACTATTATATGTGAAAGTATTTTGAATGTTTTTAAGTTTTTAAAGTTTACAGATGAATCAAAAGATTACATAAAAACTGTATTTAAACAAATTGAAGGCGAAGTATTATAGATTAAGGTAATTTTAAGTATAATTAATATATAATACAGAAAAAAGAAAGGGATTGATTTGAAAAATATAAACGAAAAAGAATATATATGGGCTGAAAAATATAGACCGTCTAGAGTAGATGATATGATTCTACCAGACCAACTTCATTCAAAAATAAAAGAATGGATTAATTCTGGTGAAATACCAAACCTTGGTTTTTTTAGTAATACACCTGGAACTGGAAAAACTTCATTAAACAAAGCAATATGTGATGAATTAGGTGCAACTCATTTATTCATTAACTCATCAAAAGAGAGTGGAGTGGATCTTGCTAGAAATAAAATTACATCATTTGCAAGCAGTGTTTCAATAGATGGTTCATTAAAAATTATATCTTTATCAGAATGTGATGGGATGACAAATGAATTACAACGCTCAATCCGTGATATAATAGATGAATATACCCAAAATTGTAGATTTATATTAACAGCAAATTATACTGATAGACTAATAGAACCTATTTTGACTCGTGTTACATGTATAGACTTTGATAAAGAGTTTAATGATAATAAAACTGAACTAGGTGTTAAAATACTTGATAGATTGGAATTTATATTACAAAATGAAAAAGTAGAATATGATAAAAAAGATTTACAGAAACTTATTCAATGTTTTTATCCATGCATTAGAGAGATGTTAATAGTTATGCAGCATAATACTGTTAATAATAAATTAGTGATAGATGAAAAAGTATTTGAAAATATTAATAATTATTCCAATTTAGTCGAAGCTTTAAAGAAGAAAGATTATACTGAAGCTAGAAAAATTATAGCACAAACAGTAAGTTATAGTGGTTTTTACCAGTATTTGTTTAAAAATGTTGATAAACTTTTTGAGTTAGAAAGCATACCACAGGCTGTAATGCTTATAGAACATTATAGCGATCATGATAGGACAAGTAGAGATAGAGAATTATGTCTAAGTGCTTTAGTAGCTGCTCTTATAAAATATGATATAAAATATAAATAATTGAAAAAGATATAATATGATATACTCAAAATTTTTAGTTGAATCTATAAATGATTTAAAAAACAACGATAAAAATATTAGCAATAATATTACTAGTTTAATACTTCCAATAGCTAAAGCTAATTTAAAGGTAAATGTTAGTTATGGTAAAACTATATTAGACAGTTATGAATTAAGTTCTATAGTTAATGACTCTGATATACAAATTCTGATATCATTCTTTGTTAAAGAACGAACTGCTCGAATAAGAATAAACTTAATAAAACCTTGTATAACAGTGAGAGTTACTGGCATAAAAGAAGATATTTTAAATGAAATATACGAAAAAGTAGCAAATATAAGTTTTGATGGAGAAAAATACCCTCCTATTATAATTAATTTTGATGAAAAATCACTACAAAAATTAGCAAGCGTTATAGCATCAAAAGTTGATAATATAAATAATATCATTGAAGATGAGCTATATGATTGGGAATATTATGAAGGTGATATTGGTTCAAAAGTAAGAGTTGGTTATGATGATAACTCAGCTATGAAAATAAAAAATTATGAAGGTGAATGGGAAATTGTTATTGATAACTTTGGTGCTGAATTTGATTTAGAAGACTCTGATTTATATGTAAAACCTAAAAAATAAACATGTTTGATACTCGTTTTTTCGAGTATCAAACATTTAAAGGATGCAAATGTTTAATTTTTTATTTTCATTTATAAAGTCAAACATAATTTATATTTTGTTAGGATCTTTGTTAGTTTTTACTGCTTATAGATATATTTCATTAGAAAAATCAAATGCTATATTGATTGAAAATGAAAAACAATTAACACAAAACATAAAAAATTCTAAAAAGGAATTAGAAGCACTTAAAAATTATAATAATCTTACTATTGAGGTTTTTAGAGAAAAAGAAGTAAAATATAAGGAAGTTCTTAATAACATAAAAAATATTGAGACTAAAATACAAAAATTAAAATTTATGGGAAAGGATGAGAATGAAACACAGTATATTATTGTTAATTTTTAGTGCATTTATGTTTGTTGGTTGTTCAACAGCAACCAAAACAATAACAATTACTGAAAAAGAGTATTTAAAATATCCTCTTGATGAAAAATACATTCCTCATAAAATAGGTGTTAAAATCATGAAACAGAAAATTAATGGTAAAGAATATCTGTTAATATCTCCAAATGATTTTATACTTATACACAATCAATATAAACATCTTGAATTTAACTATAATAATCTTTATAACTCAATAGAGAAGTTTAATTCACAAGTTAAGTAATATTTAAGAATATTTGTAATATAATATTCTTAAATTTATTATACGAAAGGAATAAAATGGTTATTATTAATGATGATAATATATATTTTGTTAGTAAAATAGACTCATTTAGTGTAATTAAAGACAATTCATCTAGTATTGTATTTATTAAATGTGGGCTACAAGAGTACAAGTTTACAATTAAACATAAAACATCAAAAGAAGTATATAATTTTATTATGGAGGCGATAAATGAAGAAAATGTAAGCCAGCATCATGTTGTTATAGATATTAAGAAATTTAGAAAGGATTAAAATGTCATTAATTAATAAATTATTAAAGAATAGCACTCTAAAAGATAGAACTAATAAACTTGAAGATAGTAAATATTTTGGTAAAACTGAATTTGTTGAAACACCAGTACCAATGTTAAATCTTGCATTAAGTGGTAAAATTAATGGTGGCCTAACACCAGGACTAACAGTAATTGCAGGTCCTAGCAAACATTTTAAAAGTAATTATGCACTTGTAATGATGGCTTCATATTTGCAAAAATATCCTGATGCTGTATGTATTTTTTATGATTCTGAATTTGGTATCACTCCAAACTATATGGAAAACTTTGGTATTGATACAACAAGAGTTATCCATACACCAGTTATGAATGTTGAGGAATTAAAATTTGATATTGCAAATCAATTAGAAAATATCGAAGATGGTGATAGAGTTATAATAGTTCTCGATAGCTTAGGAAACTTAGCAAGTAAGGCAGAAATAGAAAATGCTATAAATGAAAAATCAGTTGTAGATATGCAAAGAAGTAAACATATCAAGAGTTTGTTTAGAATTGTAACACCTTATTTGTCTATGAAACAGATCCCTATGGTTGTTGTAAATCATACTTATGATGATATTGGATCTTTGTGGGGTGGTCAAGTGGTATCCGGTGGTACTGGGGTGATTTATAGTGCTGATACTATTTTTATTATTGGAAAAGCACAAGAAAAAGATAGTAAAAAGAATTTACAAGGTTGGCAATTTACAATAAATGTTGAAAAATCAAGATTCATCAAAGAAAAATCAAAAATACCTATTTTAGTTACTTTTGATAACGGTATAAATAAATGGTCAGGTTTGGCTGATCTAGGGTTAGAACTTGGATTCCTACAAAAACAAGGTGATAGTCATTTTAATCCATTTACAGAGAAAAAGTTGTATTTAAAAAGTGCATCACAAGAGCAGCTTGATGAGTTCTTTAGTGAGCTACTCTCTAATAAAGATTTTGTAGATGCTCTAGAATATAAATATTCTTTACTGAATATTACACCTAATAACGAAACTACCGAAAATAATGTTTAGGGTGTATCCCCTAAACATTAATGTGGGGAACACACATGACTAACCATGAAAAAATAATATTTTTAAACAATTTAGGATATAAAGCTATTTCTGAAAACTTATCCAAAAGTTTAAAAGTTGAATGTAAACATGGCCATATTTTTGGAAGAATGTTTGATGATTTTAAAAGAGGTTCTGTAAATTGTCCTGAATGTGATAGACTAGGAAAATTAAACTATTTAAATAATTTAGGTTATAAAGCGGTTTCAGAGAACTTAGCAGATAGTTTACATGTAGAATGCCCAAAAGGTCATATTTTTAAAAGAGCATTTGGTGATTTTAAAAATGGTAAAATTAATTGTCCTAAATGTGATATTCGAAATAAATTAGATTATTTAAATAATTTGGGATATGAGGTTGTTTCAGAAAATCTATCTAAGGGATTAGAAGTAAGATGCTCAAATGGACATGTTTTTAAAAGAGCATTTGGGAAGTTCAAAGATGGCTTTACAACTTGTCCAAAATGTAAAGATGCTAGTAAAATAAATTATATAAACAATTTAGGATATGAAATAATTTCTAATAATTTAGCTGATGAATTAAAAGTAAGATGCATACAAGGACATGTTTTCAATAGAACTTATGGTAATTTTAAACAGGATAAAATAAAATGCCCAGTATGTCATCCAAATACTAGCTCATTTGAAAAAGAAATATCTGACTTACTAGATGACTATATAGAAAATGACTACTCGATTCTAGGTGATAAAGAACTAGATTTCTATTTACCAGATCATAACTTAGCAATAGAATGTAATGGAGACTATTGGCATTCTGAGCAAATGGGTAAAGATAAAAATTATCATTTGGATAAAACAAATAGATGTTTGGAAAAGGGAATACAATTACTCCATATTTTTGAACATTCATGGTACAATAAGAAAGAGATATGGACTAGTATTATAAACAATAAACTAGTAAAGTCTAAGAAGATAATGGCTAGAAAATGCATTTTAAAAGAAGTACCTAAAGTAGAAGAAAAAGAGTTTTTAGACAATAATCATCTCCAAGGATCTACTGGTAGTTCTATCTGCTATGGGCTATACTTTAATAATGAACTAGTTTGTTTGATGAGTTTTGGTAAGCCTAGATTTACAGATAAATATGACTGGGAATTGATTAGATTATGCACAAAAATGGGATTGAATGTTATAGGTGGTGCCTCTAGGTTATTAAAACATTTTCATAAAAATAACCCTGGGTCATTAATAAGTTATTCAGATAGACTTTACTCTGATGGATCAATTTACAAACAATTGGGATTTACATTTAGTCATTACTCTAAACCAGGTTATTTTTATTTTAAGAATGGTGTAGTTTATAACAGACAACAATTTATGAAACACAAACTTAAAGATAAGTTAGAAAGATTTGATCCAAACTTAACTGAATCAGAGAATATGAAAGTAAATGGGTATAATAGAGTATGGGATTGTGGGCAAGGTGTTTGGGTTAAGGATAATCTAAGTTAAAATATTATATAATATAAATAAAAAAGGATGCTTATGAAAATTAAAGAATTAATATGTAAGTTTATAAATTTTAAAACTTTACAGAAAATTATAACTATAGATAGACAGTTTATAATTGAAGGACAAAACGGAATGAAATATAGTGGTGATTTTTTCTTTGTAGATGAAGGTGGATATATTTGCAAAATAAGTGATGGTAGTTGTGTTGGTACAATGGTAAAGAGTAGCAAATGAAATTATTAGTAGCTGGTAGCAGAGATTTTAATGATTATAATTTATTGAAAAATAAAATATTTGAATTAAACATACAACCATCAACAATTGTATGTGGTATGACCCGTGGTGCTGATATGTTAGGTTATCAATATGGTATTGATAATTCTCTTAAGATAGAAAAATATAAACCAAACTGGAATCTATATGGAAAATCAGCAGGATCTATAAGAAATAAATTGATGGCAGATAGTTTAAATAAAGAAACAGATATGGCTATTATTTTTTGGGATGGAATTTCAAAAGGTTCAAAGAATATGATTTCTATTTTAGATGACAAAAAAATAAATTATAAAATAGTTTATTATAAGGAGAAAGAAAATGAATAAACAGTTAGGAATTTATGCAATTATATGTTATTGTGTAATTTCAATTATCATCAATTTTGTTAGTTTGCCTGTTGCTTTTGAAGTGTTTGATAGAATTGGAATACATCTTGAAAACCCAAAAGAATATGCTACAATGGTATTTGAAACATATACAAATATACTTATATGGTCATTTATAGTAATTTGTTGTATTTTATTACTTGTTACCAACAAATATACAACTATATTATATAATATAGTTGTAAGTCTTTCAATTACATATATTGTGTATGACTTTATTTTAAATTGTATTGATTTATATAGCATGTATAATTTAATATATGTTGAACAGTTTTTTGATGTTAATGAGTAAGGATATTACAATATGTTATTGAGTAAAACCAATTTAGTGACAGATAGATCCAAGGAAAAATTTTTCTTTGGAGAATACTCAGGTTTTCAAAGATATGACTGGTATTCACACAATCAATTAGAAAGTTTAGATAGAAAACAACAAGCACAATTATGGTTTCCAGAAGAAATTAGTATGATTCATGAACCAAAGTCATTTATAGAATTGCCTGAGCATAATCAAAGACAAATAAAAGCAAATTTAACTTTTCAAACATTAATGGATTCTGGCCAAAATAGAGGTTTGGACAATATATTAATACCACTAGTAACATCATCAGGATTAGAAGGTTGTTTAAAAACACAGGCTTATTTTGAATATATTCATTCAAGATCTTATTCACATATTATAAAAAGCGTATTTCCAAACCCTACTGATATTTTTGATGAATATTGTGAATATCCTGAAATAAAAACTAGAATTAATGATGAAATAGACACTTATGAATTACTAGAAGGTAATTTAGAAGAAAATGATGAAAATAAATTAAAAATATTAGAAGCTTGTTTAAGAATTCAGTTTTTAGAAGGTGTTAAATTTTATGTAAGTTTTTTAACAACTTATATGATTAATAAATATTCAGCTGGTGGTAACAAAATACCAAATTTAACTAAAATTATAAAATTAATAAATAACGATGAAGATATTCACCTTGTAATTTTTAGTTTTATTATTAAAACTCTTAAAAGTGAGCAACATCAAGGATTTTCACACCTTTTTGATGATAGTTTGTCACGAAAAGCTAGAAAAATAGCAAAAAAAGTTTACCAAGATGAATTAGAATGGGCTGAATATTTACTATCTATGGGTCCTATTCCAGGATTGACTATTGAAAATATTGATGGTTTTCTAAAGTTTTTTGTTGATGATAGACTAAAAAAATGTGGCTTTCAACCTATATGGAATGCACCAAAAACAGACTTAGTCAAAGAATTTCAAGAAATAAAAAATATAAGCAGTGAAAATCAAATGCTTCAAGAAGTTGATAGCATCACTTATTCAAAAGGTGTTATGAAAAAAGATACAAAGTTAGAAGTGTATAATGATGAAATATTAGAAAATGAGTTAGAAAAAATATTGAATGGAGATGGAAATGTTGCCAGTTAAATCACTTACAGAATTAGATGATATTAACATAAATGTTGTTAAAAGGAATGGGACTGTTGAAAAATACAGTCCAGATAAAATGTATAAATTTTTATTAAAAGTGTGTGATAATAAAGAATTATATGCAATGAATATTTTGTCAAAATCAAAAATAAAATTAAGAGATAATATTAAAATACAAGATCTTTATGATGAAATATTATCTACTACTGTGAATGAAATAAGTATGTTATATCCAATGTATGAAAAGTTTGCAGCAAAACTATATATCATTAAATATCGAAAAAACATGGGAGATGAAATATCTCTTGGCAATGTTTTAAGACTTGGCCTTTCATCAGGGATATATTCTAGTGACTTTGTTAATAGTTTTTCAGAAAATGAAATACAAGAATTAGATAAATATATTGATAATAATAGAGATTATTTGTTTCAAAACTATAAAGCTATTAGTATGTTTTATACAAAGTACTGTTTAAATAGAACAAAAACAATAAAATTAGAAACACCTCAAATAACTTATATGAGAGTTGCTATGTTTATTTGTATGAATGAAAATAACAGAGTTGAAAAAATTAAAAGGATATATGACTTAATTTCAACTCACAAATTTACATACGCTACACCTATAATGTTAAACTCTGGTATTAATAAAGGTCAGTTGTCATCTTGTGTATTGGCTAAGATGGGTGATGATTCACATTCAATATTAGCTACAAATGATAACCTTGCAATATATAGTAAGAATAAAGGTGGTACTGCTTGTGATATTTCAGCTTTAAGAGCCACTGGTTCTATTATAGATGGTGTTGGTGTTTCATCAGGACCTATTCCATTTATAAAATTATTAGATTCTACAATATCTGCATGGAATCAAGGTTCTACCAGAAAAGGTAGTTGCTGTGTTTATTACCCAACATGGCATATGGATGTTCAAAACTTGATAATGTTAAAAGATAATGGTGGAACTGAATCTACTAGAGCAAGAAACTTGCAGTATGCTATTAAAATAGATGATGTGTTTGTAAAAAGATGGTATAATAATGAAAATTATACATTATTTGATCCAAAAGATACTCAAAAATTATTAGATAGTTTTGGTGATGATTTTGAAAAATATTATTTAGAATATGAGCAAAAATCAAACATTAGGAAAAAATCAATAAATGCTAGAGAATTATTTGATGAAATTTTAAAGTATAGAGTTGAAACAGGAAATATTTACATTTTCTTTACAGATAATGTAAATAAACAAGGTATGCTAAATAGAACTGTTACACAAAGTAATTTATGTTGTGAGATAGTTTTACCAACATCAGCACCTTATAAAAAAGATGAAAAAATAGTATATTATATGTGATTAAGTCATATTTAAGGGGATTAATGGCATAATTCCCTTATGCTTGAAAGGAGTAGTAAAATGATAAACAAAAAAGAATTAATAAATCATATATATTCAGAAATGTTACATAAATGTTTAAATGGAACTGAAACTGTTGATAACCCATATCATTTAGAAAAAACTGTATTAGATCACACAATAATGGTATTAAATAAGGTTGAAGACTTATTTAAAAATGATAAAGATTATAAAGTTTTAATGTTTGGTGCAGCCTTACATGATTTAGGCAAAATATTTACAAGAGAAGTAGTAACAAAAGATGATGGAACAGTAAAAGTAAGATTTCTTAATCATGAAAATGTTGGAGTATATTATGCTTGTGATGTTTTATCTAAGTTTAATTTAAGTGAAGAAGAGATAATAAAAATAATAAAAATAGTTGCTTATCATGATATTTATAAATATGATATAGATAAATTAAAAAGAAAATTCACTTATGATGATTTGCAATTATTATGTAAGTTTTCAATATGTGATTCATTAGGCAGAGCAACTCATACACCAAAATCAACTGACATATATAAACAGATAAGATTATTAAAACCTTATGAAACAAAACCTATTGATATAACAAAACCAACTATAACAATGTTAATAGGTGTTCCTGGAGTTGGGAAATCAACTTTGTGTAATCAATATGAAAATGTAATTTCAAGAGATGATATATTGATGAGTTATGGTAAAACAAAATTTAATTTAAATACATACTCAGAAATATGGAGTAAATTATCTCAAGATGACCAAAAAGAAATAGATAATATCTTTAAGTTTAAGTTAAATAGACTACTACAACAAGGTAAAGATATTGTAATTGATAAAACAAATACTTCAATGAAGTCAAGAAAGTCTTTGTTAAATTCATCAAGTTTGATTAAAAATTACAACAAAGTTGCAATAGTTATGTTATGCCCCTATAACACAATATTAGAAAGAATTGAAAAAAGATCACTAGAAACAGGTAAAGAGATATCAAAAGATATTGTGGATAATTTCATAAAATCTATGTGTTTACCTACATTAGAAGAGTTTGATGAAATTGTTTTTAAATGGTCAATATAAATATTATGTACCAAATGATATGAAGGAACATAATGATACAGCTTAATTTACTTTGCAGTTATGTAATATTTTCTGTTGTTACTTGTGTTATATTTAATGACATTGATAATAGGGAATATAAAAATATGATAGTAGAGTTTATATCAATATTTATATTTTTTATATTTTTTTGTTATCAGTTAATTATTTATAGAAATTTTAACAGGGATAAAGTTGAAGATAATTTGTGTTAAGGTACATTTAAGGGGATTAATGGTATAATCCCCTTAATATATTATGAAAGGATGTAAAAATATTTTGTTTAGTATTATTTGTTTTATTGTAAGATTCATCTCTTTAGCTTTAACAAAAACTACGCGTAATAAAATGCTTACTCTAAATTATAGGAGGTTTGTGAAATGACACCTGAAAAAGTATAAGAAATATTTAAAAAGTTATAAAAGAAAAAGAATATACTGATGAAAGATTAGAAGAAATAAGAAAAGAAAGAGAATATGTTGAATTTATTGTAAATGAGGGTATTCAAAAAGCAAACAATATATTAAAGGAGTTTAAATGAAACTTATAATTAGTTTATTAATATTAGCTAGTGTGGCTTTTAGTGTAGAGATTTGTTCGTTTAGAAAGTCAGTAAAACTATATCCGTGGTTTAACGAATCTATTGTGTTCTTTTGCATTGATAAAAAATTATTTGTAAGAAATTTTCCTGGACAAACAGATTATGGTTACTCAGTAACTCAAGTGTTTGAAGAAGGTATGAAACCACAAGCTTGTAGTTGCCCAGCAGAGGAGTAGTTGTAAATGGAAAAAGTTATCCATAAAGAAAGTGGCAAAGAATATACATATTTTAAACCCGTATCAAATAAAACAACTGATGAAGTAATGATATTTTATACAGATGGTGTTAATTTTTATGTAAGAACCAAAAACAATTTCTTTGATAAATTTGAAATATTAGAAACTCCAGAAAAATATGATATAATTAAATATTTTCATGATTTAGCTAATAACAAGCTATGGGCTTTAAAAAGACAAGAAGAATTATTAGATAAAGTTTCTAAATTTATTTGCAATATTTATCAAAATATGATAGCATTTAGGCTTGAGAAATATTTTAATTTGTCAATGTTTTTTACATCTTTAAGGAAAATAAATGGAAAAATTTGTCAGGGATAGCTATGGAAATATAGATTATGTAAATGCTCCTTATTTTAATACAGGAAGTATTGCCATTATCGACCCTAATTATATAGAGACAAATAAAAAACTTCACGAAAATCTTAAAAAAACCAGCGACTTGTTAGATAGTATCTATACAAAAAATAATGTCCTAGAAAAAATTATAAATGGACAATTTTAAGAAATTTAAACATTTTTTGTCTTTATATGGTAGATTTCTACAATGTGATTGACCTCAATCAGATAAATGAATGTTTCTAAATAAGCTTAATTTAAGGATATTTTGATACAATATCCTTAAAAGCTTTAAAAGGAAAGATAATGGAAAATATTTTTTGTGAAATATTTAACGCTAATGTTGATATTTTAGTTGTTGATGATGGTATGAAAAAATCTGAAGCAATTATTCAAGTCTTAGAAGATGTAAAGGAATTATATAAAAATGACTAAACAACTTATAGACAAGGCTGAACATCTTGTTGCTAATAAAGATAATTACAGAAAAACTACTACTTATTTTAATGGGCATAAATTAGATTTTTATACTTATATTATTAATGATTATGAAAGGTTTAAAGAAGATGACTCATTCTTCATGAGAGGTCTAATGGTTATAGATGATAAAGAAATTTCTTATCCTTTACAAAAATTCTTTAATATAAATGAAAATGAAGATTGGGTTTTAAGTGATGATGAGCTTTTAGATGATTATATTATAACAGACAAGTATGATGGTAGTTTAATTATACCATTTTTATTAGATGGTAAATTATATTTAAGAACTAAAATGTCTGTTGATAATGATCAAGTATTATTAGCAACAAAGTTTTTAAAAGAAAATAAAGATTTAGAAAATTATTTACATGAAAATCAAGTTTTTATGGAATTAGTGTCGCCTTTAAATAGAGTAGTAGTTGATTATGAAAAAACAGATTTGATTAAAATTGCTATGAATACAGATAAAGGTTTAGTAATATTTAATAAAGAACCTTCTAAATATAGTAATTTTAAAACTTTAAAAGAATTAAGAGAGTATATTAACACCATTGATAATTTTGAAGGTGTAATTTTACAAAACAAGACTACTGGGAAAGTTTATAAATTAAAAACAGACAAATACATTGAACTACACAAAACTTTAGCAGAAGTATTAAGTTATAAAAATATATTTGAATTAGCTTTAACAGAGAAATTAGATGATGTTATACCATTAATAAAACCTATTAAAGAAAAATATGATTTTATAATAGATGTTGTGGATTTAATTGTTAAAAAGCTTAATGTTATTTTAAACACAATAGAACATTATCATTCTTTAAATAAAGAAAATACAAAAGAATATGTGTTTCTTTTGAAAGATGCTAATGTTGAAACTATTGAGTTCAATACTTTAATGGCTTTACATAAAAACAAAATAAAAATAGGTGATATGAATGACTATGTTAAAAATCTTTTATTAAAAAGATATAATACAGAAACAAAAGTAAGGGAATTACTAGAAATAATTGAAGAAAATGATGATTCTTTAATAACTAAAAATATTATTAAGTTTAAAAGGATGTAAAATGTATCACTATAGAGCATTTAGGCCATACATTCATTACTATATTAAAATGGAGGAATACATGCAAAGTTATGATATAAATAAGCAAGTGGAAAAGCTTGTTGATATTGTAAACAATAAAAATATAAAAAAGTTTAAATCAACTTTTAATATTGATGAAACATCACAAGAACCTTATGAAATAGAAATTATTGTTTCTAACAAGAAGATTTGTAAAAAATCATTTGGACAAGCAATATGTAGCTTTCTAAATTTTGGTGTAATTACACAAACATGTAATACAAAGGATGTAAAATGAAAAACTTAATGATTTACTTGATGTGGTAAGTTATATGTTTAATATTTTTAGATTGGATTTTAGAGTTAACATTTAATAGTTATATAGAAGTTAAAAAAGATATTTATGATAAAACAACATCGTTTTATAAATAATACAAAATTAAAGGAGAATTAATGAATATTTACAGTATTTTTTTAAATGAGGAAGTGGATTCTCAAAAGGATCTAGCCAAAAAATCACTTGATTTTTTAGGTAAAAAGTTAAATGCTACACATAGTGTTTCTGAGAAAGGAAATACTTTAATAGCTACATATAAGGACAAAAATGGTAATAAATTATGTGATGTTAATATCACAGTAAATGATAATATTAAAGTAACAAAGGTTACAGATAATAAAGGGAAACCTAAACAAATTGATTTACTTATTCACAAAATAAATGATATACTTAGTAACAAAATTATATCATATATCAATAAAGCCAAAAAAAATCGATGAATCATCTTTAATTGACTATGGGCTTGATGTAAATGGATTTTACAAGTATATAAATGGTAAAGAAAGTATAGTAGAAACTGATGATTTTAAAATAAAAATAACATATGATTCTGTAAATTCAGAGTTTAATGGTGATAATGAAGAGTTGTTATTAGAAATGCATTGTAATATTATTGAATTAAAATATGAAATTGAAAATATTGTTAAAGATACTATGAGAATCACTGATGAAATAAATGATAAAATAGTTGAAATTATAGAAGAAGATCTTAAAAAATATGATGATATTTCAAAATATAATATTTTAATAGATAGTGGAGTGTATATAGACCCTGATGATTATCCATTTGATGGCCATATTCAAGACGCTTATATAATAATACAACCTAAATACTAATGCCAGAATTCAAACAAGGTTTTTATAAACCTATTAACCCAGAAAAATATATAGATGATGTAGCAAACATCATCTATCGTAGCTCATGGGAATATAAATTTATGTTATGGTGCGATAATAATGCTGGTGTTCTTAAATGGGCTAGTGAATCAATAATTATACCTTATGAGTTCCTAGGTAAAAAACATAGATATTTCCCTGATTTTTATATTGAAGTAAAAGATAAAGACAATAACATAAAAAAATATCTTATTGAAATTAAACCACAAAAAGATGCTATATTTAAAAAACCAAAAATAATCACAGAAAAAAATAAAAAAAGAGTAGTAGAACAAGCATTAACAGTTTCAAAAAATCAAGCAAAATGGGAAGCTGCAAGAGAGTTCTGTAGAATAAATAATATGGAATTTATGGTATTAACTGAAAATGAATTATTTAAGTAATCTTTAAGATTATTTGTGGTATAATACCACAAATATTTGAAAGGAATAATATGAATAACGCAACTGTGATATCTTTTAAATTTGAAACTGAGCAATTAGCATTTTTAAATAATTGCATATGTTATTATGATGATGAGTTCTACAATGTTAAATATATGTGTAATCTTTCAGATGATGAATTTAAAAGAATTACCAACTTCATAAGCTGTATGGAAAATAGTATAAAATACTTAGAAATAAATGATAAAAATGTGGATATTGAAACATTAATTAACAGACTAGGTAGCCATATATTCCGCTATGCACATACTGATACTCCGAAAGAATATAAATACACAGAGTATATGTTACTAAAAGATTATTTATTACTACACATTAAAGACTATGGTGATAATGAATTAGTAAAACAAATTCTCAAAAAATCAGAAGAACTTAACAGTAAATTATATTATAAATGAAAAAATATAAAAACAAGGGATTAAGATGTTAGAACATATTAAAAAACTTTTGTGCTGGAGCACTTGTAATCGGTGGTATAAATATTACTATCTATATTAGTTATATACTTTCCTCATATTATGCTACCATTAATTATGGCAATACTGCTTATAAGTTTTAGTTATCATATAGGACGAGAGTTAAGAGATAAAAGAAGAGATGAGAATTAAGAGGGATTGTGTTTAATTTCTATAAAAAGTATTTTTGTAAATGTGAAAGTTGCAATTTTGGAGAATTTGGAAAATTATTTAAAGATTATTTTATTTATTTAAATTTGTTTCAATTATACAAAATAACAGATGAAGGGATTTGATCAATTTTTAGATGAATGTGATATCGGAGCAAAAATTTAGAGAATAATAATTAAATATTTTATAAAGGAGTATAATTATGGCAATGATTTTAAGTAAAGAAGAAATTGATGCTTTATTAGAATGTGGTAGTCGTCCCACAAATCTTGGAATTAGATTAATTGTAGATAAAAAATATCAGAGTTGAGAGAAGAACATAGCAAATTAAGCATTAAAATGGAAGCAATACAAGGTTTAAACTTATTAGCTCATACTGATGATTTTACAATTAAAGACTATATGAGTATTATAAATGATTTAATAGACTGTTTAGAATACAAGATAAGTCATTGTCAATCGTTTGGAGATAATATTTCTAATAAAAAAGCTGAAAAGGAATTTTTAAAAGAACTTGGGTCATTTAAATCAACATTATTCAGTTTTGAACTTGATATGAATACAGGAGAGGAAAATGGAGAAAGATGAGTTATTAAGCATTCTAGTACCTACAATTGAATTTGATAAAGAAACTAATGAATTTTTTGAACATGCGTATAAAAATTTTCTTGAGGGTAAATATATTCTTGAAGGTGAATCAAAATATCCTAGAAGATATGAAAATATTAACCAAATAGAAATTAGTGATGAAGAGCGTAATAAATTTTTAGAAAAATGTGGAATAAAAGTTGAGGAATAAGACTAACTAATTATTGTTTTAAGCCAACTTTAAGGCTATTATAATATAATAATTGTATCATAATTAAAAGTAAAAATAATAAAAATGATAGGAGCTTAAAGTATGAAGAGTTACAATAATGCTTTTGATTTAAAAGATGAATATTATACACCAAAAATGTTAATTGAATTTTTAATACCTTGTTTGTATGAAAAGAATATTATTAAAATACTTTGTCCTTTTGATGATGAAAGTTCTAATTATGTTAAAGTTTTCAAACGCTATGGTTTTGATGTAATTTATGGACATATTAATCAAGGTAAAGACTTTTTTAGCAAATGGTGGCTTGATTATGATTTTGACATTTTAATAAGCAACCCACCTTTTAGTAAGAAAAATGAAATCATAAGACTTTTAACTCAAGAGAATATTGATTTTATGTTATTAATGAACTTAATGAGCATAAATTATCAAGATTTTAGTGAAACATTAAGATTAGCAAACTTACAAAAACCTATAAATTTCATAATACCAAATAAAAAAGTTAACTTTGATGGAAATACGAGTAGCTTTAGTAGTGGTTATATTTGTAATTGTATAGAAAGTAATTTGTTTGTTGATCTACCGCACAATAATTCAAATAAACATTATAATAAAGATATTTAAGTTTATTATAATTGTGAAAATTTTAAAAGGAGTAAGAAATGTTACTTGAAGTTGTATTTGAAAACTTTAAATTTTGTAGGCAAGATAGAGTTGAAATCAATTTTGATAAACTTTATAACCCTGATTATTTTAAGAAAACTTTTAGAAAAGTAAAGTGTAAATGTAACCCTTTAAAATCATTATTTTTTGTTGATTGTGATTTACCAAAATATATTTTAAAAGCAATTAAAAGAGACAAAAGTCTTTGTAATGAAATAACTAAAGATTATGGTGTTATTACACTCACTTATAGACAAGATGATTTTTTAATTGATTACATTTTGAAAATTACGGAGTCTGAAATTATCCAAACAACCGATTTAGTTTACTTAGATTTGTATCTAAAGGATGAAAACTCTGATTGTGCTAAAACTATAAATGAAAATACAAAATTAAAACCTTCTGAGAAAAAAGCACTTGAAAAAGTTAAGCAATTTGAAAAAAATACAATAGAGTTTAATTCTTATGAGTACAAAGATAAACTTGATTTTCTAACGCATATTTTCAAGCATTTTGATAATAAAACTAATTGTATAATGTTTTTGGATGATTTATTAATGAAATTATCATATATGGCACTTTACAAAATTTCAGTTGAGTTATATGATGATAAACATGAAAACATCCAAAAGTTTTGTTTAATAGATGGAAAACATTGGCATTTATTAAAAGACTTTAGAAATTGCTTAATTTCACCAGACAATGTTTATTTTTATGATAAAAAAGATTTAATTTCAATAAGTGATTATGAAGATGCTTTAGAAATATTTGATAAACCTATTCATCGTCGTATGTTTATTGAATATGGAAGTCCTTATCAGGAACCTGATGATAAATTTATTACTGAATATTAAGATTTAAAATATATTATAATAAAGGAGTAGCCAAATGAATGTAAATGTTAAAATAGATCCAAGTGATATAGAGAATTTTGATGAATATGATTTAGTAGAGTTATATTCTGAATTATCATGTGATGAAAAAGTAAATTTTTTAAGAGAAGTTAATATGATAAATATTGATGATATGTCTATGTTTGATCCACTTGAAAAGATACAAAATATTTTATATAATTTACCATTAGATGAATCTTACAAAATTGTTTGTAAATTAAAAGAAGATTTTAAAAGTCAAGAAGAGTGGGAAGAATTAGTAAAGAGCATAAACTCTTAAAGGTTTATAAATGAAAAATATTTTAATTATAAACTTTACCGAATCAATTAAAAAAGAATTTGAATTAAAAGACATGGATTGTTTAGATGTTGGTGATTTATTTGAAAGAAAATCAATAATACTTCCAAAGAAAAATCACGAATCAGTACATATTGATGATGTTTTATTTTTATTTTATGAACATGATTTATTAGAAAATGTTTTTGAGTTATGTTATAAAAATAACACAGATAAAAAATATTATTTCATGGGAGAAAACAATGAAATAACTAAGTTTATTCAATTCTTTTTTAGAGAAGATAAAATACCGTATTACATAATAAATGAAGATGAAAGAAAAATGATTACACAAAGTATGTTAGATTGCACCTTACAACAAATAAGAGAAAATAGACAAGTAAAAGATTTTTGTATTAAAAACTTTGAAACGCTAAGAACTAGAATGAAAACTAAAAATGATTTTAAGTCTGAATTTAGTATTAATGGAAAGTTTTATTTTAATATTAAAATATCATTTTTAAAAAATTACGGAACTATTGATATTACAATAGACTTTAAAACAAATAAAAATGAAGATGTGTTAAAAAATACTACTGACTTTCATTTGAATGATCAAGGAAATTATAGATTCTTATCTATTTTAGGTGAAGATGTATCAGATAGATTTGTAAGTGATATTAATAATGATGAATTTAGTGAAAGTTTGTTTCAATTTTTATTTAGTTCTATGATTTAAGTTTAGTTTAAGTATATTTTGTTATAATTGTAAAAATTAAAATTTGAAAGGAAAAAATGAAACTTGATTATAGAGTATGGGACGATAAAAACAAAAAATTTTATTACAGTGAAAATCCTATTGATGGTGATGTAGAACTTTTTACTGGATATATTGATGAAAATGGAAATAAAATATATGTTGGTGATATCCTTGAATATACTAGATGGTGTGAAAAATATATGGAAGATGATGAACACTCAGAAACCATTTATGAAATTGTTTGCTTTGATATAAAAGATGGTCTTTACTCAAAATTATCTGATGGAGAGTGCGGTTGGTTTTTCGAACATTTTATGGATGATAAAAATAAGAAAATAAAAGAAATGTGGCTTTTTGGTAATATCCACGAAAATATGAATTTGTTAAAGGATGAAGAATGAAATTAAGTGAATTTGATTTTAGGATTTGGGATAATGTTGAAAAGAAGTATATTGATAGAAGTAGTAATACTAAATTATCTAATAAGTATATCATTAGATGTACTGAAGAAGGTATTAGAGTATCATTAGTAACAATTAAATCTATATTTCATGACCATGGACACGATAGTTTCTATAAGGATGTAATAGTTGCTAAGGATAGAAATAGTGATGATTTTAAAATAGAACTTTTTACAGGATTTTATGACAAAAATGGCAAAAAGATTTATGAAGGTGATATTTTAGAAGATGAAGAATTTAGAGGAGAACAATTTTATCTTATTACAAGAAATGATATTGTTTATAATATTCTTGAAATAGCAATATATCGAGAAAATATTGAAGGGCAATTTTACAAACATAAGAAAAATGCAGATATAAGTTTTCTAGAATCTATAATACCATCAAATAAGTATATGGAAATTGTTGGAAATATTAATAATGTGAATAAAGATTTATTAGAGGAAACAAATGAAAGTAAAAGTTGATTTCAGAGAATACAAAGGGTTTCGATATGTTGTTTTACCTAATAAATCACGGATATGTGGATATTTGCTAATAGATGAAAATTTATTTAAAGATCTGAGACTTTATTGGTATGATAACCATACATCATCTAATGATGGTGTTATAACTTGGATACAGAATAGAAAATTAGGTGACAAAGAGTTTGAAGGTCAAAAAGATAATGAAATATATTTTAGAATAGATACTAACCACACTTGGGGTTGTAGCATAAGTGATGTATATGTTGATTCTATTATGAAAGAGTGGATAGATTGGATAGTTGGTAATAAGGAAACAATATGAAATTAAAAGATTTTAATTTTAGAATATATGATGAAAATGCTACCATTAATTTATGGGTAGATCATAAATATAATTTATTTGAAACTTTATGCGGTGAGTTTGAACCTGATAGTAGTTAGTAATATTTATGAAGATTTGTTGAATATAGAATTTAGAGTAAGATAAGTTTGTTTTAAGGCTAATGTGTTACAACTATAAATACTTAAAAATATTATTAAAAGGAGACATAAAAATGTATAGTAAATTTATTAATGAAGCCGTTTCTGATGATATGCTCAAGGCGATTAATGTGGCCAACTGGAAAACAGGTCTGGATTTTAGAAAAGATTATGAAGAGATAGAATCGCATGGGAAGAAAGCTTTAGAAATTCTAGACAAGCTTGCAAAGGGTGGATATAATTCCAAACAATATTATAACATTTATAGTGACTTGCGGGACGAATTATGGAATATACATGACCGCCTACTTAGCTATAAAAACAAAATGCCTTGGTTTAGGGATGAGCTCCAATCACCAGAATTGAAAAGATACAGAGAAATCATCAAAGATTATATATATGAGATTAATCAAGCTATGAAAGATTTAAAATCCGATTATGCTGTTGTTTCTCACATTAGTAATAGAAATCTAGAATCTATTATAAAAGCTATTATAGACGAATATGAAAGATTATATGAAATAGTTGAAAAAATCGCCCTATCACAGTGATGAAGTAGAAAAATACTAAAAATTAGTGGAAATATATATTAGCATAAGGCTTACCCCCAAAAGAAATAATTGGGGGAGTTATAATGAAGATGCTAATGATTCACCAAATAAATGATAAAATGCTTGAAGGGAGTTGTAAATGAATGGGAATGTAATTATATTTATAGGATTAATTATTTTGTCAGGAATAATTTACTGTTATTTAAAATATGATAACCATAAAATGAAAATCGAAATAACAAGAGATATTTCAAATGTTGTTAAAAAGTCACCGGAAATAATATTAAATGATGAATTTTACAAATTATATGTAAAATATATAGGTCCTAGTGAAAAATTATTATTTTATAAAAATAATAATACAGGAAGGTAACAATGAACAAAATTAAACAATGGATTATAGGATTAATGTGTATATTCTATCCTATAAAAATAAAAAGCACAGCAAAGGGTAGTTATTACATATCATATAAGTTTAAATTTAATAAGTATTATGTTTTCGGTGATAGAGGCGGAGAAGTATTTGTTGAAAATTATAAGGATGCTTTAAGAGTAGCAGAATGGATGGATGATAATTCATAATTAAGTGTATTTTAAGTTTAGAGTGGTATAATTGTGTAAATTAAAATTGAAAGGAAAAGGTAATGGTAACAACATTATTTGAAAATAAATATGTTGAATGTGAGGAAGTGGTATGAAGTTAATCAGGACTAGTGAGAATGTTTTAATACATCTGAATTTATTTTCTAAAGTAATAATCAGTACACATCATTCAGAGGGTCATGTGGAATGCTGTTTCTATGAATGGACAGGAAACCTTGTTGGCAATCCATCAACCACACTAATTGTGCTAGCTGTGAAAGAAGACTGTAGTGATATTGATGTTGAAAAGGTAAAAGTAGAACTTGAAAATTACTTAATGAATTATATCCTTGTATTTGTGGAAAGTGATAAGAGGGTTCTGGATTTGAAATCTGAACAGTTTCTGAGTGACATACTGTGGAGATTTCCATACTTAAAATTAAGAGAAACAAAATGACAGAAATACAATTTAATGAAATTAAAGAAAGATTAGCCGATTGGAGAAGTGAAAGAGGTTTAACCTATGAAAATCAAAGAGAAGAGTTTTTGGGTAATGTTTTTGAAAAAGTAAGCGAGTATTTTAGAGCAAAAGATGATTTAGAAAGAGTTGAAGCACTTTGTGACATAGCAGTGTTTTGTTTTAACGCTTTTGATATTATAGATTTTGATTATTACTGCGAATTTTGTAGTGATAATGAAAATATAGAAATATATAACCTTACTGATGAGATTAGTGAAGTTTGTTGCAAAGTAATTAAAAAATTGTATGTAAAAACATCTATACCTAGAATTATATCTTATTGTCAATATCTTTGTAAAAACTTAGGTTTTAACTTCTATAAATGTATGCTTGAAAAAATTAAAGAGATTGAAAGTCGAACAGGGTTTTATGATGAGAGTTTAAATAAGTTTATAAAAGATGAGGAATATTATAGTGTTACTCATTTAAAAAATGAAATAAAATTACCAAAAATATATGAAATTATAAATGTGATTGAAGAAAAAGATTTATTTTTAGTTAAAATAAAAACTCCAAATACAATTTTAAATAACAAATTTAAAAAATGGTATAAAGCCGATTATGAAAGTTGCAGGTTGTAGGTTGAAAATTAAAATAAGTAAATTAATAAAAGAACTTGAAAAATAAAAATTTGGTTGATATTGATGTAGAGTTCAATATCGTGATGGTGTTGATTTTGATTTAAGGTTATATATACAAGAAAATGTTTCTGACGGATAATTTTTCAAGAGAAATTAAAATAGCATTAGTTTTATAAATTTAAGATTGTGTTAAGGTTTATTGTGTTATAATTATAAAAGTAAAGAAAATTATTTAATTAAAAAGGATAAAAAATGGAAATTTTCAAATATGTCTATAATAATTGTTTGTCACTTTTTATGGAACTACAAAAAAGCGATGATAACAAAAAACTACAAATATATGATTTAATGTTAAAATGTATTGAACTAAAATTTCCTGAAATAACAACTAAAAAGAATATTAAAAAAGTTGAGGAAGTATTAAAAATTTCTAAAGAAATAGAAACTCTTGATGAAGACAAAACTTATGGAACAGTTTCTTGGTGTTATCTTTTTCATTATATCGGAGATGTCTATAGCATTGGATATAAGGTTGTGCATTATGGTGCAAATGGAAGATATTCATATAATGATGATTATTTTGAAAATGTTATTAATTTATACTCAATTATAACTTTTTTAAAGGAAAAACTACAAAAAGGTTGCCCAGATAATGTTTCATTAGCTGTATTTAATAAAGAAGGAAACTAAAATGAATTATTTGTGGGAAATATTTTGGGAATAACAAAATGATGTAAATATAGGTTACTCAATTTATGATGATATTTTGGAGTTAATAAAAACTTAGTTTTATACAATAACTACACAGAGGATTAAGATGACAAATAGATGTTTTATAGGTATATTAGAAAACAATAATAATGTGAAATACTCGTTTTGTATGTATGATGGTAATATAGAATTAGCTGGTAGAATACTTTTACAAAATTATAATTATGATAAATTGTGTGAATTATTAAATATAGGTAAAGATATTCGCTTTTTATCAAACTGCATTGATTTATGTAATTTCTTTGAATATGAACATAACTATAATCATGATGTAAGAATGAATTTGGAAACATTTAAGAATGTAGTATTTGATGACCATTATTGTGATATAAAATACATTTATTTGTTTAAAGATGGTAAATATTATTTTGCTGATAGGAATAATTATAAAAATCTACTTGAAAATGCACTTGAAGACTTTATATATTAGAAATTTTTACATATTTTTAATATATAATACAAAATAAGTTTAATTTAAGACTATTATGTTAGAATATGAATAATGAAGATAATTTACTAGAGGAAATAAAATGCTAGAATATTTTAATTGCTACACAAGTAAAAAAGAACTTTACAGTTATGAAAAATTTAAACAAGAATTACATGGACATGGGTTAAACATCAAAGAGGATGAAAACAGCATAAAAGAAGATAAAAATATAAATTTGTTAGAAGGAAATGGAAGAAAGTTAAAATATGTCAAAAAGGAAAAACAATGAAACTAAGTAATTTTAAAATGTGTAAGATTGGTAATAACTATCACAATATTAGATTTGCATTTTCAGATAAAGTTGTATTCGAAAATTGCAAAATAAAATCAAAATATGATACTGTAAAAAAGTTTATAAGTTTAAACTACAATATACCTATTGAAAAAATTGATAAAGAAACTGAATTATTTTTCTTTTCAATAAAATTATTGTGTGATGTTATAGAATTGTGCCCAAACCACAAAAAAGAAATAGAAGATAAAGTAGGAGAGCTTTGTGATTTTAGAGAATATCAATTGGAATCTTGATAAATAATTAAAAAGGAGATAAAATGTTTAAAAAAGTATTAAATTGGTTTATGAATAATTTTTGTGCTTGTATTTTGTTTTTATATCTAATAGTTATATTAGTAGCAATAGATGAAGTTTGTTTAAATAATGTTATAACTGTTATTGTACTTACTGGTTGTTATATTTCAGAAAGAATTGAAAATATAATTATTAAAGGTAATAAAAATGGCTGATTTAAAAAATATTGAAAAGTTGATATCATTAGCTTATAAATACGAATATGGTAGATCAAATATAGATGAAACTGATATTGATGTTTTTATAAAAGGTTTTGATGAAAAAAATGCTGAGCAACAATTAAAAAAAGCAGACATAGATTTAGAAAGCCTATTATCTAACAATTTTGATAAAAACGCATTAATCATGGTAAATTATAAGAAATATTATCCTATAAAGTTATATGGGTTTAATAAATTTATAAAAGAGTTTCCATCTTTGAATAATATTAATTTTTATGATGCTTTATCAGGAACTTCAACAGTAACTATAAAAGATGATGAAATTATGTGTCTTGTTGATCCAAATGATTATGAAAAGTTTAAAGAATCATTTAATAGTATGTTAATTGAATTAATGAAGTTTATTGTTAATAATAATTCTGATGAAAAAACTATGAATTATCTTGCTAGAAATGATGTAGGTGTAGGATCATATTATAACGAAAACAAAGAATTAACACAAATGATTTTTAATGCAATAGAATTAAACAAAGCCTAATTTTGGCTTTGTTGATTCTTGCTAATCATTTTTGTTATTTGAGCAATGGTCATTATTTCTTGTTTACCACTACCTTTTTCAGCTTCTTTTGGAGCTATCTTAATTTGAATATCAACTATATTTTTGTAGATATCAGTAAGTAGTTTTGTACTATTGTTTATAGTATCAACTAATGTTGAATAAGCCATAACAGCTTGATTAGAAGATAAAGGATCAGCTAATATATTATTCGAAATAACTTCTAATATATCTTGTCCTCTTTTAATAGTATTAACTAAAGATTCTCTCATTAAGTTAAAATCTTCTTTTAAATATGTGAATTTTAGATTTTCTTCTGGATTAGATTTTATTAAATCTGATTTTTCAACTTCAACTATTGTTTTTTCTGTAACATTAAAAATATCATTTATTTTATCTAATTTTTTTCCTAATGCTTCTGCTTTTTCTTTCATGAGAACTCTAACTCCATTTCATAAATATTACTTTGTAAATCAAATGAATTTACTGCTTGAATACTTAATTTTAAGGTACCTTTATTTTTAGCAAACACAGTAAAATAATTTAATTGTTTTGATATAATAGGATTAACACCATTATCTTCTAATACATTTATAATAAACTTAATATTATCATCAGTATCATCTGTGTATAATATCCTATATTTTATGTTTTCTTGAATAGGTAAGTTTTTAACTTCACCTTTTACACCATCTATAACTGGCTTTATTTTATTCCATTCTTCACCATAATCTATTCTAACAAATGAATCTATATCCATCATATGTGTATTTTCATCGATATTAAACTTATGCACTATTTCTTTACTATCTTCAGAGAAATCTACAACTGGTGATAAGTATAATTTAACTTGTTGGATAACAGCACCATTTTTAATAGGGGGATATATATTCCCGTGAAGTCTCATTGTAACATTAGCACTACAAACTCTTATATCAGCTCCATCATTTTCATCAGGTAATTCATAATCTACACTAATTAATTCAACTTGTATAGTTGTAGGTTCTGTTAACCATTCTAACTCTCTAACCCTTAAATTAATGTTTGGGTTAAAGAAAGGTAAAATTTGCTCTAATATAGAAGTTAAGTCAGTTAAAGATCTTGTAGCTATACTTAATACAAAATCAAAAGAATAAGGAACACAGTTATGTTGAAAAGTTATATTTTTTCCGTCAATATCTTTTATAGGTATTTGGAACCTACTTGTAGCTCTTTGATCATCTCTTTCCATACTCATTAAAGCTAAAGACATTCTGGGTAATATATTAAAATTACCATTTAATAATTGATCTAATTCTGTATCACTAAAGACTGAAGCAGCATCTTTACTTCCAAAACTAATAGGTACTGTGACATACTTATCTGTTTTTTCATCTACTTTCTTTTTAACTTGTATATCATTAAAAATATCTAACATTGATTTTGTATATTTCTTAGATGTTTCGAAAAAGAAATACTCCATTTAATTTTACCCTTCATAAGTTATTATATTATCCATTTATTTATAAGTTAAGGTTGATTTAATATAGTTTATGTTATAATAGTATTAAAATATTTAGGATATAATTATATGGATAATGACAATAAAATAGATTATTTAAATAATTTAGGATATGAAGTCATATCTAAGAACTTATCAGTTAATTTAGAGGTTAAATGTTCAAAAGGACACATTTTTAAAAGGGCATTTAATGTATTTGAAAAAGGTTGTACTACATGTCCAAAATGTAAAGACGAAGCAAAAATGCAGTTTTTATATAGTTTGGGATATAAAATAATATCAAAAGATAAAAGTGATTATTTTGAAGTAGAATGTAAACATGGACATATTTTTAAAAGAGCACTTAGTGTTTTTAAAAAAGGAACACATTCATGCCCAAAATGTGAACTTGAAAATAAGATAAACCATCTTCATAATTTAGGATTTAAATACAAATCTGATAATTTAGTAGAATGTCCAAATGGGCACACTTTTAAGCGACAATTTAGTAAATTTGCTAATGGTCATGTTATATGCCCAGATTGTAATAAACAGAATAAACTAGATTTTCTGAAGAAATGTGGTTATAAAGCTGTTTCTGATGATTTAACCTATAATTTAATGGTTAAATGCCCAAAAGGACATATTTTTAAAAGGACATATTATACTTTTGAGAAAGGTATAGTTACATGTCCTGAATGTGATAAAAACAAAAAAGAAATGTATTTAAGTAAATTGGGATTTACAATTCAGTCTGAGTCTTTAGGACATAGTTTAGAAGTTAAATGTCCAAAAGGACACATTTTTCAAAGATCATTTAGCAACTTTTTTAGTAAAAATGTAACATATTGTCCAAAATGCAAAGATAATGAAAAAATGCTAGTTATAAATGAATTAGGTTACAAAATTACATCAGAAAACTTAGCAAAATATTTAACCGTTGAATGCCAAAAAGGCCACATTTTTCAAAGAAGTTTCGGACATTTCAAAAGAGGAAATATATTATGTCCTATATGTAACCCTTCTACTAGTTCATTTGAAAAAGAAATGTCTGACTTACTAGATGACTATATAGAAAATGATTATTCTGTTTTGGGTGATAAAGAATTAGACTTCTATTTACCAGACCATAACTTAGCCATAGAGTGTAATGGAGACTACTGGCACTCAGAAAGTAATGGTAAGGATAAATATTATCATTCAAACAAAACAAATAAATGTTTAGAAAAAGGAATACAATTACTCCATATATTTGAATCATCGTGGAATGAAAAGAAAAATATTTGGACTAGTATTATCAATAACAAACTAGGAAAATCAAAAAAGATAATGGCTAGAAAATGTGTTATCAAAGAGGTTAGTAAATTAGAAGAGAAAGAGTTTTTAGAAAGTAATCATCTCCAAGGGTTTACTGGTAGTTCTATCTGCTATGGGTTGTATTACAAAGATGAGTTGATGTGCCTAATGAGCTTTGGTAAGCCAAGATTCACTAATAGTTATGATTGGGAATTAATCAGATTATGCACTAAGAAGAACACAAATGTAATAGGTGGTGCCTCTAGATTATTAAAACATTTTCATAAAAATCACCCAGGCTCATTAATAAGTTACTCAGATAGACTTTACTCTGATGGATCAATTTACAAACAATTAGGATTCGAATTTAGTCATTTTTCTAAGCCAGGTTATTTTTATATTAAAGGTAACAATAAATATTCAAGACAACAATTTATGAAACATAAACTCAAAGATAAACTAGAGAAATTTGATCCAAATTTAACTGAGTATGAAAACATGTTATTAAATGGATATAATAGAGTGTGGGATTGTGGGCAGGGTGTTTGGGTAAAAGATTAACTATCTAAATAACCAAACACACTATCAGTTCCTTTAACTAAAGGACTTTCTTTATCTTGCTCTTCTTTTATTTTATCTTTTGAGTTTTCTGCACTACCAACTAAATTAAAAATTTCATCTAAAGATTCATTAACTTCTTCATTATTAACTTCTTCTAAAGTTGGTATATTATCATGATTATAATTAAATGATTTACATCTTAGCATATAAACATTTTTTGAGTTTGAATAAGTAAATTGGTTATTAGCACCAGGCACTTGATGTTCAATACTTGTTATTTCAATATATTTCCCACTTGGAAGCAATAATATATCACCAACAGCAGATGGTATTTTAGACTCATCTTGAAATATCCTTTTCATTGTATTAGCACTAATAAAAAGATTCATAGAATCCATTGTAAATATACCAAATTTATTTAATATATCCCCTCTTTCATCAAACATTTCTGCATTTTCTGGTAGTGCAAATATCTGATATGTTGCTTCGGTCCCATAATTTATTATATCATCTAGAACTTTATCGTGTCCTAATCTTGTTGTTTTTATATATGTTAGTTGAAACCCATACATATCTATTATTTCTGCTGATAGAGTACCAAATAATTGATACTCATTTTGTCTATTATTTAAGTTCCAAGCCATACATTTTACCTATTGTATTTCAATACAATGTAAGAAAATAGATTGCCCATCATTAGTATTATCTAGTGGATGTTGAACTACATCATACCTTAAAAAATGAAAATATGATTCAGCACCACTTGTAGCGTCAAAAGCTTTTGTTATGTTATAACTATAAAATGCAAAGCAAGTAGAACCATCAGCTATTTCAATTTCTTTATTTCTATGCTTATAAGAGATTAACATATATTCTTTGTTTAAAATATTATAATAATCACAATATATTTCTGTTGCACCTATGGATCCCATGAAATATGAGTTTGTGAAATCTTCATTTGCCTTAAAATTAGGATGTGACATCAATTTAGCGCAAGTTTCATATGGTGCTGTAATACACATAGTTATAGCTCTTTTGGTTGAAGCAGCCATTTCCAATATTTTTTTCTGAGCTGCATTAAATAATTCTATACCAACTAATGGATCATTAGGTGCTTTTAATGTTAATTGTGTTTTTGTTGCTTTAGTTGTCATCATTTTTAAAGCTGAAAAGTCAATTTCTTGAATAATTTCTGTTAAAAGTTCTTTTTCTAATATATCTTCAACAGTTGTTTTACCAGTAAGAGCAACTAAATCGGTAATAGCTTCTATTGACCATTTTGATCTTATTTTTTTAGTTTGACAGTTTATTGTTCTTTTTACAATTTTATAATTCATTTCAGCTTTTACATCAGTTTCCTGATTATTATCTCTATTTCCAGCAAAATCAGGTAAAATAGTAGCATAAGGGGTGCTGCTTTTATCAGTTCCAGTATAATCTGTTAAATATTTTCCCTTAAAAGCAAAAATACTACCATTAGGAACTGCTACATTTATTCTTGCTCCTATTCTATTTAACAAAGATTCGGTGTATATACGATATATTAATTTTGCAAGTTTTAATTCAACACCAGCAATATCAACTGTTGTGGTTGATTCATTTATAACCTTACTCATATCTTTCCTTTATTTAAGTATATTATTTATATTTATATTTATTAAGATGACTTTAAGTTATTATATGTTATAATAAAATAAAAAGGAATTATATGGATTACTTAAAGGAAGAAGATTTAAGAGATGAAATTGTAAAATTACAAAAGGTTGAAAAACTAAAAGAATTACTAAAAATAGAAGATAAAACAGATGATGATATTCAACAAATAGAGAAATTAAGAGAAGAAGGGATATCTGAACATTATAAAAAAACAAAATTTGGTGAAATGTGTTTGCTTCTAATAAAACGAATATTAACAATGCCAAAATTTAGCGGATATACATATAAAGATGATTTTTATTCAAATGCTACTGAAAAGTTAATGTTGTATGTAATTCCTAATTTTGATGCTAATAAAGTTTCAAAAATATCCAAAGAACCAGTTAAAGCTTTTGCATATTGTACTCAAATAATAGTTAATAGTATATTACAAGTAATAAATGAAAGAAAAGCTGAGCAGGAACTATTAAAAAACTATTATACTGATTACACAGAATTAGAATTACGATTAGAACAGAAAGAATATACATGCTGTTATAAAACTGATGATGAAAATATAGAATATGATATAGAAATATATCCTATCGTTGTTATAGATGATAAATTGTATATTGTAGAAGATATTAATAAAAAAGTTGAAACTGATTTAAATCTTGATACTTCAAAAAGGTATTTTATTGTAAATGAAGATGTTATTCAATCTAATACACTATGGGATATTTTGAAAAATATTGATAACAATAAAACAGTAAGAATGATATACCATCATGATTATTTATTAAAAACTGATGAATATAACAAAATTACTGGGAAAAACTTTAAAACATTAGATATCATGAAGTTTAGGAACACATATATTCCTAGTTTTCCTAAAAAAGAGAAAAAAACAATAGAAAGTGAGTTAGATATATGGGAAAATTAATAGCTTTAATGGGGGATTTACATTTTGGGTGTAAAAATTTTGATCATGATATTCTTGAAGTACAACTAAATTCTCTAGAAAAATATAGAGACATTTTAAAAGAAAAAGGTTGTAGTACAATATATCAATTAGGTGATATGTTTGATAATAGAAAATTAATTGATTTAAAATTATTACATACTTTATCAACTAGATTTAAAACTATATTTGAAGGGTTTGATTTTTATACATTTGCTGGAAATCATGATATGTATAACAGAGATAATAGAGATATCGTTTCAAGTGAGTTATTTGCTGATTTACTTGGAATAAAATATATTAAAGAACCATCATATCATATTTTTGGTAAACACAAAATAGGAATATCTCCATGGTTATGTGGTGATGAAGAGTTACTAAAAGAATGTGATATATTACTAGGTCATGCTGAATTAAAAGGGTTTAAATATAATCATACAAGTATTGCTGAAGAAGGGTTAAACATTGATAATTCAAAATATAAAAAAGTTTATATGGGACATTATCATTTTAACCAAAATAATGTTTATATAGGAACACCTTATCAAATGACTTTTAATGAAATTAATTCTGTACCTGGTATAATTTTATTAAATGAAAACTTAGAAGAAGAGTTTATAGAAAATACTTGGGATAGGCGACATTTTACTGTTACTGTTTTAAAAGATAAAATAATCTTGCAGTATAAAGATGAACCTGAGTTATTTACTGGTAACTTTCCTGATTTTTGTAAAGTAGGAAAAATAATACTTGAAGAAAAAAATGAAAAAGAAGATAAAATATTAGAATATTTTGGTGCTAGGGCAAGAATAAGCAAGGTATTCTACAAATATGAAGAAGAAAAGTTATATGAATCTGTTAGTTTAAATAACTCTGTTGCCGAGTCATTAGATTTTATAAAAGAATATATTTTGAAAGAACATAAGCATTTAGAGTCAGTATTGAATGATGTTATAAATAATTAAGCTTAAATTAAGAAAACTGTGATATAATTTTTTTATAAATCAAAACTAAAGGAGAAACAATGATTATTAATGTTAGTAAAAACATGTTCCAAGAAAAAATGCAAAAACAAGGGCTAAGTTATGGTGCTTCAGATGTTCTTTTCGACTATATAACACAACTAGAAGATGATATTGGTGAACAGATTGAATTTGATCCAATTGCTATTATATCTGATTTTTCAGTTGCAGAAGGTGAAGATGAGTTAAAAAATGAATTGGAAAACCTTGGATATTTTGATATGGAAGGTGATGATTCAGATCTAGATGATGCAAAACAAAGAGCTATAAATGATGGTGTCTTAGTCTATGAAGATGATGATTATTATGTATTTAAGAGCTAAATGAGTGATTAATCACTCATTTTATTTTTGAAAGGAAAGAATTGAATAACATTAATTTTAAATCAATAATATTACAAAACTTTATGAAATATGGAAATAAAAAAACAAAATTTGAATTTACTAATGGTATTCATTTGGTAACAGGTAAAAATGGTGCTGGAAAATCAAGCTTATTTTTAGCATTACATTATTGTCTTTTTGGTAAAACATATAATGGTAAAACAATAGGATCACTTGTTAATAATATCAATAAAAAAGGAATGTATGTTGAAGTTGAAATGAATATTAATGGAGATGAGTTCACAATTAAAAGAGGAACTAATCCTAGCATTTTTGAAATATACAAAAATAATGAATTAATACCATTATTAAGTACAAATTCAGCGTATCAAGAATTTTTAGAAAATAATATATTAAAATTTACAGAACAAGCTTTTAGAAACCTTATATATTTAGGTGGAGATTTGTTAAGTCAATCATTTGTAAGGTTATCTAAAAAAGAAAAAGAAGATGTATTTGCTATACTTTCTGATACTGCTACATTTTTAGAACTTACTGAAAAAATAAAACTTTTAAAAAAAGAAAAAACTACTATACAAACAAATACATTATTTAAAATAAACACTTTGCAAGATGTTATATCAAAAGCAAAAATAAAATACGAATATGATTTAAAAGCTTATAATGACTATATAGAAAATAAAAATAATAATATTAATGAGATTGAAAATAAAATTAAAGAAGAATCTGGAAAGGTTGAAAAACTAAAAGAATTAAAAACACAATATGATAGTATATTGACACAAGACCCTTCTAATAAAATAAATGATTTATTAAAAATTATCAATGAGCAAAAATCAGCTTTACAATTAATGGAAAAATATAAAATGTGTAAAGGTTGTGAGAAGTTAAAACAAATTATTCCAAGCAATATTGATGTTTCTAATCATGATGATTTATTAAAACAATTAGAAGTATTACAAAATGAAAATGAAGTATATATTAAAAATAAAGATGATATATATACAAAAATGTTAGAACTAAAACCATCAATAGAAAATAAAAAAGTATATGAAGATTTATTAGAAAAAAGTAAAGTAGAACACATAGAAAAACCAGCTAATGATGATATTATTTCAAATGAAAAAGAATTACAAGAAATTGTAAATGAGTATAATGAGATCAATACATATATTTCTAATTTAAATCAACTTGAAATTCTATTGAATAATAACAATTTAAAAGGTGCATTTTTAAATATGCACTTACCATTTATAAACAAAACTATAAACAAATATATAAATATGTTTGATGAGTTTAATTTTACATTTTTATTAGATTCAAACTTAAAAGAAACAATTACTAAAGATAATAAACCATTTGAATATAAATCTATGAGTAATGGTGAAGCTTTAAGACTAACATTTTCTATAATGTTAGCTTTTTTAGATATTTGTAGAAATAAGTTTGATGTAAAATGTAATTTACTTATACTTGATGAAGTTTTAGATAGTTCTTTAGATAGTGTAGGTAAAAATGAGTTATTAAAAATATTAACAAAGAATACTGATTTAATGAGCATGTATGTTATAAGTCATAATAGTGAAATTAAAAATCAATTAGATTATTTTACATCTACTGTTAATATTATTAATGATGGTAAGTTTTCTGAAATAGAATATAAATAATGTTAAAAAGGGAGATCAGTTAAATGGCATATGGTATAGATAATGTATGGTCATTTGTAAATGATTCACAAACTGGCATAGATAAGGTTCCAGTCAATAAAATAATATTACTAAAAAGTGAAAATAAATTATATTTAAAAAAACAAGAAGGTGGATTGACAGCTACATCAACTGTAAATGAAGCAATTCTTAATAATAGTATTGTATCATTATCAAGTGATGGTAATTTAGGTGTAGTTGATAGTAGTATCAAAGTAATAAATGATCCAGAATTTACCACAACTGATAATATCAGTAAAGGTAAAAAAATGTTCAAAATAGCAATTGAACCTGATACAATAATTCAAGTTCTGGGATTATATATAGAAAATACTGCAAACTCATCAATAGATGCAGTGCCTTTTGACTATATTATTAAAAATAATAATGTAGTAATATATACTGATAATGATACAATTCCTATCAAAAAGATAATTTATTCAAAAACAAAAAGCAGTCAATTAAGTTTAAGTAGTTTACCTAAACTATTAACAGAGAATCTTGAATGGACTGTTGGTAAAAATGGAACATTTTCAAATTTAGCAGATGCATTACAAGAAGCTTCAAAATATATATCTGTGACAAATTATAAAATTACTATAACAATGAAGTCATCGTATAAATTAACTGAAAGTCTTCATATCAATAATGCAAATTTAGGACATGTTGTTTTAACATCAGAAGATGATTATGTTGATTTTGATGGAACTATGACACCTAATCCATCATTTATAAATCAATACACAACAAATCCTATTGCAGTTTCATTTACATTTGGAATATCTCCAACAATATCGTTTAAACTTAGATTTAGTTCAGTACCTACTATGTTTTCGATGGCATTTGGATTCTTACAAACTAATTTTAAGCTTAATAATTCTGGTGTATATAATGCAAAATGGGGTGTTGGTAGTGTTGGATGTATAGGATTAGTACAAAACAGTACATTTGAAAATTGTACTGAATCGGGTGTAGTAGCAGACAATGGTAGTATATTAAATGTGTGGGAAAATAATACATTTAAAACTTGCAGTGGAAATATACTATGGAGTGCTGATTCAAGTAAAATATATGCTGGAAATGTTACATTTGATGGAACATATAATAATGTAGCTGCTAATTGTGGTGTTTCGCATACTGCATCTGAATTAGGATTTAATACCCCTATATTTAAAAATATTTCAAACAGTAATTCATATGCTTTATATGCTTCTCATGGTGGGCATATTACATGTGGAAATAATATAGTTGTATCTGGTTTTAATAAAACTAATATTACTGCAAATGTTTTTTCATCTAGTGGTTGTATATTCTTATATTAGAAAGGAATTAAAAATGATAAATTATGGAAATTCAACTATAAAAGAAATAATTAATGGTAGTGTTAAAATATTAACAGAGAGCAAAACTTATACAGTAGGAAGGGGGGGGGGGTTCTCCAAATTATCAGATGCTTTAGCAAAAGCACTCGAATACATTTCAGTAAAAGATAATTGCAACATAAATATTATATTAAAATCAGGATATAAATTAAACGAACAAATTATCTTAAGAAATGCATTAGCAAATCATATAAATATATTATCAGAAGATGATGAAGTATTGCTTAATAATTTTGATACCGAAAAATATATCTTTATGTTTTATGGTTGCAAAGCACCTAATATTAAAATTATGGTTAATGCTATAGGAACTAAAGCAAAAGGATGGTATTTTAGAGAAAGTTCTGTTACTATGGTTCCTTCAACATCTAATGCATACAAATATGGTATTAAAAATTGTTATAAAAATGCAGTTTTATCATTATCTTCTAAAATTGTTATATCCAAATATAGCTTTACCAACAATGGTAACAATTTAGATGGAACACAAGAGCAATCATTATTATATTGTAATGATCAAGGTGAATTAACGGGATTTGATTTAAAATTAGATAATAATGGTAGTGAAAACTGTAATGGATGGTTATATTATTGTGGATATGGTTCTAAAATGACATTAACTAATACATCAATTACAAATAATAAATCTGCTACTAATATATTAAATAATAACAATTCTTATATGAATCTACAATATCCTAATTTTACAGGTTCAAAAGCAGCAAATTTATTATTATGTTATAATGGTGCTCATACAAATATAATAAATAGAAATGTAACCAATTGCACATGGAGTAAATATGAATTACCATTTGCTACCAATACTGTTACAGCCAATGGAATAATTCATGCTTAAATTTTGATAGTATTATTATAAATACTATCAAAATTAATAAAGGATTTATAATGCTAGAATATGGTAGTTCCAGTATAAAAGATATTATTGATAACTCTACAAAACTTTTAACTTCTAATTTAGAATGGACAGTTGGAACAGGGGGGGGGCAAGTTCGAAGACTTGCAAACTGCTATCAATGAAGCCAATAAGTACATGAATTATAGTAATAAAAGTATAACTATAAAATTAATTAGTGACTTAGTTATAAATGAATTTATTAATATTGTGAATATACATTCCCCATTTTTAAATATAGATTTTAATGGTTATTCTATTACATTAAATAATGCTTCCTATGATATTGGATTTTCTATGTATAATTCAATCTTAGGAAATATTAATAAATTAAAAATAAATTGTAATAATAAAAGTATCAATACAGCAGTTTTATTACAAGTTAATTCATCCTGTCGTTTTAACGATATGAAAGGGATATTGAATTGTTTGGGTAACGCATTTGCTTTAGCTACTAATTCAGAAGCTTTTATATATGATTCAACTTGTGAATTAAGTGCAGGTAGCAGTGGATACTATTCAAAAGGAATATTATCTGTAGGAAGCAGATTATTATTTCATACTTGTAAATTTACTCAAAATTCAGGAGCGTTAAGCCAAAGTGTTGAAACTTCTGGAATAATAGATAATTTTAATACAACATTTTCAGGAAGCATAACTGGTAAGTCTCAAGTTGTTGGTACTTGGACTAAAAATGGATATATTTCAGCTTAAATACAGCTAAACTACTTCAATACAAATTACAAAAATCTATTTTTCAGTTTTAATATTATATATTAAAACTGAAATTTAAACAATTACAACATCATACAAAATTAAATAACTTTACAACAAATAATAAAATATATTGAAATATAGGAAATTGAAACTATAATTCCTTTAAATAAAAATATAAATGTATTTATATTTTTATTTAAAGGAATTATTAATGAAAACATATGGACAAACAAAATTTAAAGATATTATAGATAATACTCCTGAATTTGCTTATAACTTGGAGTTCACTATAGGTAATGGTGGAAATTTTACAAATATACAAGACGCACTTAATTACTGTAAAAGATATATTAATTATCCTAATTATGCAATAACTTTAAAATTATTAAATAGTCTTACTATTGATTATACTATTAACATTGCAAAGACAGATTTTAGAAATTTAATACTTGATGGGAATGGATTTACAATATCAAAAAATTGTAATTCACAATATGATACTGTATTTTATGGTGATATGTCTATTTATCCTGTAATTAAAAATCTAACTGTTGAAAATACAAATAACAGGAGTTTTGGTATAGCATTTACTAATTATCATGGATCCATATTTGCATCACATGTAACTGTAGCAAATAGCTTAACTATAAAGAATTTTTATAATGGTATTAGACATGCATGTTCATATTTATTTACCCCAGGATTAACTTTAGATAATTGTGAATATGGATTATATGCATTTAGGAAATCAAATACTTGTTTAGATTCCTATGTAAATATTAAAAATTGTGGAACTGGCATAGCTGTTTATAATGGTTCAGAAGTTGTAGCACAAGGTGTTACTTTTGCTGGCAATGCTACAGATTGTAATATAAGTTATAATACACCAACTACAAATGGAACTATTTGGAAACAATTATAAATAATTATAAATAATATAAAAATAAGGAGAACTATAAAACATGATAATATCTAAAAAAACTCTAGCTGATCAAGGTCAGTTAAACAAAAATGTTATATTATGGGCAATTGATATAGGATCAGAATTAGCATTACTAAATAGGCCTATGACAGTTAGGCAAAATTCAGAGAATATGATGGTTGAATATGTTGATGACATTACACCTGAAGAAATTGAGGCTGGAAAACAAGCAATTAAAGAATATTGTATATCAAATAATATTATGGATATATATTATGATTTTTTAATAGCAACTACTCAGGAAAGTAATAAATTAGATATCTTAAAAGAGAAGAAAAGGTATGAGATCCAATCAAATAGAGATAAAGCTCTAGAAAATGGAATTGTATATAATGGTCATACTTTCCAAACAAGGGAAAAAGATAAACTAAATATTAATGGAGCTGTAACTAATTTAATGCTTGATATACAAAGTGGAACTAATTCAGTTTCTGAAATCATTTGGATTGACATAAATGATGAAAAAGTAACTTTTAACCCACAGGAATTTTTAAAGTTTACCTCAATGGTTGCATATAATACACAAGAGATTACTTTTAAAGCCAATGTTTTAAAAGCAAAAATAGAAGCAGCTAAAACAATTGAGGAACTGGAAAAAATACAATGGGATGATCCAGTCAAAACAACATCACAAAAGAAAAGATAATACATGAAAAGTTTTTCAGATAAAATAAAATACTATTTTTTTATATTTAGATGGTTTTTAATTGGCAAATATCATTGTGATATTCCACAGAGATACAAAAAGTATTATAAAATATCACACAGAATATTATGGTTAAACATTCTATTCTGTGTGATTTATACATGGTGTGAGCTGATAGGACTTAAATGAATTACCTACTAGAGTTAAGTCCTATTTTTATTGTCGGATTAATTTGTGGCTTATCAAATTATTTGTCTGATGAAGAAGATACTTGTGCTGGAAAACATATAAAATGTATTCTAAAATACATTTTTAACAGTGCTGTTTTATGTACTATAATTTATTGTATTTTAACTTCATTAGAATTGCCATATCTTACAAAAATAGGTGTAGCAGGTGCCATTACATACTTAGGTATAGATAAAGCAATGTCACTTATTAAAGAATTTATACATTTAAAAAAATGATTATATGATTTTCATATAATCAAAATTAAGTGTTATATCTAAGGTTATAATATTATTATCAGTTGTAGAATATTCCAATTCACTTACCTCATCTAACTTGCTTTTGTAAAATTCAACTTTAAACAAATACTTGTTTTTAGAATCATATATTTCTAACCACGATGTAGCTTCAATGCCACATCCAGTATTTGTAGAAATTTTGTTATATTTATTAATTAAATTGACAAAATTTTTCCACACTTCTAAATTCTCATCTACTAACAGCGTCAATGTTATTGAATCAAATTTTGCTACTTCACCACCTAATGTTAAAGTACCAGTTGAATGCCCTACTTTTTGTCCTTCTAAAGATATTCTAGGCAATTTAACTTTTTGACAATAATATTGAGTATCATCAGAAAATAATAATGTCCTAAAAACTATATTTGAGTTTAAAGCAATATTTCTAAAGTTCATATTATACCTTTTTACATTATTTATTTAAGCATTAATTAAGATAAATATGGTATAATATTTCAAATTAAGCTTTTAAAGGAAAATTATGTATTTTAGTCTTAAAGAAACATTAGAGTTTCTATCAACTAATTCAAAAAATGGTGTTTGGGAATATGATGATATTTCAGAAGCTGACACAACTGTGTTTTGCTCATATTTTTCAAACAATAGTGATGAGAATGACATATATATTGTGTTGAGCAATCCTACTGGTAAATCAGATATAGATTTACAAGGTAATGTAACAGATACAGATAATGAAGACGGAATACCTGATAAATTTTCAACTTGTATTATGAAGGTTAATCTTGCAAAACTAAACATTAGTAATTTTGATGAATTAGGCAATGCAATAAAAAGATATAGATTATAATTAAGTTTAATTTAAGGTTTTTCTGGTACCATTACGGTATCAGAAAATTAAGGTTTATATAAAACCACAAAATGAAAGGAAAGAAAATGAAAAAAGTTTTATGTAGTGCGGTTATGGTTGCAGGTTTAATGTTTGTAGGTTGTTCAACAACTACTCCACAACAACAATTTGCTAAACCTATGTTAGAAAAATATGATGATTTACCTAGTTGGGTTAAAGAATATGGAGATATTAATACAGCTGTTGGTTCAGCAATGTATATAGGTCAAAATTATATTCAACAACAAACAGAAGCTATTGCAGTAGCTAAAATGAACTTAACCCAAAAACTATCTTCAAAAGTTGATAGTATGATTAAACAATATTACCAAAATAAAGGGATTGTTAAGACTAATAATAGCCAAGTTTCAGTACAAGTTAGTTCGTCATTAGTAAAAAATGTAAAAGTAATTGATACTTATGTTGCAGATGATGGTGAGCTATTTGTAAAAATTGAAGCATATAGTACTAATTTATTAGAAATTATAAAAAATGATGATAGTAAGTCATTATTTAATGAACTAGATAGAAGAGTTGGTAATGTTAAATCCAATTAATGTAAAATATTGGGAAATTATTCATAATAAAGAAGATTTAGGAATACATAAATCTGATGATTATAACTGCAAATGTGATGTTTGCGGTGATTCAAAATATAAAAATAAGAAAAGATTACATCTGTATAGAAAAGATTCCTATACAGATGATTCTATAAAATGTTTTAATTGTGGTTATACAGCTACTATGTATTCTTACATTAAAACTTTTCATCCAATATACCTTAATAATTATTTAAATGAAATAGGTGAAAAATACATAGATGATTTAAATATTCAAAATATAACACTGACTAAAAAAGAATCACAAAAACCTAAAGAGTTTTTTAGCTTAAATCTACCAAAAGCTAGTGAAATAAAAGAGGCAAAAGAATACATTTTAAAAAGAGGTGGAAACCCTGATGACTTTTATTATTGTAAAGAATCATTTGTAATAAATAATAAAACATTTAAACTACCAAATTTTATAATATATCTAAATACTGTAAATGATAATGCTTTTAGTTTTTATAGTCGTAGTATAAATGACAAAATATTCTATATATTTAACTCAAATGATGGTATTAAAGTTATGAACTATTTTAATATTGATCCATCAAAAGAAGTATATGTGTTTGAAGGCTTATTTGATATGTTATGTACCCCATTTAAAAATAAAATAGCTATGCTGGGTGCAACTTTACCAAAAGGAATGAAAGTTATACCATATATAATATGGTGTTGCGATAATGATGAAACTGGTAGAAAGGAAATGCTAAAACATACAAATAATCCAAATCATAAATTTGTTGTATGGTGTGATGATGAAAAATTCAAAAAATATAAAGATATAAACGAAATTTATCAAAGTGGTGTTAATATTGAAAACTTTATAAAAGAGCATACTTTTGATGGATTAATAGCTGAATGTAAATTGAGGATGTGGTGAATGGATACATTTAAAAATATATTAATATTGTTGATATCAGCAATAGTGTTAAAAGTCTATGTTATTATATTTTTGATAATATCATTAGGGGTTTTATATTATGATTTAATAATAGGTATACCAGTAATAGCTATATTAATGTTTATAAGCATATATTTAGCAAACAAATTTGAAAAGTTTATATCATGATAAAACTTATAATTGGTCCTATGAGATCAGGGAAAAGTTTGGAGTTATTGAGAGAAGCTGAAAAACTTCATTTTGGTAGAAAAAAATACATTTTAATTAGACCAGAAATTGATGATAGAGAATTTATATCAAGAAGTTATAAAACATTACATAATTTAAATGTAATAAAAACAAATAACATAAATGCAATTGTAAATGAGTATGATTATATATTACTGGATGAATTTCAATTTTTTGATAACTCAATTACTAATATTATAACTGATAACATCAGTAAAAACTGGGTATTATGTGGATTAAATATAAATTATGAATCAAAACTATTTGAAAACATTATAAATATTTTACCATATGCAGATAGAATTTATAAGTTAAGCTCAATTTGTGAAAAATGCGGATCTGAATATGGTAATCATAATATTTCGAATACAGGTGAGATATGTATTGGAGATGATTATACAATACTATGTTCTACTTGTAAATTACAATTAAAGGGTTAGTATGGAAAATATAAGTAAAGATCTTATAACAATTTACAGATATGGTAATAACTTTGAATTATACAATGATTTTTATTTTATTTTTGACTTTGATGTAACTTCTAAAGGATTTAAATTAGAAAAATATTTAGTTGGAAATAATATTATAAGAATACCAAAAGGATTTAGAACTGATTTTGGTAGTATTCCACAATTATTTCAATCAATAATATCACCAGTTGGCAAACCTACTAAAGCTTATGTATTACATGATTTTTTATGTGGAAAATCAAATAAAGGTGATATTCCTAGAGCTCTTGCTGATGAACTATTTTTAGATGCTATGAAATTACTTGGTGTAAATGTTGTAAAAAGATATGTTGTATGGGCTTGGGTTAGAATTTATGGTATAGTTTATAAACCACTTGTAAAGTTCTTTAAAGACATATGGAATAAACTATGAAATTTATTGAATGTATGCAAATATTATTAGGAAAAAATAATTCAATAGGTTCTTTATCTTTAGAAAATGATTATATTAAAATATATAAAGATAATGGTAAGTTAAAAATTGTTGATTCAAAAGATAACAATGTTTTACTTAACTCTGAAGATATTAACAATGAAAATTGGGAAATAGATAATAAGTTATTTGAGCTAATACCGGGATCAATGTGGATAACTGATGATGACATTGTAACAAAGGTTGAAAACAACTCTTTTTATGATAACATTCAATATACAACTTTCAGGAATATGCTAACTAATGAAATAAATATTTTAAAATCTGATAATTATTATACTAATTATTGCAAAAATAAATGGATCCAACCAGAACCATTAAAAGGTAAAGGAGTTACATGAAAGTGTATGATTGTTATCCAACTTATCTTGGGTGTAAAAGATCCCTAGCTGTTGATATTGTAAGCAAAATAAAAGAAATGTATCCAAATACTAAAACAATAGTAGATGCATTTGGAGGGTCAGGTGCAATATCTATCACTGCTATTCAGATGGGATTGAATGCACTATATAATGAAAAGACAGAAAGAGTTGCTAGAGCAGTGAGATATTTAGTTAATGGTGATTTTACTGATTTGGAAAAGTTTATGCCTCGTGAAGACTATTATAAAAATATTAGAGGACAAATAGAGTCTGATGCTGAATGTTTCAAAACAGTATTTATGTATAGTTTTGTTGGTGGTGGTAGTCCATATGTAATACCAAATGATGAGTTTGAGCAAGTAAAAACATCAATTATGAAGTTTTTATTAAAAGAAGATTGTGATGCATCTATTTTATATCCGTATGTGGATAAGGGCTTCTATATAGTTTTAGATGAGTTATTTAATGTAGATGGATTTGTTATAGATAGATATAGCTATGTGATGCCTATTCTTAAAAAAATATTATTTATATCAAAATATAACATAGATGAGTTTTTTAATCTACAATTAAACGAATTACAAAAAATTCCATTTAAACAAATACAAAATAAACTTACAAAAGACCAATTTGCACTTGTGGATAAAGTATTTAGAGCATTCCCTATTGAAAGAATAACATGCTTAAGGAACCACAAACATATTGATTTTTCAAAAATGGAAATAAGCAATAAAGATGCGTTTGATCTTGATTTATCTAAGTATGATCCTGAAACTACTGTATTATATTTTGATCCACCATATAATGATAGGGGAACCTCTAAAAGTTATTCTAAGTTTGATTCTAATAGCCTGCCATTATTATTTGACAAATTTAAGCAGTTTCCAATATTTCTAAGTGAATATTCTTCAAATGTAGAAGGACTTCAAGAAACATACACCAAAAGAATACCTCATTTTGATGGTAAAGAGTATGCTAAAGAAGTCCTATACTTTAAGTCACCTTTAAGATAATTTTTGGTATAATACCCCAAAAGATATAAGGGGTATTAATGTTTAAATACGAATATGTTTTTGAACATAATTTTAAGTTATATGCTAGACTTTATGATGAAGTTACAAAAAACTCAATTATAAAAGAATATAAATCAACTGAATATGTCCCAGAATTGTTTATTAGAACTAATGAAAAAACAGAATATAAGGACTTCTATACACATGGGTATTTAAAAAAGAAAACATTTAAAGCAACATATGAGATATATCAGTATTTAAAAAATGTATCACCTTCTACACCATTGTATGGTAACATAAACAGACCTCAAAAGTATATTCGTGAAAACTTCAAAGATATAGATTGTAATCATGAATTCAGAACACAATATCTAGATATAGAAACTAGGGCAATAAATGGTTATGCAAAACCATCAAATCCAACAGAAGAAATATCTTTAATACAAGTTTATGATAATTATTTAAACAAATTTATAATTTTTGGTACTAAAGATTTAAATATTAATTTGGAATCAGATATAGGGGAAGTGATTTACAAAAAATGCGATAATGAAATACAAATGTTAAAAAAATACTTAACATTTGTAGTTAAAACAAACCCTACTATTATAGCTGGTTTCAACTCTAATTTATTTGATATCCCTTATATTGTAAATAGAATGATCCATCTTGGAATAGATGATTATGTTGAATTATCACCTATAAAAGCTATAACACATAAAAAAATGAAAACTAATGATGATATAGAGTATGATGGTGTTAAGATAGAAGGTATAATTCAATTAGATTTGAGAGATTTATATATCAAATATACAACTCAAAAACCAAGTAGGTTTTCATTGGATGAAATATCCAAACTTGAATTAGGTGATACTAAAATAAATTACGATGGTTCAATAGAAGACTTGTATAAAGATTTTAATAAGTTTGTTTCTTATGGTTTGAAGGATGTTGAGTTACTTATAAAATTAGAACGAAAATTAAAATTATTAAAAGTATGTCAATTAGTAGCATATAAATGTGGTGTAAATGCTGATGAAGTTTCAGGCACCCTTATGCAATGGGCATCATTAATGTATAATTATGCTTTATCAAAAAATGTTATATTACCTTTAAGACAATTAAAAATAATAAACTATGATCCACCATACCCTGGAGGATGGGTTAGAGTTATTGAAGGATTACACAAAAATGTATGTTCATATGACTTTACATCTCTATATCCAAATATTATTATCGAGTTTAAAATAGGTTTGGATAATTATATTCCAGTTAGCAACATCCCATATGAAAAAGCTAAAATACTTGAAGAGAATAGAGCAAGGTTTATGAATGAGGCACCAAATGAAGTTATTTCTACATCATTACCAGAAGACCTTAAAGACATGTTAAACAAATATTTTTATTTCTATTCAGAAACCTATGATAAAACTAACAATGATAGTATGGAGGAATTTTATTATTTTAAAAACATTATTGATAATAAAGACCATATAAGATATATATGTAAAAAATATGGTGTTAATGTTACTCCAAATGGATGTTTATACTTTTCAAATGGTACTTCATTATTTGCTGAATTAATAGAAAGTTTTTTTAAAGATAGATTAAATCATAAGAGTTTTTTAAAAAATGATAATTTAACTGCTTCTGAAATAGATTACCATGATCTTATGCAATATATGTTTAAAATTCTTATGAATTCTGCTTATGGTTCAACATCACTAGCAATAAATCCTTTTAGTTTTGGTAAAAAAATGAGTGAGTCAATTACAACAACTGGTAGATTTTTAAATATGTGGGTTTCATATAGAGTTAATAAGTTTTGTAATGAAACATATAATTTAAATATTGATGTTAATAGTAGGCCTTTAAGTATTCAATGTGATACAGATTCTAACTATTTTGAGTTTAAGTTTCTAGAAACACCTAAAGATTTACAAGAAAATGCCAAATTTTTGAAAAGTTATTGTGAAACTACAATATCACCTGTTATAGATGATGCTATAAGTGAAGCTGTAACAGCTATCAATGGTTTAGATAAAAATAGTAATCTTGGAATGGAACAAGAAACAATATGTGATAGATTAATTAGTTGTGCTCGTAAAAGATATGTTGGGAGATATTTTAATAAAAAGAAATCAAATAGAGGGTTTAAAATAACTGGCCTTCCTATGATTGATAAAACAACTCCAAAATGGACAAAACTAAAATTAAATGAGTGCTTAGATTTAATACTTGACAGTGATCTACATGGGTTAAGGCAATTTATTAATAACATAAAGAATGAGTTTAAACAACAGCTTCTAAGTGATATTTGTATGAATAAAAGTGTAAGTAGCTTATCATATATTGTATCAAATGGTAAATGGGTTTCATCAATAAATGGTAATCCTTGTCCTATTCAATCTAGAGGTTCAATCCATTATAATAATCTTACAAACAAGTATAAACTTAAAAAAATAATGGAAGGTGAAAAAGTATATATTGTCTATCTGAAAACACCAAATACCATCACTGGTGATAATGTCATATGTATTCCTGATGATGAAATTGTAAGAGAAATACCAAGTATTAGTGAATTTGTTGATTATGAAACTATGTTTGAAAAATATTTTATACAAAAATTAGATATTATGAGTAAACATATAGGATTTGATTATAAAAATATTTTTGCAAATACATTAGATGAATGGTTATAATTTAATTATAGAAAGGAAATAAAATGGAGACAAATACATCTGTTGTGGGAACATTTATAGCAATTGTAGCAGTATTAGTTATAGTATCAGTTAATGTTACATCATTTTTATATAGTAAAAGAAAAAATGATGATTTAACTAAGAAACAAAAACTAAATGAAATAAAAGATCAGCTTAAAAAGTAATTTCTTAAGAACGGCTTAATTAAAGTTATTAGCTTAAAATACAATTATCATGATTTGAAGAAAAACTGTAATATTTTTATTAAAAATAATTAGGAGGCACGAAATTATGAAATATTAAATGGTTATTTAAATTGTAAAGACTATGAAAACGACATTAAAACTATAAATGAAAGGTTAAAATTATGAAACTATTTGAGAAATTAGAAAAATGGTTGAAAGAAAGACATTTAGATAAAAAAGAATATGATCATTTAACTTTGTTAGGTTATCTACATGAAGAGATAGATGAAGGTATCAAAAAAAGGGATAGTGAACATGAAAGTATAGATTGGAGATGTGATTGTATTGTATTCTTAATTAACAGTTTATATCAAGATGGATACAACCCAAAAATATGTATGGATGAATGTTTAAAAGAAATTGAAGAAAGAACAGGTGAGTATTCAGAAAGTGAAAGAAAATTTAAAAAACATATGGGTGCTTATACTTATGAAGAAGCACTAGATGAAGTAGTAAAAAATTACAATTGTAGAAAAGAAGATATTACTCTTCATGGAGATCATAGGGAATTCTGGTATTTTTTGGTTAATGGTAAACAAATAAAAATAAAGAAATGGTATAAAGCTGATTATTCAAAATCTATAAGGGATGATATAAGTAATGAAAGACATATCACTAAAGCATATAAATTAGGTAAAAAGATTATGTTCAAACAGTTAGATACAAATAATGAATGGCAGCTTTTAAAAGATGAAAATCTTAATTTCAAAGAATTTGACTATAAAATTGTAGATTAAGTTTAAATTAAGTATATTTTGATACCGTAACGGTATCAAAATTGAAAGGACTGAAAATGGAAAATATTAATGAGTTTGTAGAATTAAAAAGTCAGAAACTAAATGTTACTGATTTTATTGAAAAAAATAGTATTAATGAAGATGAGCTAGTCAAAAATGCCATGAAACAAATTTTTGATTTAGAGAAACAAAAAAGAGAAATTGATGTTGAAATAAGAGACATTAAAACAAAATTATCCAAAGATGGTATAAATATAACAGAATTTAACAGGGTTCTATCTACATTAAAAAATGAGCTTAAAATGAGTATCGATAGTTTAAGTGCTAATATAAGTATGTATAACTCGATAGTATCCGATAAAGAATTATTACAAAATTTAAAAGATCAAATTAACGATTAAAGGTGAGTTATGAAGTATAGATATTCTTATTCAAGATTAGAGTGTTTTAGACAATGTAAATTAAAGTTTAAATATTCTTATATTGATAAAATATCTGTACCTAAAGATCAAACTGCACTTATTAAAGGAAGCTATATACATTGGCTAATAGAGCAAAGTTTTAAAGAAGAACCTATCGAAGTAAGTAAATCATATCATAATCCTTTAATAAATGTAGATCAATATAAAGAATATGATGAAATATTTAAAAGGTTTAAAGAAACAGAAAAATATAAAAACATAAAAGACTTACCAGCTTTAGGAAATGAAGTAAATTGGGCTTTGGATAGTAAACTAAACCCAACTAATTATTATGGTAATGACTATGTTATAAGAGGCACTATTGACTATATTGCAATCAAAAATAGATGTGCAATAATAATAGATTGGAAAACAGGTAAAACAAAAGATAAAAAATATATACCAGATGCAAATCAATTAGCATTATATGCAATATGGGCTGAAAAAGTCTTAAATGTAGATAAAATAATATGCCAGTTTGTGTATGTTGAAACTGGAGATTTTCATACTTACACATATACAAGTGATGATTTGGTACCTATAAAAAAACAGTTTGCCCAAGATATAATGAGTATTGAAAATGAAAAAGCATTTATAGCTAAACCAAGTATATTATGTAATTGGTGTGAATTTAAATCAATGTGTGATAATTTTAAAAATAGTAGTTATAATAAGGAGTAAATTATATGAATATTGATAAAAACTATTTAATTAAAGGTGACAACTTAGAAGTAATGAATAGTATTTTACCTTTTTATAAAGGTAAAGTGAAATTAATTTATATTGATCCTCCTTATAATACTGGAAATAAAAATTTCAACTATAATGATAGTTTTGAATCTATAGATTTGATTATAAAATATTTTAATGTAGATGAAGAAGAAGCTAAAAAAAATAAAGTCACAAGATAAATTCATAGGTTCTAAAGTTTGGTTAAAATTTATGAAAGAAAGATTAGAAGTAGCTAGAGAATTTTTAAAAGATGATGGTGTTATATTCGTTCAATGTGACGATAACGAGCAAGCATATTTAAAAGTACTTATGGATGAGATATTTGGTAGAGAGAATTTTGTTAATTGTATTGTAGTCAAGATGAACGAATCTAAAGGATTAAAAAATGCTAATTGTCATAAAAAATTACCGAAAAATAAAGAATACATTCTACTTTATAAAAAACAAGATAATAAATCTATATTAAAACAAATTAGATTAAAAAAAACACAAAATGAATTATCATCATATATTAAATATTATAACAAATACATTACAAATATTGAAAACGATTATAGAGAATGGGAAATAAAATATTTTGATCCAAAATTAAATAAACAAGATTATTTTAAAAACTTGATATATTTAGTAAAACCTGATAATAACATTAATATTAATATGGAAGAAGGGACTTTTGAAAAAATAATAAATTCAAAAGGTAAAACAAATTATTATTATATGAATAATGGTGTAATTATGAAAGTTTTGTTTTTAAATGAAAATCTTGATTATTCTTTAGGTGATTTATGGACAAACATATCTACAATTGGCATATGTAAAGAAGGACTGAAAACAACTTTTAAAAATGGGCAAAAACCTGAATACTTATTAAAAATAATATTGGATCTTTCTACAAATGAAAATGATCTTGTAATGGACTTTTTTGCAGGAAGTGGCACTACTTTAGCAGTAGCACATAAAATGAAACGCAAATGGATAGGTATAGAACAAATGGATTATATAGAAACTATCACAAAAGAAAGACTTAAAAAAGTTATAGAAGGTGAGCAAGGTGGTATTAGTAAAGAAGTACAATGGCAAGGTGGTGGAGATTTTGAATACCTAAATAAGGAACATGATGATACTAACATTTGATCCTTACTATGATATAAAAGAAAGTAATGAGTTTATAAAAAATTTAAAAGAAAATAAAATAAACTTTAACACATATATTTTAGCAAGATCACCTTATTATTGGTTCTATGAAGTTGCAGATAAATATAAACCTGTTTTCTTAAAGTTTAATGAGGCTAACTCAACAGATTTAAGATTTATGCTTCCTAAAATTAAGGAATTAACTCCGAGCGATGAAAATTATTTAAGAAGAATACCAAAAACACCTAGTGATTTTGAAAGATATGTAAGTCCAAATATATTTAAAAAAGCAAAAGACGCTGAGTATTTTTGTATATTTAGATATAAAAGTATCTCTGAGATAAATAAAATCACGGAAACATTAGGTATAAAAGTTTATATTTTACCAAAAAAAGTAAGAGAATGGAATATAGCTTTCACTTTTAACAAAATGATAAGAAACTTTGTATTTGGACATTATATTTTATTTGAAAAAACTAAAAAAACACAATTTAACAAAGTTGGTGAAATAGAATTATACTTAAATAATAAAGTATTTGTTACAGATAAAATGAAGTTTAAAACAAGGGAATTACCATTTAGTGAAGATGGTACATATTATCCTCTTAAATTTCAAATAAAACAATAATTTAAGGAAATCTTAAGGTTATTGTGATACGATTACGGTATAAAAATTGGGTATATAAGAGATAAGATGGCTTAGGTAGTCAAACCTAACAGAGAGAGCTTGTCTTATCTCTTATGTATCAATAATAGTTTTAAGGTTAATTTAAGGTTATTATGATACGATTACGAATATAAAAATTAAGTAAGGGCGAGTAGCTCAATGGTAGAGCAACCGGCTCATAACCGGTTGGTTATAGGTTCGATTCCTATTTCGCCCACCATATATGACTATAGCTTAATTGGTAGAGTACAGGATTACAAATCCTGTTCAATAACTCTAATATATTAAAGTTATGGTTGATAAACATAATTATTGCGGATTAGCACAGTGGTAGTGCAATCGACTGTTAATCGATGGGTCATAGGTTCGAATCCTATATCCGCAGCCATTTTAAAAACTCCATGTAGCTCAGCTGGATAGAGCAAGAATCTTCTAAGTTCTAGGTCGGGTGTTCAAATCACTCCATGGAGGCCATTTAAATATTGTAAGCATATGGGTAATTGGTAACCCACCAGACTGTAAATCTGGCGTCTTTTGGCATTGATGGTTCAAATCCATCCTCCTACACCATTTTAAACACATTTAAGTTTTCAATGAAGATTTAAATGTGTTTAAGATGTTAATGACTATAGCAATGACTATAGCATGGTTGATGATTTTAAACACACAATAATTAATACCATCAAGAGTATGGCTGAGAAATACAAAGCGGGATCTAAGTTGGATAGCAACCAATAAGATTCTTATGATATGAGTGAAAATCTCATGGCTCTTGATTTTTATATTGCGCAACACTAGTTAAAAAACCTATAGAGGTTTTAGCGAGAGATGATTACCTACTCTGATTATCTCTTTTGTTGTTTTAAAAATTAAATTGCTTTAATAATGAGTAGATAAATAAAGCAATTTAATTTTAAGTTAAAATATAATCATATAAACAAAATTAAGATTTCTGCGGAAGTTTTACTTGTGTTTATTGATTGTCTTATGCTAAGTTTTTAAGATTGGGTTAACAATATAATATAGTTAAAACAATTTAAAAATAAAATAAACACATTTAAATGGTACTAACAGCAAAGTTTTAAGGACATTACTGCTAATAATGAATTCTCTAAAAAGTACCATAATTAAAAAGGGTATTTACAGCAAATTAATATTTTATAATTTTATGTGCTTAGTGATTTTCAGTATATCTGAATTTTTAAATACCCTGATTTTTATAAAGGAAAGAAAATGAAATTTGTTAATTCTCTATCAAACTTATCTTATACAGAAAATGGTGCTTTAACATTAAGCTCTTCATTAAATGTAGCTCTAGATTTATTTTTTATTATAGGAACAACTAATGAAAATAATATTGACAATGTTTTTGAAAAAGTAAAAGAATCATTTAATATTGATAAGGAATTAACTTCTAGAATATTGTTATGGACAAGAGATGCAAGAGAAGGTGCAGGAAGAAGAGAAATATTTAAAAAATTTTTAGATTTCATTGCAGAAAATGATAAGGAAATTTATAAAAGAGTAATTAGAAAAGTTCCTGAATTAGGCAGGTTTGATGATTTAATAACTTATAAACAATTAGATTTAGTAGGAAATGAATTAATTAAAATACTAGATTTTAATAATCAATTATGTGCTAAGTGGATGCCTAGAGAAAAATCAAGTAAATCTAAATTAGCCAAAAAATTGATGAAATTATTAAAATTAAATGCTAAAGATTATAGAAAATTATTGTCTTCTAATACTTGTGTTGTTGAAAATAAAATGTGTTCTAAAGAATGGAATTTAATAGAATATGAAAAAATTCCTTCAAAAGCAATGGCTAAGTATAATGATGCCTTTGAAAGAAATGATAAAGAAAGATTTGAAAATTATCAAGAATCATTGATAAAAGGTGAATCAAAAGTAAATACTTCCGCAATATATCCTTATGAAATAATTAAATTAATGTTTAAAAATGATATTTTAGCAAATGAAATGTGGAAAAATCAAAAGGATTGGATGGAAGGTTCTAAGAAAACTCTATTCCCTATAATTGATGTTTCTGGAAGTATGGATACAGAAGTTCAAGGAAGTACAACTGCTTTAAATATAGCAATTTCTTTAGGTATGTATTTAAGTGAAAGAAATGGTAAAGATTTTAAAGATTATTTTATAACTTTTTCCGCAAATCCTGAAATGGTAAAGATAGAAGGAAATGATTTAAAAGAAAAATATAAATCCATAAAAAAATCTAATTGGGGTATGAATACTAATTTTTGTGAAACTTTTGATTTAATTCTAAATAGAGCAAAAGCTGATAATTTATCACAAGAAGATTTACCTGATGCTCTAGTTATTTTAAGTGATATGGAATTTGACGAAGCTCAACAAGGTAAAACAAATTTTGAATATATAAGAGATTCTTTTAAAAATAGTGGTTATAAAATGCCTGAATTAATTTTTTGGAATATTTATGGGAGAAGTGGAAATATACCTGTAAGAAAAGATGAAAATGGAACTTGTTTAATATCAGGGTTTAGTCCTTCAATAGTAAAAGGTTTATTAACTAATGATTTAAACCCTGAAAAAATAATGTTTGAAACTATAAACAAAGAACGATATGATTTTTAATAATATTGCCTATTTTTGAGGGGATTGATAGTTAAGACAACGGTAAATGTAATCGAGAATGATTATAGACCTAAGAGCTTCCTCGTAGCTCAAACCTCAAAGATGGGTTACAGTTAAGTTTATCTTAAGATACATTATGATATAATTCCTCTAATAAATTAAAGGATTAAAATGTTAAAAAAATTATGTTTTATAGTAACTCTAGCTTCAAGTTTATTTGCATATAATTATATGGATTCAACTGTAATTGAAGATAAAGGTAATATTGTTATAGAGCTATCATTCTGTACTAAGGATCTTGATTCAGAAAAAGATTATATTATCGACCATTTTAATAATCAAATTGATGGTCTAGAACAGCAACAAGTTAAATCTGAAGTTTATCAATACAGAGGAAAACAATATGTTTTCAATAAAGGTAAAAATGTAAAATATAACAAACCAATTGTTACATTTGTGCCAACTTCTACTAATGGATGCTATATAGCAACAGCTTTATATAAAATAAAACATGATGATATTAAAACATCTGTAAATAATAAATATGAATCATATTTTAATGGTTTTATAACTAAAAACACATCTACAAAAAATGAAGTTGAAAATGAAATTAGACAAAATCTTGAAAACGAAATAAAAGAAAATATTATTATAAAACCTGAACAAATTAAAAATAGTCACGAAACATTTGTGGAAGTACCAGAATATTTGTATGCACAAACAAAAGAAAACTATTATATTAATATTATATGTGAAGTAACAAATTCTGATAATGAATTTATATATAATTTTGAAATAAAAGATTATAAAAGACCTTTAATAGTTAAAGGAAAAATATGGGGTGATTTAACACCGTATTTTAACACAAACTGTAAAGTTGAATTAGTAGGTAAATAATATGACAATAGATGATTTGAAAAGTTTTCATAAAAAAATAATAGAAGAATATGACATGGATTCAAACTGGAATCCATCAACTATAAAGCATCATTTAACAACATTATCAGGTACAATTGCTAAATATTTAAATTATTGGAGTAGATTAAAACATATTATAATACAAATAGATGAAGAATATAATGAAAAATATATGATACTTTATTCACATTATAGAGAAAACTCTAATATTAATTACACAGTTACAGAAATTAAAGATTTAATTTCTAAAGACAATGAATTATGTAATATTCGTGTAAAAAAATCAACAGCTATATTAATAATGGAGTATATTGAAAAATGTGTAGATAATTTAAACAAAACAAGATATGATTTATCAAATTATATTGAAATAGAAAAATTTTTAAATGGTAAAGGGTAAATTAAAGAATATAATTATTTAAAATTGAAAGGATTTGAATTGATAAAAATAGAAAAACTAAACGAATCAGCTTACAAAATAATTTCTGAAACACAATTATATTTAGATGAAATAAAACAACTATGCTCAGCTAAAATACCAAATGCCCAATTCTTACCAGCTGTAAGGATGGGATATTCTGATGGTGTTAAATATTTTTATAAAGATTGTGGAGACTATCTAATTGTCCCTAAAGGTTTCATAAAGGGTATTATAAAACGATTAAATGAAAAATATAAACTTGAGTTGTCTTTTGATGATGAAATAGAAAAAATTACTGAAGAAGAATTTAATAAATTTGTAAAATCACTTAAACTACCTTTTGAACCTTATGACTTTCAATTAAAAGCTGCTTTTGATAGTATTAATACTGGAAACAATATATGTGTAATGGCAACTGGTAGTGGTAAATCATTAACCATTTATATTTTATGTAGATGGTTCATTGAAAAATATAAAAATACAGATGACAAAATTTTGATAATAGTTCCATCAGTAGTGTTATTAAACCAAATGTATTCTGATTTCAAAGAGTATGGTTTTACAGATATAGACAAATATGTTGATAGATTAGGTGGTGATTTTAAGGTAGTGTCTTTTGTAAAAAAATTAAACATATCAACATGGCAAAGTTTATATAGAAATGTTTCATTGTTTAAAGATATAACTGTTATAGTTGAAGATGAGTGTCATACAGCTGCCAGTGATGTTCATGAAAGTATAATATTTCCATCCGCTACAAACGCAAAGTACAGATTTGGATTTACGGGGACATTACCTCAAAATTATTGTGATAAATTATCTTTAATGGCTGTTTTAGGTACTGCTAAAACATATGTTACACCAAGAGAGTTAATTGATATGGGGTTAGCTACTGAAATGGAGATTAAACCTATAATACTAAAATATAATGATGCTACAAGTTCTATTGTTAGGACCATTAAAAATTATCAACAAGAAGTATCATTTTTTCTTGGAATACCTGAAAGAGATGACATTATAGCTAAAATAATATGTAAAGTTTCACAAAAAGGAAATAGTATTGTGTTATTTACAAGAGTTTCTAATGGTGAAATTTTAGCTAGAAAAGTATGTAAATTAAAATATGGTGTTGATGTTGAAATTAATGAATTACGAAAATTAAACAAATATAATATATTTTTTGTAAGTGGTGAAACAAAAGCTAGTGATAGAGAATCTATAAGACAGATTATGGAAAGTTGTGATGATGCTATTATTTTTGGTACTACTTCTATTATGAGTACTGGGGTTAATATTAGAAAATTAAAAAATCTTGTATCCACAATGCCTGGTAAAAGTTATATTAAAATTAATCAAAGTATAGGGAGAATGCTACGAAAGCATGAAACCAAAAATAATATTGTATATTTGTATGATATAGTTGATGACGCTAGAGGAAGATATGCAAAGAAAAACTATATGTTTAAACATTATGAAGAGAGATTAAAATATTATAATGAAAATCAATATGTTATAGACGAGGTAGTTGTTAATATATAATTAAGTTAAATCTAAGCTACAATATTGTACAATAACAATTTATAGAAGGGACATTTATGAAGTATATATTTACAGTAATTGACAACACATCAAAAACTAAAGTATTAAAAACTAATATTGATAATAAAGTTAATTTTAGAAATGTTATATGCCCTTCTATAAACTCATTTGCACAACTTATTGAGTCAAATTTTATTCTAAGTCGCCCTATTCATTCAAATGGATTGTTTGAAAGAAAACGAGAAAACATGGATTACTTGCACGACTGTGGGTATATTATACTCGATCTTGATAGAGTCACTAAAGGTAATTTTCAAAAAATAATTGATTATTTTAAGAATACAAAATGGGAGTGTTTAATTTGTAATTCAAGGTCATATAATTTTGTTGATAATTTCAATTTAAAAGTTATATGCAAGATAGACTACAAATCTACTGATGAAAACATCAGAAACACTTTATTATTTTTTAAAGAACAGTTAAAAGGATTATGTTCAATAGATGAATCAGCCACAAGACATTCTAGTTATCAAGCACCATCTTTAAAAGTATCAGTATTTTACAAGAATGAAAACGATATAGGTATCCCATTTTCAATTCTACCAAAATCACAATCTAAAACAACATCAATAAACTGTTCTAATAAACAAGTAGAATGGTGTTTAAATTATATAAAAACTAAGTTAAAAGGAAATATAAAAGAGTATGTTGGTTATTATTCAATAAATTTGCCTTCAGAAAAAAAGTCAAAATATTCATATTGTTTGTATGAAACAAACCCTTTTGTTATATTTCATCCAAACCCATCAAAAAATATAAACATATTACAAGAGTATTTGAAAACAAAAGATGGTAAAGCATTTCTACAAGAAAAACAAAGTAAAATAATATTATCATCACTTAAATACACACCTGATATACACATAAACCAAAAATTTCTGAAAAATATTGATATTCCTGATACTAGAGTAGTTTGTATTAAATCACCTATGGGTAGTGGTAAATCAAATGTCATAAATCAATATATTAAAGATAAATCAAAAATATTATTCATTAGTGTTAGGCAAACTCTTGCAAAAGATATATCATTAAAATATGGATGTAAATATTATCTAGAAGATAAAAAAATATTATATGGTGAAAATTATGTATGCCAAATAAACTCATTACATAAAATAAATTTAGATTACTTTGATTATGTAATATTAGATGAGTTTGAAACATTATTAATGTATATTGTAACTAGTATAGAGGATTCACCATATGCGTTAAATATACTTAGAAAATTCTACAATATATTAAACTCAAAATACCTTTTAATATTAGATGCATTTTTAAGTGATCATTCTAATATTTTAAGTGATGTATGCAGAATAAAAAACCACTATAAAGACCAAACAAATGTTAGCCTTTATACAAAAAAGAATACATTCTTTTCAGTATTAGAATATGTTTGTAAAAACAAAAATAGAAATGAAGTTGTTACAATGTCATTTTCTACATTATCTGAGTTTAAAACGGTTGAGAGTCTTTTAATTAAAAGTAATTTAAAAGTAATATCTATAAACAGTAATACAAACAGATTTATTAGAGATAATATATTTACAGAATATTTTAAAAAGAAATATGTTAATTATGATTGTATTTTATTTTCGCCTAGCATTACAGTAGGTGTTTCTATTATGAATAACATAAGTCATCATTTTCACTTTGATAATAGTGCTAGTATAGATGCTATCACATCTATTCAAATGGTAAAAAGATCAAGATTAGCATCGAATATTCATATTTTTGTTGAAGGTTCTACAAATATGATTACTCCACTTGAAGTTGAAAAAAATATTATTGATTTTTTTGAAATCGATGACTTAGAATATTTAAGTGAGTTTTATAACAAATTATGTTATTATTATGAAACTATTGAATTAAACCATAAGATGTCATTTTGTTTATTATTACAAGATCAGTTTAGCAATATAAACATAGTTGATAGTATTGTAAGTTATAATATAGTTCAAGCTGATATATCTAAGGAAATAGAGTTAAATGAATTTGAAAATAGTAAAATTAAAGATGAATTAATTTGTGCTATCAAAAAGGATAAAAATTATTTAAATTATATTCGCAATTTTAAATTTTATACGCTAAATAAAAATAAAAATGAATTCCTGGAAAACTATTTGCTGAATAATCCATCTAATTTGCTTGAATTATCTCATAGAGCTAAGTTTCTAAAATATTGTGTAACATATCCAGATATTAGATTAAAAGATATTTTTACATATAATGACATACAAAATATAAAATATACAACAGATTACTTTTCATTTACAAATTTTCTAAAAGAACTAGGATATAAAAAAATGAATGGTAATTATTATCTGCCATTACAATATATTAAACATTTAAGTAAGATATAAATATTTCGCATAAAACATTAAGGAGAAAAATATGGTAGAAATTATAGCTTCATTTTTCGTAGGCGGACTAATAGGTTTTGTTGCTGGATATTTTGTTTATCATAACAATAAGGAAAAAGCTTCTGAAATTGGTGATAAAATAGAATCAGTAAAAGATGAAATAATTAAAAAATAGCTAGGAATAATATCCTAGCTTACAAGGATATTAATGTATTATAGTAATGTTGTATTTCCACTAAATGAAGTTATTCCTGGTTTTACATATAATGTAAAAAAGTCTAAATCAAATGTCTATATTAGATTTGTTGCTTATGGTTATTCAATAGATGATCTTGAAATAGTTTATAACAATAGCATCATAACAATTTCGACTATTAAAGATTATCATGAAGTAAAAACAGACCCAAAATTTTCAAATAATTTTCCACAGCAGGATAAATTTTATATTCAATTTTGGTGTCCAAAAATAAGCGGAATCAACGCAGAATATAGTGGTAATTTTATAAAATTAAACTGTTCACTAGGTGATATTAGTGTTAATTTAGGAGTAATTCCTATTAAATTTATAAACGAAGATAATGATGTTGATATATTAGAAAATACTTCTGATGATACCATGAATATAATCCAATTAAATGGATTTATGGATGAGTTAGAAGGCATAAAAGATGATTTTTATAGTGAAATAACAAACAATAAGGATTAAATATGGCAAAATTAATATTACAAAGAAATAAAGAATATACAGGTATAAAGTGGCAAAATAATGATAAAATAGAAGGTTCTACCATTGGTGAATTATCATTATTAGATGATAACGATAATGTTATTTTTAAGTGTGCTAGTTGTGAAAATATAGGTCCTAGTACTGATGAGTCTGGAACTGATAAGAGAATAGTAGCTAGAGAGTATAAATTAAAATGGTGTAATTCAAGTAAAAATGGATTATTATCTAAAAAATATCCAGAATGGAAAGCAGATAATGGATCAAATATTGCAATATGGGTTGTTTCTGATGAGGTAGAAGGATTTAATGATAGACTTATTCGTATCCATACAGGAAATGCACCACAACATACTGAAGGTTGTATATTACCAGGTTCTGATTTAAATAATGGCACAGTTGGTAGTAGTGTAGATATAACAAATGAGTTATTTACAAAAATAAAAGAATTAGGTATTGAAAATATAGTTTTTGAAATAAAAGAAATAGATTAAGGTGTTCTTAAGCGTAAGTGTTATACACTTACGCAAAATTAATGAAAGGAAGATTATGGATAACTTTGATGTAAATTCATTTAAAATTGTTCATCCACATGATGTTTTGTTAGAAGTTGCATATCCATCTGAGATAAAATCAGAAAGTGGCATTGTTGTAACTGTGCATCCATCACTTATTGATGATAGACAAACACAAGGAAAAGTATTACAAATAGGATCAGAAGTTAAAGATATTGAAATAGGTGATACAGTTGTTTTTGGAAAACAACATGGTATTGATTTATGCAAAAGCGATAAAGTAAAATATATGCTTATTCGTGATGAGTCTTTAATGGGAATATTAAAATAAAGGAGTGATAATAATGGCTAAATCGTTAAAAGAATGGTGCAGAACACATGTAAAAAACATGGCTGATAGTTTTGAAGATTTTGAAATTTTTAGAACTCAGTTTTATAGGAATCCACATAGAGCAATTATAAAGGATTCAAGTACCTTTAAAAGCCCAGCTGATGGTGTTATAATTAATCAAACCCAAGTAAATGATATTGATGATGAAGTTCTTAAAATAAAAGGGAAAAAATATACCTTACGAAATGCGTTAGGAAATAACGAAGAAATGCTTGATTTGATAAAAGAGCGTGGTGGTGCGTTAGTTATTGATGTGTTTATGACTTATTATGATGTTCATTATAACCGTATTCCAACAGATGGTTTTTTAACATACGAAAAATTATTACCAACAGAAAGCTATAATAATGAGAGTATGTTAGCTGTTGAAGAAGGTTTATTTGCAAATAACTTTAAAAAAGCAGTAACAGAGTTAGGCTATATGTTTTGTAACGAAAGGCTATTAAATATTATATATTCACCTGTATTGCAAGAAAAATATGCTGTAGTCCAAATAGCTGACGAGCAAATTAATTGTATTCAAACAGCATGGGTTCCAGCAAGAGGGGAACCAAATACCCATTTATATCAACAAGGGGATATTTTTGGGAATATTAGAAAAGGTAGCCAATGCACAATAGTAATTCCATTTAGTAATAAATGGAATTATATTCCTATTTTAGAACCTAGTTTCCATGTAGAGGCTGGTATTGATGAACTTATTAGAGTTGAACCAAAATAAAATTAATATGTTAAAGAAATGGGGATTCACCCCCATTTCTTCTAATTTAAATTATGGGTTAGAAGTAAAATGTGATAAATGTGGTTCTAATATAAAAAGAAGTTGGAACCAAATGCTTAAGTACAATAAATGTTTATCATGTGATGATAAACATTTATTATTAGAGTTAAATAATTTAGGTTATGTTGTAACGGATATACGATTATCTAAATTAGAGATACAATGTAAAAATGGTCATATATTCAATAGAAATAAAGCAGATTTTAAAAGGGGCATAATATCATGCCTAGAATGTGACGAATTGGAAAAACTTGAATTTATTAAATCATGTGGTTTTACAAAAATTGATGTAAATCATATGAGATGTAACAAATGTAATAATATAGTTAAAAAAAGTTATCCAACTCTAAAAAGTGGGATAACATTTTGTAAATTTTGTGATGAAAATAATAAGAAATCGCTATTGAATAACATAAACTTAGAGATGGTTGATAAAAATATTTTTAAATGTAACAAAGGACATACATTTTATAGAACTTATGATAATTTAATAAAATCAAATAATTTATGTCCTGAATGTTATCCAAACAATACAATGTTTGAAAAAGAATTAAAAGAAATACTCCCAGCATACATTATAAATGACTACTCGGTACTAGGTGATAAAGAGCTAGACTTCTATTTACCAGATCATAACTTAGCCATAGAATGTAATGGTGTTTATTGGCACTCAGATAAATTTAAAGACAAAAACTACCATTTAAGTAAAACAGAAAAGTGTAAAGAGAAAGGAATTCAGCTTTTACATATATTCGAATCATCTTGGATAGAGAAAAAAGATATTTGGAAGTCAATTATAAACAATAAACTAGGAAAGTCTGAGAAAATAATGGCTAGGAAATGTATCCTAAAACAAGTATCTAAAGCAGAAGAGAAAGAGTTTTTAGAAAGTAATCATCTCCAAGGATTCACTGGCAGTTCTATTTGTTATGGGTTATATTTTAACAATGAATTAGTATGCTTAATGTCATTCGGAAAACCTAGATTTACAGATAAGTATGACTGGGAATTAATTAGGTTATGTACTAAGAAGAACACAAATGTTATAGGTGGTGCTAGCAAATTACTTAGTTACTTTCACAAAAACAACCCTGGGTCATTAATAAGTTATTCAGATAGGCTATATTCTAATGGTGAAATATATAAGCAGTTAGGATTTACATTTAGTCATTTTTCTAAACCTGGCTACATGTATACAAAAAATGGTAGAACGCTCAATAGACAACAATTTATGAAACATAAACTTAAAGACAAACTAGAGAAATTTGATCCAAACTTAACTGAATCAGAAAATATGAGTATTAATGGATATTATAAAATATGGGATTGTGGACAAGGGGTATGGGTTAAATCATAACCCCACTATTCCTGTAACAGCATCTATAATAGATTCTGTTTCTTTTTTGTATACATAATGTGTATATCCAAATGTTACGCTAAATTCATTAATTGTTTCTGTTTGATCATCTTGCATATCACTTCCGGTCACATCAATAGGAAATATATTTTTATATGTATAACTTCCAACAGCATTGCCACTATAATTTAATAAGGTTAATTTCAATTCACCAGTCATATTAATATCAGTATTACCACTTACACCTTTATTTATACCTAGGAAACTATTAACAGCATTTCCTATGATAGGAATATCACTTGTAATATCAGATATGAAACCTGCTCCAATATTAGCAACAGATCCTACAATATTAGCAACACCAGCACCAGGAACTGATGGTGTTTCTTCATTTGCGGTTACACCTGAATCAATACAAAAAGTCCAGTACTCTAATATACGCCTTACACTTGATTTTTCATCTATAAAAAATGTCATATTTGTAGTGTTATCAAGTTTCATTAATGTTGGTATGTTTATAGTTCTACCATCTAAACCAACAGGTGTAGTTAATATAGAAGGTGCTGGTAAAGTAGCACCCTTGCACAATATATTAACTGCATTGTCATATAACGCACCTGATATTTTTGTTATTTTAGCAGGTAAATTTAATGACACTTTATACCTAAAAGGTCTTTGTCCAGAACTTAAAATATAATCAACAGAATCAAACTTGTTTAAACCCATTATTATGACTTTCTTCTTAATTTAGCTACTAATTTCATGGTTCTTCTTAGTTTTGGATCTTTTCTAACATATCCTCTCTTTTTAGAAGACCATGACATATTTTCAGAAGGAGCTTTTGCGTTTTTTTTAGCTCTTATTTTTAGTTTTCTTTTAACTTTTGGTTGTTTTCTATATCTTTTTTGTGCTATTCTATCAGCTACACTCATATGTTTAATAGGTGGCATCTTAATAATCCTTTTTCAAATATTTATATTAATCATCAAAAATACCATAAAATGATGAAGTACCATCATCAAAAAATCCCATTTGCAAATATTTTACATCACCATCAGTTATTTCAGAATCACTGTTTATTTTATTTAAAAATACATCATAATCAACTATATTATTTAAATCTAACAAAGGTACAAACAAAAGACTTAATGCCATAACATAATCATCATGTGCCTTTGAGTTTTGTGCTTGGTATTTTCCATTAACATTACAAAATGTCAGCAACTCTTTAACAGTTGGTTCATCTTGTAATATTAGTTTATTATTTTCAATAAAAAGTTTCATATTACTAAGATTTTTACTTCTATTACTTTTAGTTGTCCTGACTCCTAACCATTTTTTATCTGGCTCTTGATATATATTTTCATATTCATACATTTGGAATAGTAAATCAACCACGCTTGTACCAGCACCCTCATTATTTTCACATACAAACATAGCCTCATTATATGTTCTTAAAATATTATAAAAAATAGGTGGTGCCATCAAATAAGATTCTGGTATTTTTCCTGACGCTACTTGTTTAAAAGGAATATTTGTTACATCTATCACATGAAATACAAAACCATCTATTGCACCTTTTGCAGCATCAGCTAGAACCATATATTTGTGATTATCTTGTGGGGCTTTATATACTCTTATTGTTTCACCAAAATTTGGTTCTCTTAAAATATTTCCAAATTTAATATTAGATAAAACAGTCATATCAACAAGAGTATCAGAACTTCCTATAAATTCACATGCATACTCTTGGTTCCAGGTTCTAATACCTCCCTCGAGAGTTTTTATCATAAGTTCTTTATAATTTTCATCTCTGCCTGGTACTTTCCACCATTCAACTTTAAAAGGTTTATATGAACTCTTGCCTTCAACAGCATCTGACCACATTTTATACCAATGATTTAACCCTACTGGTGTAGAAGCTGCTATTATTTGTGATTTTTTAGATGCGGATATTGTAGGTATTACAGAGTTGCTAAATTCTGACCATTTATCTATAAATGCACAATTGTGTGAAACAAAATCATTTGTATAATACTCGTTATTTTTATGTACATTAATTAAGTCATATACATATTCTACTCCAACATAATCTATTGAAACAATTTTTGAAAACTTATTTTTATATTTTATTAAATCATTAATTTTAAGATGTTTTAATTGTTTAAAACCATTAGGTGTTTCAAATTTATGACCTTTTGTTACTTTTATAAAATCATCTTCTGTTATTACTTTATATACATCTTTTTTTTCTCTTGATATATCATCAAAATCACTAAATCCATTTGGTGTTAGTACTTCATACATATTTCTCCTTTATCATATTAAGAGGATTAACCTCTTAATAATGGAAGTGGTTCACAATAGTTTTCTAATAATACTGTTTCTAATCTTTCTAATTCAGTATTTGCTTCTTGTATAATTCTTTCATAATTAGCTTTAATACCACCTATTAACGGTGCATCATATTTTCCTATATTTGAACCCCAAGTTCTTTTGCATAAGTTTAAAGCATATTCTTTAACCCATGGTTGCTCGTATATCCCATCTTCTTCTTCTGGTATATACTTATACCTAACTTCTAATAAAACCTTTTCAGAAGTTATATCTTCAAAAAACTCTAACATATTTGTAAATGGATTAAAAGCATAATTTGGTATTATTGTAAAATATGTATCAAGTATAGACATATTTGCTAATACAGAATATACATTTTGCATGCTGAAGTTACCTTGTACTGTTCCACCAAATAGCATTGCTTGCATTTCAGTTGGTGTTATTACTAAACCACCTGGAATACTTAACCCTAAAAAACCTCCACCACTTGGATATATTCGTAATGTTATAACCTCAGAAATTCTAGAGTCTAATTTAATTTTTCTCACACCTTTAGGTAGGTCAATTAATAGTGTGCCTTTTAATTTACCATACATAGCAAACTCAGAAAACTTTTGTATAGTAAAATTAATATTCTCATCTATTTGGAAATCGGTAAGTTCCACAGTAATAACTGGGGAACCTAACATTCCAAAAATATAATCTTTGAGGCTTTGTCTAGTAGCCATTATCAACCACCTGCATTAACAGTTATATTAAGAGTTTTTGATACTTGATTTCCACCACTAGCTTGTGCTTTAACTGTGATTGTAAATGATCCAGTTTTACCTGTTTTTGGAGTTACTTGAATTTTATTACCTGATTTAACAGCTTGTATATTTTGATTATTAAATTCTAACATAAAATCTGAAGCATTAGTTGTAACTGTTACTTCTTGCATTGCAGCACTTGCATTAGCGAAAGTTAAATTATCAGGTGAAAGAGTTAAAGTTGTTACTACTGTTGCTTTTGTAACAGTTAAAGGTAATTCTTTTATAGCTGTTCTACCTTTATCATCTGTAAGTTCAAATATAGCTTTACCTGAACCTTCTTCATTTCCTGTAAATGTTTTATCACCTTCATTCCATGTAGCTAAATCACTTGGTTCTATTGTTACAACAGCTGATGTAATTGATGACCCATCAGTAGCTGTATAAGTTATTGCTTGTGATTTTTTACTATTTTCAAAAGTTAAACTATCAGGTGCTAAAGTTACTTGTAAGTCTGGGTAAAAAACATTGTCTTTACCACCAAAAAATTGTGGAAATTTAACTGCTACATCTGATGGATATTCAAATCCAGGTAAAATATAGTTAGTTGTACCATTAATATCTATATATTTAGGTTTATCTTCTGTATAAGCGAATTTATTTTGTTTTGGTATATTAGTCATGAGTATCCTTTATAAATATTTGATATTATTTATAAAGGAAATTGATGGCAAATATGTTTAATGGTCTAGTTGAATCTGTCAAAAAAACCTTTCTAAAAGTAGAAAATAAGGAAGGTTCTATTAAATCAGATGACCCACATAAAGAAGCCAACCTTACAAGAGATGATATTGTATTAGGTTATTTTGATGAAGGGAATTATAGATATAATAATTTTGAGACGGATATAATTAGTGATGTATCAAAACAAGCAAGCTTAATAAAAGAATACAGAAGAATAGCAGCATATCCTGAAGTTGCAGATGCTATTGATGAAATAACGAATGAAATGTCATTTGTACCCAACAATATTGATTGTTGCTATTTAGGGTTCAAAGATAATATATTATCTGATAATTTGAAAGAAGCATTCCAATCGTTATTTGATATGTCATGTGAAATATTGCAGTTAAATGAAAACATAGATGTTTTGTGTAGAAGATTCTATATAGATGGGCAATTAATAATAGGTTTATCTTACGATGATAACAATAATATACTTGATGCAGTTATAATGAACCCATCAGGGTTATATTTTAACAAATCAACAAACAAATGGCAGTATTTTAATAATAATAGCAATAATTATGGAGTAACAGATGACACTTCTGAAGTATATGACCCAGAAGAAATTATAAGAATTGATTCAGGATTATACTCTGATAATTTAATATTATCTCATTTGCATAGTGTTATAAAAATCGTAAATCAACTACAAACATTAGAAGACCTTATGATACCGTTAAGATATTCAAGATCTGTGTCTCGTAGAGTATTTAATATTGATGTCGGTAATCTTGGGTATGAAAAAGCAATTGCAGCCGTTGAAGATATTAAAAATAAATTTAAATATAAAAAATATTATAATACAGAAACCGGTAGTATATCAAATGGTGCATCAATCCAGTCTATGGTAGAGGATTATTATTTTCCAAATAGAGGTGGTACAAAAGGAACCCAAGTAGATGTTTTAGATGAAACTGGAAATTTAGGTGAAACTGGAGATTTAGATTACTTTAAAAATAAACTATATAATGCTTTAAAAGTTCCAACATCACGATTAATGGGTGAAAATAAAACTGTATTTGACTTTAGCTCAACATCAATAGAATCAACCGAGATTAAGTTTTTTGCTTTTATTAATAGATTAAGACAAAGATTTAATGTTTTATTAATTGAAATTATGAAACGATATGCCATAACAAATAATATTCTTACAGAAGATGAATTTGATAACTATTCAAAATATATTTTTATAGGTTGGGAAAAAGAATCCAATTTCCTAGAAAGACAAAACTTAGATATATTAAAACAGAGGCTAGATCTTTATACTGAATTTAAAGAATATGAAGGTGATATATTTAGCAAATCATATTTACTAAAAAATGTTTTAAAAATGACTGATGAAGAAATAGACCAAATGAGAGAGGAAATTCTTCAAGAAGGTAGTCAAACAACTCCAGGTGAAGATGAATTTGGTGATGAAATTACAGATGATGAAGATATTATAGACGATGAAGATAATTTTAAGAATGATATTGAAGATGAACCTGAAGATGATTCTCTAGATAATATAGAAAGTAAAAATTTAAAAATTAAAGATGATATATCTGATAATAAAAAAAATATAATTAAAAAAGCTACAAAATTAGGTATACCTAAAAATATTATAAATCAAAAAATTAAAAAAGCTACAAAATTATCAAAAGGAGAATAAATGTATAATTATTTAAAATATGTTGAAAGAAAAGACATGGATGGACTTTCTAATGTAATTCAAAAAAAGCTTCAACAAGAATATAATAATCATCCAAAAGTTGTAAATCACATTGAAACTATTAAGAAAAATGAAGCTTTAATTAAAGTATTAAAGGAGTATAAATGAAACTAATTATAGAAGAACCAGTAAAAATAAAAGGTTCAGTAGAACTAAACGAGTCTAGAGGTGAAAAAAATTATTATATACAAGGTATATTTGCAACTATAAATCAGCAAAATATAAATGGTAGAGTATATCCAAGACCTATTTGGGAAAGTGCTGTTAATTCATACCAGCATCATATAACTACCCCTACTACAAGTTCTTTAATGGAATATCAACATCCAAACAGACAATATGTTGATCCACTTGAAGCTGTAGCAAAAATAGTAGATCTTAGAATTGAAGGTGATTATGTTATGGGGAAAGCAAAATTGCTTGATAACCCAAAAGCAAATCAACTAAAGAACCTAATTGATGAAGGTATATCAATAGGTGTTTCTAGCAGGGGTTGTGGTGAGCTAATGAATGGAACAGTTACAGAATATGAATTAATTACATTTGATATAGTGCCAAATCCGTCTGATAGAAATGCACATACTAAAGGTCTAAATGAATCTTTTGATAATGGTATATTAAAAGATAAAAATTATATTAAAGATAAAAATGGTATACTTGTAGAGGCAGATGAAAGTAATATAAATAACAAGAGTATAACTTCTCAGTTTGTCGATTTATTTTCACAATTATAAAGGAATTATCATGGAAGAACTTTTAAGTAAACTTGATAAAAATGTTTTTACACCTGAAGTTGTTGATGAAATAAAAGAATTATTTGAAGCAGCTGTTGATAATAAAGTTGAAGCTGCTTTAAAAATTGCTGATATTCACGCAATTGAAGTTGATAAACATTATGAAAAACAAGTTAAAATGTTAAAAGAAAGTGCTGAAATGTATAAACAACAGGTTAATAAAAATAACCAAAAAGTTATACATAATGCCATTAATAGAGTAAAAAAACATTACAATAAGCTAGTTGAAAATATTATTAAGGATAAAGTTGATGAATTTGTTAAAAAAGGATCAATGAACCTTGAAATACTAGTTGAAAGTAGTAACAAAGAAGTAGTTGATGCATGTGCTAGAACCGCTGATAAAGTAGGTGGTCCTATAAATGCATTGAAAAGAATTAATGAAAGTGTTAAAAAAGAAAAAAACGTTAAAAAGTTAGAAGAAAAAAATAAAAAACTTCAGATGAAACTAGAAGAGGCTCAAAAAAATAATATATATAACAATATAAGAAATACAGTAAGTATTGGAAATAGAGATATGTTTGATACACTTGCTGAAAGTGTAGCATATACTGGTGATATTTCTTATGAATCAAACCTTAAATCTATTGCCAATAAAATAGCATTAAAGTCAAAAACTATTAGCAGGAAAAGTACAGGTGGAAAGCAACAACTTTCTGAGTCACAAAATAATACCACTTATGGTAATTTTTTATAAATAATACATATTAACCAAAGGAGAAATACTATGGCTGACAAATATTTGTTAGATGAATCAACAAAAGAAAAATTTATTACAAGCAACTTATATCCTAATCTCAATGAATCTGAGAAAAATATAATGAGAACTGTGCTTGAAAACCAAGGAAACGAAGTAAAAATGCTTATGGAAAGTACTGTAACTGGTGATATTGCAAAATTTACACCAATCTTAGTTCCAGTAATTCGTAGAGCATTACCTAGTTTGATTGGTACTGAAATAGCTGGTGTTCAAGCACTTAAAACTCCAACTGCTTATTTGTATGCAATGGTCCCACACTATGTAGGTGATGGTAATAATAGTGTTAGTCCAACAAAAAATGCTATTGTTTTAAAACTTAAAACAGAATCTGCAAATAAAAATGACTTTAATTATACTGGAACTCCTATTGAAGTTTCATTTAAGACAGCTACAACTGTTAAAGGTAAAATAGTATATAGTGAGAAACAAGCAGGTACAGATGATGTGGTAAATGTATTACTTCGCTTAGAATCTAATTCAACTGGTTCTGTTACCATTGGTGATGAAATTGATAAAGCAGCTACATTTGCTACTAAAAAAGCAACTATTGAAGCTGTATATACAAATGAAGCTTTATGGTTAAAAGTTCTTAAAAACTATACTGGTCCTTATGCAACAGCAGCTGGTGAAGTTCTTGGTAAAGACATGAAAGAAATGGGTATCAGTGTTCAAAGAGTGTTAGCTGAAGCTAAAACTAGAAAAGTAAAAGGTACTTATACTATTGAAATGTTACAAGACTTAAAAGCACAACACGGAATAAATGCTGAAAAAGAACTAGCTGACATTTTAAGTGCAGAAGTTGCTCTTGAAATTGACAGAACTATCATTGAAAAAGCAAATGAAGTTGCTACTGTATGTACTGATTTCGATGTTAATAGTGCAGATGGTAGATGGTTTATTGAAAAAGCAAGAGGTTTAAGTATGAGAATTAGCAATGAAGCTAGAGAAATCGGTCGCCAAACTAGAAAAGGTGGTGGTAATAAATTAATCGTTTCTCCAAAAGTTGCTACAATTCTTGACGAAATTGGATCATTTGTTTTATCTCCAGCAGGAAGTAAGATTGATGCTATTAACAGTGGTATTAAACCAAATGTTGGCAAATTCGATAATCGTTACGATGTAATTGTTGATAACTTTGCTGAATTTGATTATTGTACTGTTGCTTACAAAGGAGCATCAAACTTTGATGCTGGTATTTTCTTTGCACCATATAACATTACATTACAACAAAATTTAACAGATCCAGTAAGTGGGCAACCTGCTATGATTTTAAATAACAGATATGATGTTGTTGCTACTCCATTACACCCAGAAGCATTCATCAGAACATTTGCTGTTAATCTAAATAACTACATAATCTCTTAGCAGATAACTCGGACTTTGTAAGTCCGAGTCACACTAATTAAGACTCTCTTAAGCTACATTATTATATACTCCCCAAAAATTATAATGGATTATTAATGGATAGAATAGAATATCTTAAATCACTTGGATATACACCTGTATCATCTAATTTAGCAGGTAATTTAGAAGTACAATGCAAAAATGGGCACAAATTCAAACGAAGTCTTGGTAATTTTAAGCGAGGTACTATACACTGTCCAGCATGTGAAAGGCAAGAAAAAATATCTTTTTTAAATAATCTTGGTTATACACCTATATCTAGTAATTTGGGTAACAATTTGGAAGTGATGTGTAAAAATGGACATACTTTTAAAAGAAGATATGAGCATTTTAAAAATGGTATTTCAATATGTGTTATGTGTAGTGAGCAAAATAAATCAAACTATTTGGACAATATTGGATTTTCAATAATTTCAGATAATACAGCTGATGATTTAGAAGTTATATGCAAAAACGGTCATATTATAAAACGGTCTTATCATAACTTCAAAAAAGGTGCTAAAATATGCCCAATATGTAGCCCTTCTACTAGCTCATTTGAAAAAGAAATATCTGAATTACTAGATAATTATATAGAAAAAGATTACTCTGTTTTGGGAGATAAAGAGCTTGACTTTTATATTCCAAATCATAAACTAGCTATTGAATGTAATGGTGTTTATTGGCACTCAGATAAATTTAAAGATAAAAATTATCACTTAAATAAAACAGAAAAGTGTAAAGAGAAAGACATACAGTTGCTTCATATTTTTGAGCATTCTTGGGCAGAGAAAAAGGATATTTGGAAGTCAATTATTAATAATAAACTAGGTAGATCAGACAAAATAATGGCTAGAAAATGTATATTAAAACAAGTGTCTAAAGCAGAAGAGAAAGAGTTCCTTGATACAAATCACCTCCAAGGATTCACTGGCAGTTCTGTTTGCTATGGACTCTATTATCAAGATGAGTTAGTTTGTTTGATGAGTTTTGGAAAACCTAGATTTACAGGTAAGTATGACTGGGAGTTAATTAGGTTATGTACCAAAATAGGTATGAATGTTGTAGGTGGTTCTAGTAAATTACTTAATCATTTCCATAAACATAACAAAGGTTCTTTAATAAGTTACTCAGATAGATTATATTCTGATGGTGGAATATACAAGCAGTTAGGATTCACATTTAGTCATTATTCAGAACCAGGATATTCCTACTTCAAAAATAATCAAGTGTATTCAAGACAACAATTTATGAAACACAAACTTAAAGACAAACTAGAGAAGTTTGATCCAAACCTGACTGAAGCAGAGAATATGAGCATTAATGGATATAGTAAGATATGGGACTGTGGACAAGGTGTTTGGGTCAAATTAAGCCTTCCTTAAGCTATATTTTTGTATCATTCCTAAAATATTTTGGAGATCACTTTATTAATGGATAAAATAGAATATCTTAAATCACTTGGATATACACCTGTATCATCTAATTTAACAAACAATCTTGAAGTATTATGTCATAAATGTAACAATATTTTTAAAAGATCATTTTATACATTTAAAAATGGTTCAGTAGATTGTCCTAATTGTCAAAATATAGAAAGACTAAACTATCTTAAAAGTATTGGGTTTGAAGCTGTTGATTTATATAATGTAAAATGTCTAAAAGGACACATTTTTAAAAGACGATTCAGTGAATTTAAAAATGGTGCTACTACTTGTCCAATATGTATAGACAACGAGAAACAAGAGTTTATTAAAGGTTTAGGATATATTATAAAAGACATTAAAGGGGATAATTTTACAGTAGAATGTCAAAAGGGTCATGTTTTTAATAGAGTATATTCTAGCTTCAGGTCAAAAAATATAATATTTTGCCCTGAGTGTAAAAATAACGAAAAAATACTATTCTTAAACAGTGTGGGATTAAAGAAAATAAAATCAGATGGAGATAAAATGACACTACAGTGCTCCAAAGGACATACTTTTGTTAGAAGATATTGTGATATCAAAAGAGGTAGTGTAAATTGTCCAGAGTGTATTATTAATATGAAAGAGGAATACTTAAAGTCAATAGGATTTACTCTAATTAAAACAAATGTTGTAAAATGTTCCAAAGGTCATATTTTCAATAGAAGTTATTCCGATTTTGTTAATGGTAGTATCGCCTGTCCTACATGTCAAAAGGAAAATATATTGAATTTTATAGAATCAAATGGTTTACAACTGGTATCATTAGGTAAGAGTATAAAACTAAAATGTCAAAATGATCATATTTTTACCAGGGCCTTCAATGCATTAAAAGTTAATACAACATGTCCTATTTGTGACAAAGAGAAAAGAAAACTTTTTATAGAGTCCTTTGGTATTAAATTATTAAAAGACGGGAATAGGTTACAATTACAATGTAGTAAAGGGCATGTTTTTGAGCGTGAATATTGTAATTTTAAGAAATGCACATTATGCCCAGTATGCAATCCTTCTACTAGCTCATTTGAAAAAGAAATATCAGAGTTATTAACAAACTATAACAAAAATGACAGAAACATACTAGATGGCAAAGAACTTGATTTTTATCTGCCAGAATATAATCTGGCTATTGAATGTAATGGAGATTACTGGCATTCTGAGAGTAATGGAAAAGATAAAAATTATCACCTCAATAAGACTAACAAATGTCTAGAAAGAGGCATACAATTACTACATATATTTGAGTCATCTTGGATAGAGAAAAAAGATATATGGACTAGTATTATAAACAATAAACTAGGGAAGTCTAAGAAGATAATGGCTAGGAAATGTATTTTAAAAGAAGTACCTAAAACAGAGGAAAAAGAATTTTTGGATGAAAATCATCTCCAAGGATTTACTGGATCAATTGTATGCTATGGGTTATATTTTAATGATGAATTAGTATGCTTAATGTCATTCGGAAAACCTAGATTTACAGATAAGTATGACTGGGAATTGATCAGGCTATGTACTAAAATGGGTATGAATGTTATAGGTGGTGCTAGTAAATTAATTAATCATTTCCATAAAAACAACCCTGGGTCATTAATAAGTTACTCAGATAGACTTTACTCTGATGGAAGTATATATTTGAAGCTTGGATTCACATTTAGTCATTATTCTAAGCCAGGTTACTACTATTTCAAGAATGGAATAAAATATTCAAGACAACAATTTATGAAACATAAACTTAAAGACAAACTAGAGAAATTTGATCCAAACTTAACTGAATCAGAGAATATGAGCATTAATGGATATAGTAAGATATGGGACTGTGGACAAGGGGTATGGGTTAAGGAAAGTTTAAGTAAAAATATTATATAATATAAATAATATTAAAGGAAGTGAGATGAATGAAATAAATGTAGTAAAAACCTATACAAATGGTGAAATTGCATTATGTAATCTTGCCAGTATAAACTTGCATGAGTATGATTTATTAAATGATACAGAAAAATATAATCTAATATATGATATAGTAAGTACAATGGATAATACAATTGATTTAGCTTATTATATGGTTAAAGATGCTCAAACATCCAATAAAAAATATCGCTATTTAGGAATAGGTGTATCTAACTTAGCTGTTTTATTAGCAAAACATAAAATTATTATTGACTCACAAGAAAGTTTAGAATTTCAAGCAAAACTTTTTGATGAATTATTATATAATTGTGTAAAAGCTAGTATGCAGTTAGCTATTGAAAAAGGAAGAGCAGAAGGTTTTAATGAAACAAAATGGGCCAAAGGTTTATATCCTTATTTAATAGGAAATAAAAAGGCAAAAAAATTAATAAAATTTAAACCTGATGAAAATAAATGGAATAAACTGATGGAAGATGTTAAGAAGTATGGGATGAGAAATTCCGCACTAATGGCCATAGCTCCAACAGCAACATCAGGAAGATCTATTAATGCATCAGAAAGTATAGAACCTATTCAAAAGCTTTTGTATAAAGAAGATGGAAATATAAACATTAAAACATTAGCACCTATGTTTAAAGAATATAATCAATATTATAAGTTAGCTCAGGAATGTGATCCTATGATGTTAATAAAAGCTGCAGCTGTTCGTCAATTATTTTTGGATCAGAGTCAAAGTGTAAATATGTATTCTTATACATTTAATGGTGAATTAAATTATATTCAAAAGAGTTCTCACAAACTATCTCTGCTGCATATGTATGCACATCAGTTAGGATTAAAGACTTTATATTATTTTAAGTCTGAAAAAGATAATGGTGTAGAACACGAATGCGAATCATGTTCATAATAGTGCTTATAAACGAGCACTATTTTAACCAAATATTATATCCACAATTATATACTTTTAGTGTATTCTGGAATATTTCAAAATTAGGTTCAACATTATCAACAAGCTTGTAACCTAGTTTTGGGAATATTAATTGATTTTCACAAGAAATATCAGATATAACTTTATTAGGATATCTTTTAATTGTACCATTAATGTGATTTTTTATTAAATCTATATAAAATTGTTTGTTAGAACGCCATTTACTTTCAAATATATGAATTAGATATATTCCTTTATTAATACACTTTAAACTTTTTTCTAAATGATAACTTTTATCCTTACCCATTTGCTTAGAATGCCAATAGTCTCCATTACACTCAATAGCTAGATTATATTCTGGCAGATAAAAATCTAGCTCTTTACCATCTAATACAGTTCTGTTATTTACAATTACATTTTTAGGTAGAATATTCTTTACTTCCTTTTCAAATGAGCTACTTTTTGGATAACATATAGGGCATAATGTACTTCCTCTTTTAAATGAACCATATGTTCTATTAAAAATATGGTTTTTCTTGCATTTAGCAGTTATCTTACCTTTATCAAAAGTTATTAATTCTAAATTTATGAATTTAAAAAATGTTTCTCTTTGCTCATGTTCACAATATGGACAAGATATAAATCCATTTTTTAGTGAGTTATATGCTCTACTAAAAATATGATTATGCTTACATTGTATTTTTATATATCCTCTTGACTCAAAATCAACAACATTATACCCTAGTGATTGTATATATTCTATTTTATTATTAGTTTCACAATAATTGCATGTGATTTTACCCTGCTTAAAATTACAGTATTCTTTTGAAAATATAGTATTGCATGTTTTGCATTTAACTTCTACTTTTCTACCGTTTATACTAATAAGGGAATAATTTATGCTATCTAAAAATTGTTTTCTATTTTCTATTTCACATTCTGGACATGGTGTATTTCTGATTTTAAATGATGTAAAAGCCCGTCTAAATACATGTTTATTTTTACATTCAACTTTTACATAAGAACCTTCAACAGATAATAAGTTATATCCTAATGATTTTAAATATTCTAATTTATCCATATAACTATTTATAAATATTTTGGTTAAGTTAAATTTAAACCAAAATGTTGTATAATTTTATAAATAATTTGGAAAATCTAATCAAAAGGAATATAATGGTAACATATGAAGAAATCCAACAGCTTATCAGAAACTGTTTAGATGTTGGTATTAAGGCACCAGCTAGTGCGTATTCAAAATTATTAAGACATGGTTATTGTGTGATGTATGGTGGTGATGCTAAATTTAACAAGTTAGAAGAGCTTGAAGACAACTTCGATGTGAAACAATTTGATCGCGATACTTGGGTAATCAAAGAATATAAAAAAGAACTTACTCCTGAAGAATGGAAAGATGTTAATTCACAAGCATTATATAACGGTGGAACACCTGATCAAATTGCAAAAGATATAGAAGACGGTGAAAAGAACCCTATAGTAGAAAATGCTTTTAATAAGTTAGATGAAGCCAAACTAAAGCAAATTTCTAAAGATGATTTAAAAAACATATGGAATGAGAATGATTTAGAAACTAAAAGGGAAAAGACACTTAAACTTATTAGTGAATTAAAATATAAATCACCATCTCTAGAAAAAATTATAGATATAATAAAAACAACTAAAGATAAAAATAAAATTGATCAAATTATCACAAATATAATGTTTGTTGGTACAGGCGACAAAGTAATCAAAATATAAAGGATGTTAAATGAAAAAAGGTATTACATTAAATGAAGCAGTTAAAAGAAAGGCTAAAAATATGGATAAAAGTAAAGGTATTACTTTAAATGAAGCTGCAGAAAAAGGATATTTTAAATATATCAAAAGAAAAGTTTCTATAAATGAGTCAGAAATAAATGGTTTAAAAGATGCTTTAGAAAACATGGAAGAATTTTCTGATGAAAATATAATGGGTTCTGTTGTTGGAAAAGATTATGTTATATCAATTTTTGAAAAAGTATGCATTATATTAGTAAATGGTACTACACCTTTCTTAATAGAAAGAGAAGATATTACCGAAGACGAACAAACTCTTATAAATGATGTTTTTGAAACTTTAAATCTTGAGTTAGATGATGATATAGATGATGATTTGGACAATATAGATGACAATCCAGATGATGGTGATTCAGATAATAATCTAGATGATGATTTAGATGATAACTCAATAAATGAAAGTAGAAAAATTGATAAGAAAATAGGATTATATTTTTATAATAGTAAACCAATTAAAGATGGGAATACTGTAGTAAGTGTAGATGATAAAGGTAATACAGAAGTAAGATTACACGATAATTTAATAGCTGTTAAAAATAAAAATGGTGATGAAAAATATTCATTAGCAGGTTATAATTCACAAACAACTAGAGCTAGACTAAATGGTCTTGGGTTTAATGTTGTCCAACGAAAAGGCAAATTATTTGTTGATGATAACGAAATAAATGCTAATGACTGGTATGATATTTTTGGAAATAAAGTAAATTGGTAAAAAAAGGTGCGTTTGCACCTTTTCCCATGTACTTTTAAGGTTGTCTTAAGTCTATTTTGGTACCATTACGGTATAAAAATTAGGGATTAAAGAATCCCAGATGAAAGGACAGAAAATGAAAGTACAATTTATAAATTCAAAAGAGTTATCAGCAAATGTTGTTTCTACGAAAAACCTACACAAATTAAATCGCAAAATATTAGTTCCTGGTGTTATTGATATTTCAGGTACTATATACTTAGCTTCACCTTCTAAAGAGTTACCAACTATTAAAGTAGAGATGGATGCTGTTTTTAAATGTGGTGAATGTTCATCATTTAAAATCAAACATTATGTAGTCAATAAGAAAGTATATGGCAGTAATTCTGAAATATATGATGGGATTTCAAAATTTTTAAGAAAATATGCAAAACTTATATTAGTATCAAAAGACGAAACTATATTTTTTAATTATACATATACTGGTTTTGCAAAGTATTTTAAAAATAAATAACCTAAAAAAGGTTATTTATGGCTAATAAAAGCAAGTCTAAAGGTAATACCTTTGAACGAACAGTTGCAAAAATGTTATCAGATAATTATGCTGATGTATTTAATGTTGCTCAATCATTTCAAAGAAATATATCTAGTGGTTCTGTGTTTGGTGGTAGTAACAGCTATCGTGGTATGAATGTTTTAAATGAGCATACTTTCTACGCAGGTGATATAATATGCCCATCCGAATTTAAATATACTGTTGAATGTAAGCATTATGCAACTGCACCATCTTTTAACTCTTTAATTATCCAGGAATGTGCACAATGGGATAAATGGATATTACAAGTTGAAGCTGATTGTGAGATATCAAATAAATTACCTATGCTAGTTGTAAAATATGACAATATAAAACCATTTGTTTTTATAAAACATAATTTTGGAGGTTTTATATTTAAATATAAAGATTATTATGCGTATAATTTTGAGATATTTATAAAAAAACATAAAAAGGAGCTAATTAATAATGTATACTAAATATTTATATGAATCAAGTTTAGATCTTCAATTTGAAGTAACAGATCAGAATTTTGACAAGTCTTTTTTAAATTTTAGTAAAGAACTACCAGTTAGTTTATCTGAAACATTAAAATTAAAATATAATATCAAATTATCACTTAAGTTTCAATCAAAATATGATGATATAGGTATAATAGTGAAGTTAAATGATGATGGTAAATATATTGTATATTCAAATTCTATAGAAAACATAGACAAATTCATTATTTTTGTTGATACTTTAAACCAAAATAAAGGTAATTTATGACAACTTCAGGTGATATAGCTACCACACCTTCTAGACTTACATTAAAGAGAGGTAAAATTAAGCCAAAAGTTATAAAATATAAACAAACCAAAACTTTAACTTTGAAAAAATTAAGTAAAAATTAAGAAATTTTATGGTACAATACCTTCAATAAAATTGAAAGGTATTGCATGTTAGTAGATATAATTAACAGCTTAAAAAATGAGAATACAGATGCAGGCAAAATTACAATAATTAAAAATAATAAAGATAATCAAAGTTTTATCAAACTTTTAGATATAGTATATAATCCAAAAACTAGATTAGGAATAACCGATTTTGAATTACCATCTGAAACAGGTAATGATATATTAGATAATATAATATCATCACTTGATTATTTACAAAATGGTATATACAGGGGTAATGATGCTGAAACTTTTATAATTAAACTTGCAAAACAATTAGACTACGGAAATCAATTACTTCTACAAAAAGTAATTAGAAAGAATCTTCAAGCTGACTTAGGTATTAAAACAGTCAATAGTGCTATCCCTAATTTTGTAAAAAAACCACCTTATATGAGATGTGCGTTATTAAATGAAAAAACATCATCAAAAATAAAATATCCTGCATATATTCAAGAAAAACTAGATGGTCAATTTTGTAATGTAATTATTACTAAAAATAATATTCAATTTATATCTAGAGCAGGAACAGAATATAAATTTAAAAGAGATTTTTCAAAACTACAACAACTGATATATTATACTCTTGGTGAATGTGTAATAATGGGTGAATTATTATGTACTGAAAATGGTAATATACTTCCAAGAGAAATTGGAAATGGTATTGTTAATAAAAGTAGCGAAACAAACCAAACTATAACAGAAGAAGAGTCAAATAAAGTTATTTTAAAAGCATGGGATTGTATTCCTTATAGTGATTATTTGGAAAGAAAATGCAATATACCTTATGAAACACGATTTAACAATGTTCGTAAAATTACTGAAACACCTAATGGGTTTATATATCCAATTGTATATAATATGGTAAACAATATGGAAGAAATAATGGAACATTATAAAAATCTTGTTTCACAAGACCAAGAAGGTGTTATTGTTAAGAATAGATTTGCAACTTGGGGTGACAAAACATCAAATGACCAGCTTAAATTAAAAATTAAGTTTCAAGTAGATTTAAGAATAAAGGGTTATCAATGTGGTAAGTCTGGTACATCTTTTGAAAATACATTAGGGGCCTTAGTATGTGAAAGCGATGAAGGTTCGTTAGAAGTATGTGTTGGAACTGGTTTTAAAGAAAGTGATAGAGATTTCTTTTGGAATAATGATATGATAGGTAAAATTGTTACAGTAGAAGCACATAGAGCAATGGAAAAAAACGGCAAATATTCTTTAATATTACCTGTTTTTATTGAATTAAGATACGATAAAGACGAAGCAGATAGTATTGAAAAAATACTAGAGCAAGAAAAATCAGCAAAATATAAATAAAATAAACTTGAAAGGATTATATGAATACATCAACATTATATAATGACAAAGGTAAGGTTGTTTTACAATGGGTAAAAAATGCACCAAAATCAATACCATCTGAAGAAGTTATTGAAAGTATAAAACTTGCTTCTAAAAAATTTAAAAAACATTCACTTAAGAATGTATCTAAATTAAAATCTTTAAATACTAATTCATTAACGCTTTACAATATTTCTGATATGCATTTTGGTATGTTAGCTCTAAAAGAAGAAACTAGTGACAGTGATTGGAATTTAGATATAGCATCAAAAACATTAGATCAATTATCAACAGAGTTAATAAGTGGTGCTGATAATACAGAAGAATGTATTATATGTAATTTAGGTGATTTAATTGATATTAATGATTTTACACATAAAACACCAAGAAGTGGGAATGTACTTGATGTTGATAAAAAATTCCCACAAATATTATCAGTTGCTTATAACTCAATTATAAACATGATCTACAAAGCACTTGGAAAACATAAATATGTATATTATATCAATATTCCAGGTAATCACGATATACTACCATCTATGGCTGTTCAATATATTATAAAAGAACATTTTGCTGGTAATAAAAGGGTTATTTGTGATGAGTCTTTGATGAATATCAAATATCACTCATTTGGAAATGTATTAATGGCTTTTACTCATGGTGATAATATAAAGATGAAAGATGTGGGACAAATTATTGCATTTGACAATAAAGAGAACTTTGTACATTCTAAACATGTATATGCATATTTTGGGCATTATCATGTTGATAAAGTAATAGATACACCATTATGTAGATGTGAGAGTTTCAGAAATTTAGCACCATTAAATAAATGGGCTTCTAATAGTGGTTTTAGAAGAGGAATTGGTACAATTAATTCTATAACAATTCATAAATTATATGGTGAAATTAATAGAAGAACTTATAATATGGATATGATAAATGGAAACTAAATTATTAAATATACTTTTAAATATAGGTAAAAAATATGGGATTTATTTTAAACAAAATCCAATAGAAGATGAACATAATGTAGAAATATTATTATGGACTAAAGAATCCCCAGAATCATGGGATAAAATTATAAAAGATATAAAAACAGAACTTCTTGTTAGCTTTACAAGAAATATAAAAATATCATCTTGGGGTAAAAACTCCGTAAACATTAAGATGAAACTTGATAGACTATATCAAGTAAATATATTATATAATTTAGAAGAACCCAAGCTAAACATAACAATATCATACCCCAAAATAATTAATGAATCTGCCTATGATAACTTTTTATAAATAGATACTAGAAAACAGTATCTATTTAAAATAACTACATATTGCTAACTGTTTCAGAAGATGATAGTTATACTAAGTAATATATAGGTTTAATTTTATTTCCTTTAATAAACTTAAAAATTTTAAATATACTGTTTTGAAATTTATTTAAAGGAAAGAAAATGGCTTTACTAAGTCCAGGTGTAGAAGTTAAAGAAATTGACTTATCTCTTACGGTTTCAAGTGCTTCATCTAGTTTTGGGGCGTTTTGTGGTATTTTTCCAAAGGGTCCATGTGATGGTGCAGTTTTCATAAATGATATTCCAACACTTGAAAGTGTATTTGGAAAACCTACAAACTCAAATTATAATGATTTTTTTCAAGCGTATTGTTTTTTAAGAAGAGCAGGTAGTTTATATGTTGTAAGAGCTATTGATAAACTTGGAAAATCTACAAGAAAAGATTCAGGTTTAACCATAAATGCTGTATTAAGTGAAAAAGCAACAGAAATAACCTTGGCAGATACAACAGGTTTATATGTTGGACAGCAAATTATGTTTGGTGAAAAAGCTGATGCTAATGTTTATACTATTGCTAGCATTCAAGCTAATACTAAAATAACTTTCACTCCAGAAATACAAACAGGTGATGGTACTGGTAACTCTTCAAAAATTTATATTTGTCACCCATCAATGAATGCAATAGGTGAAGTTTTAAAAACTGGTTCAAGTAATACTATAACAGATGCTAAACTAAAAGAAACGCTTAAAATAATTCCTAATAATGATGTTTATGAAACTTTAGAACCTTCTATTAAGTTTAGTGACACTGAAACAAAATTAAAATTTATTGCTAAATCAGTTGGTTCTTGGGGAAATAATATCAAAGTAGCAGTTGCAACAAAAGCTGATTTTGGAGCAAATAAAAATATTATCAAAGGTATTCCATTAGATGATAACTTTGAATATATTCCAGATACAGATCAAGTTGCTGTAGTTGTATTAGAAAACAACGAAATAAAAGAAACATATATGGTTTCAATTAAAGAAGGCGCTAAAGATTATAATAACAAATCTAATTATATTGAAGATGTTATTAATAGAAAATCATCTTATGTTTATTGTAAAAATAACACTACAATAACTACTGATTTACCAAAATCTGCTTTGGATTCTGAAATCATAACACTTAAATTTGGTGAAGATGGAGCTCCAACAAAAGCTGATATTATTAGTGGTTATACAGATAATTTTAGTTCAAAAGAAGAAATAGATATTGATATTGTTATTGCAAATGAAATGGCTAACAAAGAATGTGCTGATTTTTGTGTAACTCGTGGTGATGTTATAGGTTATGGTGGTGTTCCATTTAGTGAAGTTGTTGGTTTAAAAGCTGAAGATTGTGTTAAAAATCTTTTAGAGTATAGAAGCACTGGTGAAATGAATATTGATAATAAGTATTTTTCATTTATAGGAAATTATGGTTATATATATGATAAGTATAATGACAAATATAGATGGATCAACTTAGCTGGTGCAACAGCAGGATTAAGAGCTTATACAAATCAAGCAAGACAGCCATGGTTTGCTGCAGCTGGTTTAAATCAAGGACAATATTTAGATATTATCAAGCTGGCATTCAATCCTAATAATGGACAAAGAGATCTTTTGTATAAGAGTGCTATAAATCCTGTTGTTAGCTTTCCAAGTTTAGGAATTTGTTTATGGGGACAAAAAACTTGTACTCAAAAACCTAGTGCATTTGATAGAGTAAATGTTAGAATGTTGTTTAATTATCTTGAAAGAAACATAGCTAACTCAGCTAGGTATATTGTGTTTGAGCAAAATGACACTCATACTCAAAATATGTTTGTAAGTATGTGTTCTCCGTTATTAACTCAAGTTCAAGCGGGTCGCGGTATAGATGCGTTCAAAATAGTATGTGATGATAGCAATAACACGCCTTTGGTTAAATCCAATAATCAATTTGTTGCGTCTTTCTTAATTAAACCGACTTATGCAATAGAATTTATAACTTTAAATTTTGTCGCTGTAGGTGCTACTATTAGTTTTGAAGAAGCTATCGGAAGTATTTAATAAAAGGTGGTTTAATTTAACCACCATATTTTACCCAAACACCCTGACCACAATCCCACACTCTATAAAATCCATTCAATTTCATATTTTCTGCTTCAGTCAAATTTGGATCAAACTTTTCTAATTTACTACTAAGTTTATGCTTCATAAATTGTTGTCTGTCATAAGTCATACCATTCTTATAATAAAAATAACCTGGACTAGATGTGTGATTAAACTCAAACCCTAATGTATTATATATTTTACCATTAGAATATAAGTTGTTAGAATAAGATAATAATGTCTGGTTTGGATAATTATTTTCAAACATCTTTAATAACCTAGATGCACCACCTATTACATTAACATTTATTTTAGTACATAACCTTATCAATTCCCATGATATGTTTTTATTAAATCTTGATCTACCAAATGACATAAGTTCAACAAGTTCGTTTTGGTAATATAGTCCATAACAAACAGCAGAACCAGTAAATCCTTGCAAATGGTTTTTATTAAGAAATTCTTTTTCCTCTATTTTATTAACTTCTTTAATTTCACATTTTCTAGCATATATTTTAAAGCTCAACCCTAATTTGTTTTTAATAATAGATTCCCAAATGTTTCTATTCTTTATCCAGTTACTTTCAAATATGTGTAATAATTGTATTCCTTGTGAATTACACTTCAGAGTTTTATTTAAATGATATTTTTTATCACTAATAACACTATCCGAATGCCAGTAATCTCCATTACATTCAATTGATAGATTATAATCTGGTAAATAAAAATCTAATTCTAACCCATCTAATATATTTCTGTCATTTTGGATGTATTTTATACATAATTCTGTTAAGAAGTTTTTAACCTCTATCTCAAAGTTTGAGGTTCTAGGATAACAAATGGGGCATTTTGTTTGATTTTTATTTTCTACAACAGTGAAAGGTCTTTCAAAAACATGTCCCTTATTACATTTGAAAGTATATTTTGAAGTAATATTTTCATTTATGATATCCAATCCATATGACTTTACTAAACTTATTCTACTAAGTTGCTTACAGTTATAGCATTTATTATTCCCTCTTGATGTGAAACTTGACCACCCTCTTTTAAATGTTGTATTACATTTATCACATATAAATTCTCTTATATCATTACCAAATTTTGTGTCAGTGAGAGTAAATCCATGTTTTTTAGCTAGGTTTTTCTTTTCTATTTCTGTACAATTAGGACATGTTGTATATTTTCTATTATAAAAGCCATTCCAGTCTCTAGTAAAAACATGATTACATTTATTGCATTTCACATTAAATATTTTACTATTATATTCAATAATAGTAAAATCAAGATTCCTTATATACTCTTTTCTGTATTCTACTTCACACTGATAACATCCAACTTCTTTAATGATTTCTGCTATACCTTGTTTAAAAATATGACCATTTTTACATTGTAATGTATAGTTACCTTGTGTATCAGAAATGTATGACACTTTCATGTTATTTAAATGGGAATTTATGTTATTCCATCTTTCTGTTTCAACACATTCAGGGCACTTTGTGTTTTTACGAGTATTAAAAGCATACCAAGTTCTATTAAAAGTATGGTTACATTCATCACATTTTACAGTGCATTTATCACCGTTTATCAATAAAGGTGTAAATCCAAGTTCCCTTAGTGTTTTTTCTTTAGACATAACAACACATTTATCACAAATTATATTTGTGTTTGTAGTAATATTGCTTAATTTTTTATTAAAAATGTGCCCATGATTACATTGTAATGTTATACTGTTGGATTTGTGCGTAACAATATTAAACCCAGTACTAATAATAAACTCTATTTTCTCATCTAATGTCATTTTTTCTCCTTCACTCTATTTAACCCATACCCCTTGGCCACAATCCCATATTTTATGATACCCATTTAGTCTCATATTCTCTGATTCAGTCAAGTTTGGATTAAATCTTTCTAATTTATCTTTAAGTTTGTGTTTCATAAATTGATACCTAGTATAAGTACTACCACCTTTAACATAAAAATATCCAGGTGCTGAATAATGACTAAAAGAAAACCCTAATTGTTTATAAACAGAACCATCAGAATATAGTCTATCTGAGTAGCTTATCAACGATCCAACATTATGTTTATGGAAATGTTTCAATAATTTAGAAGCACCACCTATAACATTCAGTCCCATTTTAGTACATAGCCTGATTAATTCCCAATCATATTTGTTAGTAAATCTTGGTTTACCAAAACTCATTAAACAAACTAACTCATTATTAAAATATAATCCATAACAAATTGAACTCCCAGCAAATCCTTGTAAATGATTATTTTCTAAAAATAATCTTTCATCATACTTAGATACATTCTTTATAACACACTTTCTAGCCATTATTTTTTCTGATTTGCCCAACTTATTGTTGATTATACTCATCCAAATATGCTTATTGGCTTCCCATGAACTTTCAAATATATGCAATAAATTTATACCTTTTAAATTACACATATTGGTTTTTGCTAAATGATAATTTTTGCCTCTACCATTACTTTCTGAGTGCCAGTAGTCTCCATTACACTCTATTGCTAAATTTGCTGATGGTATATAAAAATCTAACTCCCTACCATTCAATACATTCCTATCATTTTTAACATAGTCACTTAGCAAGTTTTCAATCTCTGATTCGAATAAACTAGTATATGGATAACAGATAGGGCATTTTGTAGATCCCTTTTTGATATTATTAAAATATCTTTTAAATGTATGCCCGTTTTCACACTCAACAATTAATTTATTACCAAGATTATCAGTAATAGGTTGTAAATTATATTGTTTTAATAATTCCATTCTCTCATTTCTTTGACATATACTACATGTTGGATGTGCTTTAAACGCTGTGTATTTCTTATGTATAGTATGTCCGTTCTTGCATTTAACAACCATATTAGCACCGACATTTTCTGATATTAATTTAAACCCATTACTTTCAATAAATTGTATTCTTGATATTTTTTCACATTCTGGACAGGTATTATGGCCATTCTTAAAATTATCAAAAGTTCTACTAAATATGTGACCACTTTTACATTTTACTCTAAGATCATTACCTAATTTTTCTGATATAATTTCATAACCAAGTGCTTCCATAAAAGATGAATATTCATTTCTAATACAAATGGGGCATTTGTGTTGTGCTGTTATTGTAGTACAAGTGTAAGTGTGACCTTTGCTGCATTGTAAAGTAAGTTGTTTTGATGATTTGTTGATTAATGTTACACCTAATTGTTTATATTGATCTAATATGTTATTTGTATTACATTCTGGACAAGTTGTAGCGCCCTTAACGAATACTTTATAAGCCCTTGAAAATATATGACCATTAACACATTTTAACTTCATGTCATTACCAACATTACTAGATATAACTTCAAAACCATATGATTTTATCAGGTTTAATTTTGCCTGATAATCACATTCGCTACAGCCAGTATTACCACGAATATATTCATAGAATTGTCTGGTTATAATATGACCATTTTTGCATTTTACCTGTAGTTGTTTGCCCAAGTTTTCTGATATAACTTCGTATCCTAAATCATTTAAAAACTTTAACTTTTCAGTTACATTCATAATGTCCTTTCAAGTAATTTCCATATTATATATAATTTTTACTTAAATTATGCTTAGTTAGTTTAAGATAATTTTAAGCAGTTTTATTATACAATAACATAAATTTAAAAAGTAACATATATAAATAATTAAAAAGATATCAAAGATAATATCATAATTACACTTATCACTTTGTAATATTAGAATAATTGTATTTGGAGTGTTTTTACATTTTAAAGGTAAGAAAGGATTATAATCATGAAAAACATAGAAGTAAAATTATTACATCATACACCATTAGAAATAACAATAGACGCTATAAGAACTTGTTGGGATAGTGGATGCAAAAAAGACAGTGTTTATGAAGATGGTAGATTAGTTTTAGGTAATCAAGATAAAGCATTATTAGATAGGATTGTTAATCATCACAAGCACCTTAGTACAATAGAACATGTATATTATAACTTTTTTATAAAAGGTATTAGTAGAGCGTGTCTCCAAGAGTTAGCTAGACATAGACATGCAAGTCTTAGCGTAGAGAGTACTAGATATACTTTGAAAAAACATCTAAAAAATGAAGAAGGATTCAAATATGAACAAGACTTTGATAGAGCTTCTAAATATGTAGTTTTAACTGAAGATTTAGAATCTAATTTACAAATATTATCTAGTTTGGATAATTTATTAAGATTAGTAAAACAAAATAAGAGTAATGATATTGTAAAATATGCTTTACCTGAAGCATTTAGGACAAATTTACACTGGACTATAAATGCTAGAAGTTTGAGAAATTTCTTAGAATTAAGATCATCTAGTCATGCTTTAAATGAAATAAGAATATTAGCTAATAAAGTTTATAAGTCTTTGCCAGACTTACATAAGCAGACTTTGTTTAAAAATATTATAAAGGAGTAATAATGAGTAAAATAAAATCAAAAGATTTTGCCAATTTCTTACTTTTTAACTCTAAGAAAGATCTAAGTAATTTAGAATTACAATTACTAATAAATTTAATTTCAATAGATTACGAAAATAAATTTTATAGAAAATTATTAGAAGACGAACTAACTAATTTTAAATCATATTCTTTTAAAATATCAGAAGATGTTTATTGGGAGTTTAGAAATTATGGAGCAGATTCAATAAATAAACCTGACAAGGAAATTAAGTTAAATTTGTCTAAAAGAAAAATTAAATTTATACTTAACAAACTTAATTATTATAACGAAAATGGTTATTTTAATAATGTTAGCCTTATACAAAAACATTACCAAGAAGAAAGAAAACTAGAAAAATTAGCTGAAACCCACGCAAAAACCTTTATGAGTGCTGTTTGGTTATGTATTCCTATATTTACTTTGTTAGCTTTATTAAAATATATATTTGGATAACTTTATAAATACCATAAAATATAAGGATTATATTTTATGGTTGAAGATATTCAGCAGTTAAAAGATGATAAAATAAGCTATTTAAATAAACTGTTGCCACAGGATGAAAACGGATATTTTTTAGATATTAGTAACCAGAAAGTTAGCTATGGTAATAATCCTCAACTTTCATATATTAATACTAAATTACCTTTGAAAGAAGAACATATAATAGAGATTCAAAAATGTAGTACAGATATTATCTATTTTGTGGAAAATTATGTTAAAATAAGAAGTCTTGATGAAGGTTTAGTTTATCCTGACTTAAGAGATTATCAAAAAGAATTAATACAACAATATTATGAAAATAGATTCAATGTTGTATTAGCAGGAAGACAAAGTGGTAAATCTGTTACAACTTTATTATACATATTATGGAAATTATGTTTTTGCCCTGATACCATTGTTGGTATTTGTGCTAATAAATTTACTATGGCTGCTGAGAACTTACAAAGACTAATGGACATGTATGCTGATTTACCGATATGGTTAAAACCATCCGTGAAAGTTTATAACAAAGAGTCATTTGTTAATGAAATAGGATGTAAAGCATACATTAGTGCAACTACACCAGATGCTTTTAGGGGTCTTAGTATCAATTTAATTTTTATTGATGAATGTGTAGCTGGTGACACAAAAATTACAGTTAGAAATAAAAAAACAGGTGTTATTGAAGACATAACAATGGAAGAGTTATATAACAGAATAGGATAAA